GAGGTATAGGATTATCAAGTAGAGGATGGGGTGCAGGAAATAGTCCTATTTGTTGCGAATCACATCCAGGTGCACATGCACAACAAATGGCTTTTAAATGGTTTATAAAATAAAATTATATAAAAATAAAATATATATATAAATTAAATATAATGTTTTCTGATATTCGCCATTTCATTTCATTAACATCAAAATCAAATATTGAATGTATTCAGAATTATGTTCCCTTAGTTTTTCCATCAGGTATTCCGGATGAGGTCAATTATTATAAAGATGCTAAAATTTGTTTAAGTGAAGTAGTAGATGATGCATCAAATAATTAATGATTTTTAATTATTTTTTTTAATTATTATAGATACTACCTATAATAATGAGTGCTGCAGGATTTGACCCGGTGTTAATATTATCAGTAATTATAATGCAAATAGGTGCAAGACATCTAGATTTAGAATTGACAGATTTTCAAAAGAAATTAATTAAAAATAAAATAATTCAAGGAATTATATTATTTGGTCTTGTTTATATACCAGTTAGAGATATTGGGAAAACAATAATGATTTTATTATTAATTTATTTAATAATATATGTTGTATTTAATGAAAATAATAATTATAATTTATTTTCAAAAAAATATCTATATAAGGAGGGTATAATTTCGAATTATAATGATTTTAAAAAGAAATATTATAATAATTTATCAAATTTAATTTAAAAATAAAAAATGATTATATATTTAAAATTAACTTATATAATAAATAGATATGTCAATATATAATGAATTATCATATAATGCTCAAAAAGTTATTATCGAGGAAGTTAAAGGAATTCAATTTAGTGTTTTAGGACCGGATGAGATTATTAAACGTTCAGTTGTTAAAGTAACTAAAACGGATACTTATGCAGGTAGTGAACCTATTGTTGGTGGTTTATTTGACCCCCGTATGGGTGTATTAGAACATAATAAAGTTTGCACAACTTGTGAACAAAAAAATGTATTTTGTCCTGGTCATTTTGGACATATTGAATTAGCAAAACCTGTATATCATGCAATGTTTTTTGATATTGTTAAAAAAATATTAAAATGTGTTTGTTTTAGATGTTCTCGAATGTTAATATCTCAACATACAACCATTGAAGAATTAAAGAATGAAATGACACGTATATTAGCTATTAAAAATAATCAGAAAAGATGGGAAGCATATTTTAAGTTATGTAATACAACTACTAAAATTAAAATTTGTGGTGATGATAAACATATTGGATGTGGTAGTAAACAACCGGATAGATATAATAAAGAAGCATCAATGAAAATTATAGCTGAATGGAAAGATAAATCCAAGGAAACATCAGTTCAGCAAGAATTTACGGCTGAAGATGTTTTAAGAATATTCAAACGTATTACAAATGAAGATATGGAATTAATGGGATTTAATCCAAAATGGAATAGACCTGAATGGATGATATGTACTGTATTACCTGTTCCACCTCCTGCTGTTCGCCCAAGTATTATTGAGGAAAATGGACAAAGAAGAGAGGATGATTTAACTCATAAATTAAGTGATATCATTAAAACTAATAATAATATCTTTGACAAAATTACTAAAGGAGCAAGTGAAGAAACAATTAAATTAATTACGATGGTTCTTCAATATCATGTCTTTACATTTATTGATAATCAAATTCCCGGATTAGCTCCTTCTCAACAGAGAAATGGGCGTCGTCTTCGTTCTGTCTGTGATAGAATGAAGAAGAAGGAAGGAAGAATTAGAGGAAATTTAAATGGCAAACGTGTTGACCAATCCGCACGTTCTGTTATTACACCTGACCCTTATATTAGTATTGATGAATTGGGAGTTCCTATTCGCGTAGCTTTAAATATCACTTTTCAGGAAACTGTGAATGAATATAATATTGAAGAAATGAGAAAATTAATTATGAATGGTTCAAATAAATGGCCTGGTGCTAAATATGTGAAAAAAACAAATGAATTAGGACCTATTAATTTAAAATATGCTGATTTAGGTAAAATTGCTGCTGAACTTCATTATGGTGATGTGGTTCATAGACATTTAAATGATGGTGATTATGTTTTATTTAATCGCCAACCATCTTTACATAAGATGAGTATGATGTGTCATAAAGTAATTATAATGCCTTATCAAACATTTAGATTAAATGTATTAGATACACCTCCATATAATGCAGATTTTGATGGAGATGAAATGAATTTGCATTGTCCTCAAAATATTCAAACGATGAGTGAATTAAAAGATTTAGCTGCTGTTCCTTATTTAATATTAGCTCCGAGAGATGGTAAACCGAGTATTGAAGTAGTTCAGGATACATTGGTTGGTTCTTTCAGAGCATCAAAAGATTATGTTGTAGTTGCTGATAAACAAATGGCAAATTTGCAAATGGTTAATAGTTATTTTAAAGGTAAATTAGAAAAACCATCAAAAGATTTTACATATACAGGAAAGGATTTATTTTCTGAAATTATGCCTCCATCATTATTCATTGAGATGACTAATAAAGCAGGTGAAAAAGTAATTATTAATAATAGTAAATTAATTTCTGGAACATTAGATAAATTAGTATTTCATAATATTACGAATGGTTTAATTCCTGTTATTTATCATGATTATGGACCTGTTGAAATTAAAAAATTCTTAGATAATACACAAAGATTAATTTGTAGATGGTTATTAACATCTGGTTTCAGTATTGGTATTAGTGATTTAGTTACTGATACAAGCACTGATTTAGAATTAAATAATAAAATCAAGGAAATGAAAGCAAGTGCATATAAAAAATTAGAAGATATGAGAAAAGGAGATTTAGAAAATAATTCTATATTTTCAAATGAAGAATTTTTAGAAAGAGAAATTATTGGAATTCTTAATCAAACTACAAATGAAGTTGCAAAAATTAGTTTAGCTAAAATTGATGAAAGAACTAATCGCATGTTTAATATGGTTAAATCTGGTTCAAAAGGTAAAGAAACAAATATTGCTCAAATTATGGCATGTGTCGGACAGCAAAATGTTGATGGACGACGAATTGCATATGGTTATACCGATAGAACTTTACCTCATTATACTAAATATGATGATGGACCTGAAGCTCGTGGATTTGTTGAGAGTAGTTTCATTAGTGGTTTATCACCTCAGGAAGTATTCTTTCATGCTATGGGTGGTCGTGAAGGTTTAATTGACACAGCCGTTAAATCAGTTACAGGCGATACACCTATTATTATTATTGAAAATGGAGAATGTAAATGTGTAAATATTGGAGATTGGATTGATTCTAAATTAGATAATCCAAATAATAAAAAAGATATAGAACAATTTGGACCGGAAGATATGAATATGGAAATGTTAGGATTATCTAATGAAATTTATATTCCTACTGCTGATAATGATGGAAATACTAGTTGGGGTGAAATTACAGCAATTACAAGACATGATCCACAAGAAGATTTATATAAAGTTATTACACAAAGCGGTAGAGAAATTATAGTACCAAATTCAAAAACTCTATTAATTTGGAATGAAAAAGAATTTGAGGCAATTAAAACAGAAGAAGTTAAAATTGGAGATTATGTTCCAACAACTATTTCTTTACCTGAACCTCCTATAATTAAAAATGAAATAGATATGTCATTAGATAAAATATCTAAATTTGAATTAAATAGAGAAAATGGTGTATTCATTGGATTATTTATAGCAGTTGGTAATACAAGAGATTTTACTGAAAGTGTTTCAATTACTACAGAAGAACCTTCTTTATTAGAATTTGTTAAAAATTGGTTTGAAAAGTTTAATATTACATATAAAACTGAAACAACATCTATTATTGGTAATAGTTCATTATTAGCAAGATTTTTAGATAAATTTGTAGGAACTAATTCCTATAATATTCCAGATATTGCTCATATTGCACCTAAAGAATTTATAGTTGGATTATTAGATGGTTATTTTTCAGGAGATTGTTCTGTTAAAGAAGATGGGGAAATTACAGCTACATCATCTTCTGAAAAATTAATTCAAGGTATTAGTTTATTATGTAATAGATTAGGAATATTTGGTAAATTATCAGTTAACTTAAATACAAATATGATAGATATTACTGAACAATGGAGTAGAAAATTTACAAGTGAAATAACATTAACAAATAAAAGTAAAAACAAAAGATTGGAAATTAATAATAATAAAAGTAATTTACATAAAAATTATAAAGAACATAATAATATTGTATTAGATAAAATTATTAATATTACTATTTTAAATCCTGATGAAAAAGTTAATTATACAAAGTTATATGATTTAACAATTCCTTCAACTAAGAATTTTATGAATATTACCGGTTTAACTGTATACGATACCTCAGAAACTGGGTATATTCAAAGAAGATTAGTAAAGGCAATGGAAGATGCAAAGATTAATTATGATAATACGGTAAGAAATGCTAATGGTGCAATTATTCAATTTATTTATGGCGAGGATGGGATGGATGGATGTAAAATAGAAACTCAATTAATTCCAACGATTGAGATGAAATTTTTAGATATGGAAGTTAAATATAATTTAACAAATGCGGATAAATTGGAAAGTTATTTAACATCTGAAGCAATAAAAACAATAACAAAAAATACATATGATAGATGTAAGGAGCATTTTAAATCATTAATTGAAGATAAAAATTTTATTATAACAAAAGTTAATAAAAATAAAAAGAGTAGTATTATTAATTATCCAATTCCATTTAATAGAATTATTAAAACATGTATTAAGAGACGTGAATCAAGTAATATCAAAGCTACTTTAACTGATTTAACACCTGATTATATTTTAGATAAAATAGATGAATTGATTGAAAACTTATATATTAAAGATACTGAACAAGGGATGATATATTTTCATATGTTATTAAGAGTTTATTTATCACCTAAAAAATTAATAATTGAACAAAATTTTAGTAAATCAATGTTTGATTGGCTTGTTTTACAAGTTTATGAATATTTTAAAGAAGCAATTGCACAGCCAAGTGAAATGGTTGGAATTATTGCAGCACAAACAATTGGAGAAATGGGAACACAAATGACTTTAGACTCATTTCATGTTTCAGGAACAGCAGCAGCGGTTAAAGCTACAAGTGGTGTTCCTCGATTGAAAGAAATTTTAAGTGCAACAAAGAAAACAAAAACACCAACATTAATTATATATATGAAACCTGATGTAGCATCAGTTAAAAATCCAAAAATGGCGGAAGATGGAATTGAATATATTGATGATAGAATTGAACAAACTAAAAGTATTGCAATGTCAATTAAAAATTCAATTGAAATTACAAATCTATCAAATATATTAGAATATAGTGAGATTTTCTGGGATAGTGGTAAATTAGATACAACTATTGAATCGGATAAAGGAATATTAGATATTTATAAGAAATTTGCGGCATTGGATAGTAGTGCAAATAAATGCAGAAGTGATTCACCATGGGTATTACGAATGAAATTTAATAAAGAAAAGATGAATGCATTCGGATTAAGAATGATTGATATTTATACAAAATTAAATAAAGCATATAATAAATATATTGATTGTGTTTATAGTGATGATAATGCGGATGAATGTATTTTCAGAATTAGATTAACCGAATATGCATTAAAAGATATTGAAAATAAAGATGAAGTTGCTGCATTAAAAGCAATGGAACATAATATTGTTTATCAAGTATTATTAAAAGGTATTAAGGGTATTAATAAAGTATCCTTAAATAAAAAGAAATATGATATTTATAATTTGGAGGAAGAAACTTTTGATAAGGTTGTTGAATGGGTATTGGATACTGATGGAACTAATTTAATTGAGATATTATCAAATCCAAATATTGATGCAACAAGAACAATATCAAATGATATTAGAGAAATTTATACAGTCTTAGGTGTTGAAGCAGCAAGAAATGCTTTATATCATGAGTTAGTTAATGTAACGGGAGAAGGTTCGATGAATTACAGACATTTATCATTATTAATTGATACTATGACATTTAGAGGTAATTTAATGTCAATTGACCGTCATGGAATTAATAGAAATGCTAGCAGTGCATTAAGTAAATCATCATTTGAGGAAAGTGTTGATATGTTGATTAACGCAAGTATATTTTCAGAATATGATAATACGAGTGGTGTTTCACCTCAGGTTATGTTAGGTAAAGTGCCAAATTGTGGTTCAGGAAACTTTGATATAATATTGGATGAAGAACATTTGATGGAATTGATTAAGGATATAAAACAAGTTAAAGAAAATAAATATAATTTAGATGATGTAGTTGAAGACGAGGATGAAGACATTGATTGTTTAGAAGAAAATCTAACATTTAATATTGCATCAAATAATAAAGATGAATGTTATAAGATTGAAGAACCAACAATAACAATTATATAAAAAAAAATACCAAAAAATAATTTTGATATATATAAATATTCTTTTTTAATCTTTGAACAAGTCTCTGATATTATCAGTAATGAATGTTTTGCTTACTCCATTTTCAGATGTTAATCTGACATGATAATCACTATTATGATGTTTCACGATATGAAATGAGATAGCCTCTTCACTATTAAACATATTCATGATATCTTCCTTTGAACTTTTATATACCATTGTAAAATTAATAACTTTTTTAATATTCAATTTTTAATATAAATACAATAAAAATAAAACTTATTTTTTTGAAAAGCAAAAACAATTTGTTTTTATTTGATTATTAATTTTTAAAGCTCCATCTGCACATGTAACAATTGTATCAATAATATCAAATATTATTTTATTTTCTAAAAGATTATTTATAGAATTTATAATATTTACATTATTAGATTTGATAAATATATTATCATTATCTTTAGTAAATTGCTCCAATATACTAATAACTAATATTTTTTTATCAGGACCTTTTAAATCTTTTAGTGTTTCAATTTCTTCCATAACAAATGTAATTAATTGAATAGCATTAATTGAATTAAAATCAATATTATGATTAATTAATTTTGTTTCAATATTATTTTTATCCATATTATATAAATATAAATATTATTTTTGTGAATTTATATGTTCGTTTATTAAATATTTAATAACTAATGGAACATCCGCCATTTTAATATAGATTGATTTATCACTTATTGGAATTATATTTTTATCAACAATTAAACTATAAATAGTCTTAAAATCATCATCTGATTTATATAAAATAATTAGAGGTCTATTTTCATAATTAATAGTAGGTGCTTTATAAAAAGTAGATGATAATAATAAGTCTTCTATATCACCTCTGATAACGGGAACATCTTTATTATTAGCTCCATATTTACTGCGATGAATAGTAATAATATTAATATTTAATATTTTAGACATTGCTAAAATATGATAATCATTTGGATATAATGGTTCTTTAATATTACTTATAATTGAAGTGAATAATAATTTACGGTCATTATTAGTAATAGTGCTATAATATTGTTCCCAAAAAATATTAAAATTAATGTATTTTTTACCGATAGCATTTGATAATAATATATAAAAATAGGGGTCATCAAATAAAGATTTTAATAATAATTTGACGGATGAATAATCTTTAGCTGTAAAAATAATTTGAATATCATTAAATGCTGAAGTTTCTAAATCGGAATAAGTTGTTTTAATGTTTAGATATTTGGCTAACCATAAATAGAAATCTTTAATAAAATTTTTATCATAATTATTATTTTTTATATAAATCATATTACTCCATGTTGATTTTTTATGCATTGTCCATTTACTATTTAATTTTTCTTGTGTTCCATTAAAAATTGCTGGAAGTTGAATTTGTTCATCTTCAATATTTAAATTATAAATATAATCTTTTGTTTGGAAATTAGTAAATGCATTATTTGGCGTTGATGGATGATAAATTAATAATTTAGATGGTATATGATGTTGAATAGCTATTTGAGAGAAAATGAATTGCGTTTTATCCTCTTTTATTAATGGATTTAAGAAATCATATTTATAATAAATAATAAAATCATTCAAAAATCTTTTAATGTGATTTTTACTTATAAATGGTATCTCTTCTAATATTACTCGTAATTTTGCTTTTTCAGGATTTTTACTTAAATTAAGTTCCTTAAATAGCTTTTGTATTCTTTCATTTCGATTTAAGGAAACTAAAGAATTAAATGTTTTATCGGATAAATTTAAAATATTGATATAAATCATAAGTTGTAATTGATACCATTTTTTATTGTCAATAGTATTTATTAATTGATATTTGTATAAATCGTCAATAATTTGAGAATGAATAATATCATTAGTTAAAGGTAATTTTTTAACAGTTAAATTATAATAATATTCAAATTTAGTTGTTGTTATTAACTCGCCAAAATCAACATTAATATTTAAGATATTACATTTATCAATAAATAAATCATAATCTCTAATTAGGACATTAATATTAACATCATTGCCAATAATATCATCATAAAATAGTATTTCTATTATATCTAAATCTATAATTAATCTTGGTAAAAAACTAATGCTAATTTTATCAGTGATAATAAAAAACCCTGATTTAGTGATAAAATGTGTAATAGATAAATCGCTATTTATAACAATAGTTGTAATTATAAATTTTTCTTTCATACCTAAATTATTAACTTTGCTCCATGAATGTAATGAATAAATATTATTAAAGATTGTATAATTTTCATTATATGTATGTTTTAATATGCTACATTCATTAAATAATTTTTTGATATGTTTGTATTCATTTAATGGTATTAATTTTTCACCATCAATTCCTTTTATTTTCAATTCAATTGGTTCAAAATAATATTTATCTTTATAAAGCATTAATATTTGTCCATTAAGTTCCATAGAGCCAATTAAATCTTCAAAACTTGTATAATAGGGACATATAATTGATGTTGTATCTCCTTGTTTTTCCCAAATAACTAAAAGAACATTATAAAGAGAACTAATTAATGAATATAGATAATAAGGAGATTTGCTTGTTGGATAATCATTTGAGCGAATATAATCTAAAAATTTTTTATAACTTTTAAAAATTCCCAAAAGTCGAGATAATTTATAATTAGCTTTTTCAAAATTATTAATTTTAGAATTTAAATGAAATTTTTCTAAATGTTTTTCCAATTCTGATATTAATAATTTATTATTTTCAGGTATGATTGGTAAATTATCCATGAAAGCTTTACATACATTACCATTTTCTAAACTCATAAATTTTATTAAATCTAATTTTTTTGTAATATCTTGAATGAAATATTCTTTTGATTTGAAATTTAATCCATGTGCAATTGCACTAATAATACTATCATTATGTATATTTTTAAGTTTTTTTGTTGTTTTATGTAAAATACCTTTACGAACAAAACATTTATCGGTTTTATTTAACATTTTTGAACATAAAGTAAATTTAACATTTGGAAATAATAATTCATGTAAGGATTGAGGAATAACTCCATATCTTCCAACATTAATTGGTGATGTATTTACAAGATAATTTTCATCTTTATTTATAATAACTTCTTCAGGTTGTTTATCATTATAAAATTTACATTTATTTAATTCTTCGTCTTTTGGTTGTTTCTTAAAACAACATGGAACACATAAATTATTTTCATCTGGTTTAATTAATTTGACATATCTTTTCTTTTTAGGGTCATTTTCAAAAAACATTTCCATTGGTTCTTCGCCTTCAATTGGACATTTCCCATTAGGATATTTATCAGCATTTAATGGTATTTTTGATTGAGGACACCATAAACGAGGACAAGTATAAACATTTTTAATATCTTCTTTACTACCATAAGTTATATCATTATCAAAATGATAATTTCCATCTTTGATTAAAGTTTGTTTATAATCTTCTGAAAATACTACGGGTTGATTTATTGCCTGACATTTACTTCTAGCATAATTATTTAAAAATAAATCTTTATCAGCTTTTTGTAATAGATTAATAAAATAACTGTGTTTTTCTTTACCTAAAGCTCCACCGCTTTTTTCATCATCAGAAGAAGTATCAAATAATAATTTGCCAAGATTTTCTTCATCGCTATGAATTTCAGGAGACGATGAATATTTTGGCAAGCTATTAATTATAACAGCAGGTTTTTTGGCATTTCCTTTATTTTTTCCTTTTTCAATTGAAGATGAAATAATTTTAGATAACCAATAAATAATATTTTCTAATTCTTTTTTATTTGGAATATTTATTATATTAATATAAAATCCATTTTTATATAATTCAATAATAACAATTGTATTTATTTTATTTATTGTTTCTTGTTGTTTAATATTTTGTTGTTCCATTTCAAATATTAATTCTTGTTCATCTTTTAATAATTGTTTAGCTTCATTTATAGTAAAATTATTTAAAATAACTAATTGATTAATAATATCATCTTCCTCTATACCTAAATATAAACAATTTTTAACATAAATATGCGCATCAAATCCTTGTTTATTATAATTTGATGAACGTTTATAAATCAGATTTATTGTATCTTTATTTGATTTAAGGATATCAAATATATCAATATATTCGCTTATTTTTTTTTTAAGATTTTGCATGGATACATTTTCAATTTCGATTGTAAAATTGGCTTTTATGCTAATTTCTTCAAATTTTAGTTTATAATTAAGATTACCGCTGCAATATTCAACTATAGCATTCATATTATCATGAATTTCTTTCCAATTTATATTTTTGCGAAGATTAATTGTATAATTTAATGTAATACGCATATCATTTTTAATAGTTAATTTAGCAAAAGTGCCATTATTTAAGATAGAATAACAATTTATGCAATTACTATTGGTAAATTTTTTAATATCAGTCCAATTAACAAATTTTTCTTGAGATAATTTATTAGTTTTATGTAATTTATAAATAATTTTATAAGTATCATTAATCCATTGAATGAATTCAATTAATGGTGTTGTATTAAGTCTTTCAAATATATCAACTAATTCATAATTTTTAGTTAATTTGCTTTCTAATTCATATCTATGAATATTTAAAGTTGTATCAATAATAGGTTTTATATCAACATCTTCGAGTTCTTTTAAAATTTTTTCTTTTTTATTTAATTGAGCTAATGATTGAAATGATTTATCAATAAAATAATAAGGATTATTTGTTAATTCAGGAAAATCTTTTTCATAAATTATATTAACACTACTATAATTAAATAAACCATAGTTATAAATATAAATAATCGGGTCTTGCAATTGTTTACTATTTAAATTTTTTGCTTCAAGAGGATTAATAGAATAACCATCCCAAGATATTGATTTAAAATTAAATAATATTGATTTATTATTTTTCCAAATATAAAAGCGGCTATTATTATTAATAGTTTTTGCAATTTTTGCACAAGCATCATCTAAATTATCATCTTCATATAAATAAATTTCATAAGTTTTAAAGTTTTTATTATTAAACCAATTATTAACAATAATTTTTTTATATAAATTCATATCTAATAATAAGTTTTAATATTTTTTTTTCATATAATTTAATAGATTGATTATTTTCTTTTATTATGTCAACTGCTGCCGAACTTGATTATGCTAAAATTAGAGATGCCATGGATTTGGCAAATGATAAATTAAGAAAAAAAGAAGCTAAGGAAGCTAAAGAAGCTGAAGATGCTGCTTCAAAATCAAAAATAGATGCTGATGAAAAAAATAAAAGATTTAAATGGATTGCATATGTTGTCGCAATTATTATAGGTATAGTTATAATTATAATTATTATTATCCTTGTTATGCGAATGTCTTCAAGTAATTCATCACCAAATATAATTAACCAGCAACCACCACCAATAATAAATAAACAATTCAATTATCAACCTTATGAATTATATCCAATGCAACAACCACAAATGCCGCCAATACCGCCAATGCAGTCAATACCGCCAATGCAGTCAATACCGCCAATGCAGTCAATGCCGCCAATGCAGCCAATGTTAAATAATGATAGAGCAACATATCCACCAACAACATCATCATTTAATTTCCCAAGCAATGATTCATCTTTTTTTAATAAATTAGATACTTCATCATCATTAGTTAAACGAGGAGGTTATCGAAAAAAAAATAATTTATTTTAATTTTGGCAAAGAACAAAAAAATGGCAAAATATATTTATATGATATATAAAATGCAATAATCATCCCGACTAATACAAAAAATAAATATTTAATTGAATAATAGCCAATTATTAATAAAAACAGAAATAGAAAAATATAATATAAATCCATATTTATATTATATAACAATTAATTTATTATGTCCAACTCGAATATCTGTATTAATTACAATTGGAATACCTAATTTAAGAATATTTTTACAAAATGCAACATCTTCTGAACAAACATCTCTTAAAATTTTACCTTCTTCAGTAATAATTTCTTGAAGTTCACAATTAAAATAAGGATATGTCATTTTTCGAAGAACTTCTCGAGTAATTGCAAAAAATCCAAGTCCTGTATAATGAACCGGTAAATATTTAAGATTAGTTTCTGTTTTCCATTTAGTAACATCTTCAGGAGTTAAGAATTTAAATGTTCCATTCTTTGCAAAATATTCAGTATCCCAATCTTTAACAATTGTATAAGATGTTAAATTACTCATACGATACATTCCGCTAACAACTGGATGTTGTTCAGTTGATTCAACTAAATCAATAATTTGTTGAGGAGTAAAAATAATATCACTATCAATTGTAATCCAAACATCAAAATCCATATTATCAAATGGTTTTTGTCCAATACCCCGTAAAACATCAAGTCCTAATGTTTGCATACGCGCAAATGTAACAAAAGAACTTACCCCAGTACTAACAACAATATCATATTTTTTGGATTCCCATAGGGCATTAATAGTAGCGGTCCATGATAAAAGAAATTTAGATGAAAAATTATCACCAGGAAGCCCAAATATTATTTTTTTTTTAACAACTGTAGGTTCTGCAATTGTTTGAACATTATTATTATCCTTAACTTCATATGCATTCGGCATTTCTTCGATTATATGGTTATTCATTCTTTTAATATCTAAAGATAGAATTTTATTCTTTATATATTTTTAATTTTATATAATATAATGTCTTTAGTAAATTATTATGATATAGAGTTAAATGAAAATAGTAATATAATTGAGCAAAATAATAAGTTAAAAACAAAATTAAAACCACATCAATTAACCGCATTAAATAAAGCATTAGATATGGAAATAAATGGAACAATACGATATAAAATAAGTAATACTAATAAATTATTATCAATAATGAATATGTTATATTCAAATATTCCATATTCATTATTAACACAAGCAAATAATAATATTATACATATATCAACAAATGTTGGAATATTTGGCGATATGGTTGGATATGGTAAAACGTTAATTGCATTAGCATTAATAGCAATAAATAATGTTGAAAATATACATATTAATAATACATATTCTAAAACTTTTAATAATTGTAAAAATTATAGTTATTTGAATATATCATCAGTTAATAGTTTAATAATACCCTCAAATAATATATTCAATACAACATTAGTTATAGTTCCAAGAGGTCCTGTATATATACAATGGGAAAATATGATAAAAACGCATACATCATTAAAAGTATTATCAATAGAAAATTTAACATTTATAAAAAAACATTTACCACGATTTACTGGTAATAATAGAGAAGAAATAATAAATTATTTTAATAACTATGATTTAGTATTAATTAAAAATACAACATTAAAATTATTATTTAATTATTATTATCATGATGGTAATTATAATATTATTAATAGTTGGCGTCGTGTAATAATAGATGAAGCACATGATATAATTAATCATTTGAAAATCCATATAAATTATAATTATTTATGGATGATTTCGGGAACATATGAGGATTTATTAAAGAAAGTTTATAATTCAAATAATTCATTAATATATTCAAATACAGCAAAAGAATTAATGAATGATGAATTTATAAATTTGATGTTAGTTAAAAATAATAATAATTTTATTAAAAATAGTTTTAAATTACCTGAAGCAATTGAAAAATATTATTTATGTAAATTACCAAATAATATTAATGTTATAAGAAATTTTATTACTGATTCAATTTTAGATAAAATTAATGCAAATGATATTACAGGAGCTATTAAAGAACTTGGAGGTAAAAATGAGACTGAAAATGATATAATTGATTTAGTATCAAAAGAATTAAAACGTGAATTATTTAATAAACAAGCAGAAAGAGATTATATATCAAATTTGGATATAACAATTGAGCAAAAAAATGCAAAACTTAAAGCAATTAATAATGAAATAGAAAATCAAGAAGAAAAAATAAAAAATTTAACTGAAAGAATAAGTTATATATCATCAAAAACATGTTCAATATGTATGGAATTAATGACAAATCCAATAATGATTGAATGTACTCATATCTTTTGCGGTGGTTGTTTGTTTAAATGGTTAAAAAATAATAATAGTTGTCCATATTGTCGTAAATCTATTAATAGTATGGATAAATTAATTGGAATAGTGAATGATAATAATGACGATGAAAATAATAATAAGCAAGAAATATTAAGTAAAGAAGATACATTATTAAAAATAATTAATGAGAAACCGGAAGGGCGATTTTTAATTTTTAGCAAAAATGAAAATAGTTTTGAGAAGATTAAAACAGAATTAATTAAAAATAATTATAAATATGAATTATTAAAAGGAACAACATCACATATGATAAATATTTTAGATAAATTTAAATCAGGTGAAATAAATATAATATTATTAAATACTCAATATGCAGGAAGTGGGATTGATATCAGTTGTGCAACCGATATTATAATTTTTCATAATATGGGAATAGATAAACAACAAGCAATTGGAAGAGCTCAAAGAGTAGGGAGAACTACAGAATTATATATACATAATTTATGTTATGAACATGAATTATAATTATTTTTTTTTATTTATAATCAATAGAGTATATTAAATGAGTTGTTGTTCAGCAAATTATCCTAATAAACAATGTCCATTAAGAATGTCTGATGGTCGTGCATTTACTAATTATGAACCTCGATGTAATTTTAATTCATATATAAATACTAAATTGGCTGAGAATAATATGATTAAATCAAGTTATGAAATGAGATTATATTTACAACATAATTATGATTCAATTGTTGAAGCAGAACGTAAAAAAGCAATTGAAAATATTACTCCATGTGGAGAATGCGGTATTGGTGATTTAATAAATACAAAAGAGCATGCAATGGATAATAAATATGTTGTAAGATGTGATGGTGTTAGTTGCTATAAAACAATGAATAACCCGGAAGGATTGGGAACAACTAATTTTTTTTAAAACATAATAATAGATATTTAACATAATATAAATGGAAAAAGTAGATAATGAATATGTAAATTGTGTTATTGGAAAAAATATTAATAATAAAATTAAAATATCAGGTTCAGTTAAAAATCCATCAAGTTATTCAAAGATGGCAATAACAGCACCAAATCCGATTGATAAAATAACATCTTTTTCAGGTAAAGGACTTCCTTTTCCATGTGAAACAATAGCATTTGAAAATACTCCAAATTTTGCAGTAATTGAATCATCCGGAACTTTTGATGTTGAATTTTTATATCCAAATAGTTATTATTCTCCTGATGGATATACAAAAATAATATCGCCAATCATAATAAGTTTAGATTCCAAAAAAATAATTATACAATTAAAAGATATATGTCCCTTAAAAACTTTAAGAGACCGTTCAAGAGGAGACCCTAAATTTTATGGTTTAAAAGAATTCATATTACCAATTGGAACTGCAGAAGAAGTTATGAATTATTATACATATTCTAAATTAACATATAATATTGCATAAATTATTTTTTCTCTAGAAGTTTAACAGCAATTTTATTTAGTTTTCTAAGTTCATGAGAAATCGAACCAAGATGTGTTGAAATATTTTCTCCTTCTTTATCAACGAAAAAATTCTTCATCATTTCAAATTGAATAATTGTTGTATCAAATTCATCATTATCACTTTCTTCTTCATCATCGTCATCTTCTTCTTTTTCCTCCTTTTCTTCGTCATCGTCATCATCATCGTCATCATCATCGTCATCATCATCATCATCGTCGTGTTCATCATCTTCGTCTTCATCTTTGTCTTCTTCGCTTTCATCTTTTTTTTCTTTAATAATTACGGTTTCATTAGTTAATTCTTCATCTGAACAAATGCTATTTGCGTCTTCGGATATAGGTTTAATCATAATTAATATAATTAAATTATTAAAATAAGTCTTATATAATTTTAGATGAAATAAATAATTCTTATATAATTTTAAGGTATGAATTTAAATTTAATAAAAATATTAAGTTTTTTTATTGGATTATTTATTGCATTAATTGCTATATCATATTATAAAATATATGAACCTTTTTCTGTTTCATCTCAATTAGAGGATTTAACGACTAATATTACCAATATTACAAATCCTTTATCAAATCCAATAATAATGTTATCAGAATTATCATCAATGGCAAATATTAATTTAAGCGATGATGATTCAATTATTCCATATAAAGGATATAAATTTATGTGCATCAATACTTATAAGGATATTAATAAAATATCAATTTCAGATGGCAAATGGTATGATATTGATGTAGAAAACAAACATTATGATTTTAATTATAATAATTATTTTAAATTTAATACAATAATTAATTTAGAAAAAAATACATTAAATAGTAAAAATGGTGTATTAGGTGCTAATTTATATAATAATGAATTATTAGGTCCTAGTTGTTTCAATTTTGCAAATAATACAGAGACATATGATTTAGTTGAATTTACAATGTTTATTACATGTAAAATTATAGGATGTTCAAAAGTTAATAATATAATATTTGAAATGACAGGTAATACAACGACTATTAATACAAAAATACCGCAATATACAACAAGTATTATTAATTTAAATTTAATAGTTAATGATAATAAAAACTATGATATTCATTTAACAATCGGAGATATTATTTATAAAGGAGAAGCAATTAATATAGATAAAGCAATTATTGAAGAAAGAGATTATATTACAATTGGATTATTTTATAGTAAACAAAAAATTGGATTAATTTTAAATAATAAACTTTATGAATATTCAAATATTAATGTTCATCCAATAACATTAGGTTCAACGCCTTTAATAATTAATAAATATGGTTCGATAAATATGCATTTATATAATTTTGTATATTATAAAAGTTTATTTGATTTTAATAATTATGAAATTTTAGGAAGATATAATAATTATTATATTTCAGGATTAAATTCAACAACTTGTCCTGCTCCTGATGTCCCTAAAATAACTGAACAAGAATATAGAAATATAGAATATAAGAAAACAACAATACCTAATTTTAAATATCAATTAGTTCATGATAAAAATAATGACGGTATTGATGATATTGATGAAGAAGAGAAAAAAGAAGAGAAAAAAGAAGAGAAAAAAGAAGAGAAAAAAGAAGAGAAAGATGAAGATACATTTGATAAACCAAATATATTTGATAGAATATTTGGATTTCTTAAATAAAATAATAATAACTTCGTTTATTTAAGAAATATAAACATATATATTTTTTAGTAAGTATGACCGAATATTTAGAATTTCCAACTAAACAATTTAATGATACAAATTTATTATTCAACAAAAATAAAATAAGTGCTGATATCGCTTCATTATCTTCAATGTCATCAATGTCAAGTGCATCAAGTATAAGGTCTAATATGAAAAAGAAAAATAAAATGCGAGATATTGGCGATGAATTACCGGCAATGCAGCAACCTAAGAAACTAATTAATCCTAATATTCGAATTAATAAGCAAAAATCTAATATTGATGATGATATGGATGTCAGAAGTAATAAAAGTGGTAAAAGTAATTATGACGATGAAGAAGAAGACGATGAAGATGAAGACGAAGAAGAAGATGATGATGACGGAGAAGATAATGAAGAAGAAGATGATGATGAAAATGAAGAAGATGGGGAATATGAGGAAACTGATGATAGAATAAAGAATAAAAAAACAGCAAAGATTAATCCATATAAAGATGAATTAAATGAAAAAAAGGAGATATTATATCAATTAAATAGATTACAGTTAAAAGGAGCTAAAATTCCTCATAATTTTACAATAAATTCAAATATTGATGATATGCGAAATGAATATAATAAAATAATTAGAGATAGAGATATTGATGCTAGTGTAAGATTTCAGAGAAAAATGTTAATGGCATTTGTTACAGGAACAGAATATTTAAATACAAGATATGACCCATTTACAATAAAGTTGGAGGGTTGGTCTGAACAGGTTCACGAGAATATTGAGGATTTTGATGATATCTTTGAAGAATTACATGTTAAATATAAATCTAAGGGCAAATCAATGCCTCCTGAACTAAGATTATTTATTAGTCTTTCAGGTAGCGCATTTATGTTTCATTTAACATCTAAAATGTTTAAGGAAAGTTCAATACCAGGTGTTGAAGAAGTATTAAAAGCAAATCCAGAACTAATGAAACAATTCCAAAATGCTGCAGCTAAACAATTTATATATAATAATATTGGAACATCTAAACAACCTCAGCAACAATCGCAACCAGCAATAAAACAAAATAATAATAATGGAGGAGGAGGTGGTGTAAATAGTTTATTTGGCAATTCATCTGGATTATTTGGAATGGTTAATAATTTATTTAGTGGATTAAATAGCAACAATAATAATACCAATAATATGAATATGAATAATTCAAGAAATGATTATAATAATACAAGACCAGAGAATGATATAAATAAGATTATAAATAATGTTCATAATAAGATATCAATACATCCTGAAGATGATTCAAAGATAGAAACATTATCAATTAGTGATGAGGAAATAACATCAATAATAGAAGATGCAACTGATGTTAAGATATTAAAATCATCAACAAGAGGGAGAAAAAGTAATTCAAATAATATGAATAATTCAAGTAGAACTTTAAATATTTAGCGTGATAAATTGCGAACCTTGCCTATTTGGCGACTAGTTTCACCAACATAATTTTTAATAGTTCCTATTTCTGATTTAATACGACCAGGAACTTTAGACATAGAGCCAATCGGGTCTCGAATTGCTCCCTTTAAGTCAGCAGAACCATCTTCAATACTTTTGACGACAGTAATCATAGTTGAGAAGAAAGTAACTACAAGAATATGGAAAACAAATACTAAGAATATTAAGATAAATTCTATTATTGCTCCAATCATAATTATTTCACGTCGTGAATCAACAGAACATTTACATTTTTCATTTACGAGAGCACGAGTATATTGAAATACTAAATAGATATAATAAATAAATACAAGGCAAAATGTTAAATCAACAAATTTATTAATTATTACTATATTTGAACCAAAGTTATCATATATAGTTTGGTCAGAAACTAGACCAGTAAATATGAGATAAATTATTGAAAATAATGTAAATCCTTTGATGAAATTAATATTTGGAGGTAAAGCACATTTACATCCCTTTTCCTCAAGATTAGTAATATAAGTATAAATTATTATTAATAATATTATAGTTATAACTGAATATAAAATCTTGGAAATGTATGAAAGACCGAAAGACGCCATTTACTTTTTTTTATTCTAATAAACTAAAATATTATTTTTATATATAAAAATTATCTCTTTCTTTTGGTTTAACATATTTTAGTTTTAAAAATTTAAAAATGTCTTCTTCTGAATTAATACTCATATTAATATTTTTATCAAATCCGTGTTCGCTTAATGATAAATTGAAATTAATTTTAACATAATGGCGAAATCCTATATTGAAAATATTTGAACCTGTGAAATATAATAAAGCATAATAATATTCTTTAGCGGGAGTTATTAATATATCTAAACGTCTTGCAGGTTCATTTGGTAATTTAGATATACCCATAAATTTATTTTTGCCAAATGCTAAAACTTCAATTATATAATTTGAATCAATTAATTTTTTTATAAAATCTTTAAAATTAAATTTAGGATTTTCCATGATAAGTAAATCAATATCACCCATAGATGTACTTCCACGGCGATATGACCCAACAAAATCAAATATTAATTTATTTTTTTTAATATCTTTATTTAATATGGAAATATGTTTTTTATATTCATTTAATGGTATTCTCTTTTTTAAATCATCATAATATTTAATTCCAATTTTTTGTTTTGCATTTAAAATATTTAAATGATTTTTACGCAAATCATCAAGTGATATAACGCCACTATCAACTATTTTATTTGCATTAACAGGTCCAATTCCATAAATATTTAATAATTCTTGTTTGAAATAATAGATATTATCATTATTAATATTATTTTCTATATAAGATATTTTACCGGTTTGAAATAATTCTTTTATTTTTTCTAAAATACTTTTTCCAATACCATCTATTTCTTTTAAATCCTTTATATCATTAATATCTTTATTGTGGACGAGGATATTATTAATAACATTTGTATAAGCTTTAACTTTATATTTTTCATTTTTATAATTTTCATAATCTCTGATGGTTATTAGATTATCAATAATTATTTTTTTATTAAATATAAAAGATGATGGTTTCTTTCTCTTTTCTGGTATTTTATAATTCTTATCCTTTTTTATAACATTTTCTATATATGATATCTTACCATTTTTACGCAACTCTGCCAACATTAAAAGCATTCCCTCGCCAATCCCCTTAATTTCCTTTAAATCCTTTAATTCCTTTATATCATTAGGATAATCAAGTAGATTATCGATAACTTTATTATATGCTTTATATTTGAATATTTCATTATTAAAGACTTCATAATCCCTGATAATTGATAATTGTTCAATAATAAGTTCTTTATTGAACGGATGTTCTTTTTCTTTCTTCTCTTTTATTATTTTCTTCTTTATATATGATATTTCTCCTGTTTCATAAAATTCCGTTAATAATGCTAATATTCGGACACCAATACCTTTAATTTCCTTTAAATCATTTAAATCCTTTATATCATTAGGATATTTAAGGAGATTTTTAATAACTTTTTCATAAGCTTTAACTTTTAGGGGTTTATTATTTTCATAATTTTTAATAATTGTTAATTGTTCAATAATATTTTTTTTATTAAAATTATTGTTCATCTATTATTTAATTTGAATGAAGATATTTTTTTAGATTTAATATATAATATATGAATTGCATTTTTATTTGCGTATTTAACCAAGAAAAATATATCGATATGTTTCTTCTTCTTTTGGAAAGTATATTACTTTATGGAAATTTGGACTACTATACAAATATATTAGTTTATACATCAACTAAATTTATGAATATTATAAAACAACATCGATTATTTAATAATGATAAAATAAAATTTGAAATAAATGATACATATGATAATATTGATAAAGCATGTAAAGCAAGATTAGATTTATTTAATTTAAAGAGTATTACAAATTATAATAAAATACTTTATTTAGATACTGATATTTTAGTAAAAGATGATATAAATAAAGTATTTGATATTTGTAAAAAAGATGTTTTATATGTATTAGAAGAAGGCGTTATTGATAGTGATACTGATTATTGGGGCAAAACATTATTTGGAAATGAGATTAATAATTATAAAGATAAATCAGCATTTACGAGTGGAATATTATTATTTAATAATTGTAAAAAAATAGAAAAATTATTTATTAGAATTAAGGAAGATATTATTAATAGACCATATAAATTTAGTTTTTATGACCAACCATATATAGTTTATAATGCGTTCAAATATAATTTATATGATAATAAGATTTTGAATAAACTTGCAGTGAATAATGATAAAAATATTTATAGTGATAAAGTAATACATCATTTTCCCGGTGGTCCGGGTTTTTACGAACATAAAATAGATGCAATGACTATTTTTTTGAATAAATTAAAGAATAATTATGATATAATGAATAAAAATTTAATGATAATATTTACAATTATGATGATGATAATTTTATTTATGATAATTATCCCAATGATAATTTTATTTATATATAAATATTATTATAAATATTAATATCATTATTGCAATGTGGAGAATTCTTTCAAAATATAATGAAGCAAATGCAAATAGAGAGATTGAATTAAAAGAAATTGAAATAATTATGAGAAAAGATAATTATAAAGAAAAATTAAAATTATGTAAACAAAATTTAATCAAAAATAAAATTGAGGATGATTTATTGCATCGCATGAAAAATGATTATTTAACAAAAACAAATTATAATGATTATGTTAATAGTAGTCAAGAAATTAAAGATATTTATGAAGGAATTTATAAAAAGATTTTTGATATTCAAAAAGACCAAAAACAATTGAAAAAAGAATATGAAGAATTATCATATTTAAGTAAATTATAATTATTTATATTTTTCAATAATATTTGTAATTTTAAATTTAGTTGATATATCTAAATTAGTGATATTAATATTATTAATTTGATTGATATATTTTTGTTTTGGAATAAAATCAATAATAATTGCTAATTCATCTAATAATAATTCATTAACATGTTTATAATCAGTAGTAATAATATATTTATTTAAATCATTAAAAATATTTTCGATAATTTCTTCAACAATATTCATTTTATTTATTTTTTTTAATATGATACATAGAGCTTTTATCATAGATATTGTTGATTTTTTTAATTTAACATATTCGCAATACACATCATAATTTTCATCATCAAAAATAGATTTATAATTTTTATTAATAATAGAGGGAAGCCATTCTTTTTCTTTTAAATAATTTGTATAATAATTAGTTATATTATTTTCAATATAATCTTTATCAAATAAATATAAAACATCAATATAAATATTATTATTCGATGATTTGATAAAATTAATCAATACATCAAATAATGAATTTAAAATTTCCGCATTTACTTGAGTAATAAAAGATGATATTTTATTATAAAAAACGTCTTTATTAACATCAGTTAATTTATTTAAATAACTTATAAATTCTTTTTTACATTTTGCATCATCGCTAAAATCAATATAAATAATATGAGGTCTTGCTTTTGGTGCTTTATTTTTATTTGATGCGATAATTTTCTTTTTTTCCCATAAACTACGAGCATCATAATTTGATACAAAACAATTATAATTTGTAATTAATTCATTTGCCTTATTAACAATATTATCTGAAATTATTGTATTAGATGCATTAAAATTATTTAAACAATTTTTAAAAACATTATAATTAATTTTAACTAATCCTATATCCTCTAATTCCATTATTAATATAAATAAATAAATATAAATATCTTTATATTATCTTTAATCATCATTAATATCTGATATTTCAACGGTATTATCATGAACTATTATTTTATCTGCTAATTGATTTTTAGTTCCTTCTGTTGATAATTTGCGTTCTTCGCATTTAGCTTTTAATTTATCAATACTTAATTTCATCAGTGCCTTTTTTATAGCATGACCACCGCCAACATTAGAACTTATAATTGATTCCTTATCATCATTAACTTCTTTCTTTAAATCAAAAATTTCATTAACGATTTGAACATTATTCTCTTGAATTTCCTCTTTATTAGCAGTAGTAAAATTAGAAACAGGAACATTTGTGGGAGTAGTATTAATAGAAGTAGGAGGTATAAATGAACATGAATCGGACGTTGAACAAAAGCCATCATTAAAAATTTCATTCATGATTATTTCAGCTGATTCGAGGGCGCTATTTGATTGATTATTAAATTTTTCATAATTATTATCTATTGATGGATTATTTAGTTCAATTTCAAGTTTATTAAGTTTATTTGCTAATAAATATACGCTTTGCTCAAGATAAATATATTTATATGCCATAAAAATTATAAATATAAATATAATAACACAGGTAGAATAAAATATAATATTGTTAAAAGATAATAATTTAAATATGAACATTTCTTAAATTCTCATTATATAATTTGTTTTTCATTTCAATCGCACTATTAATAATATCTTTGTTAAATTTATGTTTTTCTAATAATTCAATTGCTATAATTTGTTTTGAACCGCCTCTATTAATCTTATAATTAAATTCATATAATTTAGTTTTTTCATTAAAAGTTGCATTAACATTTAAATTAATAAATAATGATTTATATTTATTTTCTAATTCTATTAAATTATGAAAATGAGTTGTTATTATTAATGTTACGCTTTTTAACTTAGCTAAATATTCAGCAACTGAGAATGCAACCGAAACACCCTCAATTGGAGGGGTTGAATGCATTGGTTCATCCATTAAAAACAAACCTCTCTTTTTTGTTTTAAATAATTCATCGGCGATATTAATCATTTTATTACAATGACTTGTTTCAGCTTCAAAATAAGATTTACTTCCTACTTCATCACTAACTCTCATAAAAGTAATAACAGCATCATATAAATATACATTCCCTTTGAGAGCATTAATTATTCCGATTGTTTGAGCTAAAATAATATTAATAGTGATAGATTTTACATAAGTTGTTTTACCTCCGGCATTAACACCTGTAATAATAATATTTTTAGATAAATTAACGGGATTTGAAACTTGGTTTGATGATAATAATGGATTATTAATAGCTAATATTTTAGTAGTAGTATCATTATAGGAAGGTATACACCACATTTTAGATTTCTTTAATTTGCATATAACATCAATTGCATCAATGGTATATATAACTTTTAATAAATTAATTATATCAGTTTTATAATTTTCATTTTTCCATAATTTATAAACAGTTGCTAAATTATTATTTAATGATGATAAATTATTTAAACTTTTTTCAATATCATCATCAGTTAATGTATTATTATATAGAAAAAATGATTTCCATATATTATTTGATTGTTTTATAATAGTTATAGAAGTTTTAATAAATTCGACTAATCCAACTAATTTTTTAAATAATTTTTCTCTTGTTTTATAGATGATATATGATATATAAAATGTTTGATAAATACTATAAATATATATTGCCAAATAAGCGAATACTGTAATAATTTTTGTTAAATCTGATTTAATATTTCCGCTAAATTTGAATAATAATTTTATAAATTCATAAATAACACTCATATATTTTACAAATGACATATTATAATGTAAATATTTATTGATATAATAATATGGTGTATAAATGATTGATAATGGATATATTAAACTGGTCATAGGCATAATAATAATTTTATAGAAATGATAAGTATCAACTAGATAACAATTATAATTCATATTATTTATTAAATATGTTGATGGATATAAAAGATTAATTGCCAAATCATCATCTATTTCATCTTTTAATGTCATAATCCATAAAAGGTCTTTTTCATTATTTTTAAGTATTTCATTTTGATAATTACGGAATTCATAATTTACTTTTTGACGCTGTATTAATAATTGTTTATCATTAATAGGAGTTTTAATTATTTTGTCCATTATTTTCATTCCACCCATGGTTGTTGGTTTTTTATTAATCCATTCATCAATATTAGTATCAGTATATACATTATCACTAACAATTATTTTATTAGAGGTATCATTATTTTTAAGAATATTATCTAATAAAATATTGACCGTTGTATCGGGTATTTCGAAGAATACATTTAAATCATCTATTGTATTCATTTTTTAATATTATAATATAATTAATTATACTGATAAATAACTCACATATAAAAAATAAAAAATGAATATAATTAATCAAACTTAGTTTTTATTTTATAAAATGGATTATGTCATTATTATTCACAATGATTATATTTATAAGATAAATAAAGAACCTTATGAAACCGACGAAAATACTTATTTTAGAGGATGGTATATTATTAATAATAGTGATGATATAAATGATGAGATAATATGTCGGTCAATAATGTATCTTAATGAAAATAAAAATAAAATGAAATATTAATTTTAAAAAAATTACTTACAATATGAAGCACCACCACGACCGCAAGAAGCGCCAGCACCACGATATTTGCGAGATTTAGGTTTGACACCGCCTTTAACTTCATCATCTTTATTATCGCCAAATAATTCACCTAAATTAAAACCTGAATTTTTGTCAGCTAACATACGGGCGCCAAGTAGCGCAAGAGCTGAAATAAATGGAGTTAAAACAAAATCACCTCCTTTTTTGGATTGATTACCTCCACCGCTATTGCAAGCACAACCACCTTCCATACTATATAAAAAGCCATTTTCTAATTTCATTTTGTCATAGGAATTTAATTTCTTTTTAGTTGCACCTCCTTGAATTCCAGGAGTATTTTGACTGGCAATTATAGGGCTTGCTGTTGATGGAACATATATTTCAGGAGAGGAAGCTATATTATTAGCATAATTAATATTAGCTATAGCATCATGATTAACTGTTGAATTTAACATATATTCGCTTGAATTTGGAGAACTAGAATAAGGAGCAATATAACCACCTCTTCTTTGTTTTGATTTTAACATATCTATTTAAATAAAAGATTATTTTCTAATATAGAATACTAAAAATACAGCTGCTAGAGTTGTAAAAAAATTTAGGAAGATAATTAATATAACAAATGGTATAATATAATATAATAAATAAATTAATATAGGTTTTATTATTTCAGTTCTAATATCTTCATTTAGAACTTCTTTACGTATAAAATTAATAATCAATTCTACTAGTTTAATATTATTCTTTTGTTGCGTCATTATTATTATATTGATTACCTTAATATTATACAGAATGAAACATTTATTAAAATTTCCGCAAAAAAAAACAAAATGTTATGTGTCATATTTAGAAAAATCTTTTAAAATACAATTAAATGAACTTAAAATCCTTAATATTTTTAATAATGGGTTTAATATTGAGTGCCAATTGCCTTTAAATAGTAATGAACAATCTATCGCAATAATAGAAGAACTTGATGATATATCTTTAAATACCCTTAAAGAAAATCCGGAATGGTTTGAAGAAGAAATTAATATTGATAATGTTTATACATATTCTTATATTAATGATATATCAACAATAACATTATTATTAAATAATAAGACGGAATGTTATTATAATGGAATAGATAAAAATTTGGAGGATATAATAGAAATTTTAAAGAATACAAAAAAATTAAAAGATTATAATATAAATGTTGAGGTAAGCTTTTTAGGATTATTTATATATGATAACATGATAATAAATAAATGGATAATAAAAGTTATTAATATAGAGGAATTGATTGATGATTTTTCGGATTGGAATAAAATAGATATAGAGACCGATTGGGAGAATGAAATAATAAATTATGAGAATAATATAAATGAAAAGATAGAATTTTATAATAAATCATTGGAGACTGCTAAAATATTATTAGAAGAAATTAAAAATGAAACTAATTTTAATATTTGGGATAAAAAAATATTAAAATTAAAAAAACAAATAATAAAAATATAATTATAATTTTATCTATATTATTATAATAGATAGATATTAAAATGAGTTCTAATAGTTCATCAATTGTTATTTCCTTTTCAATTGCAATATTATTATTATTAACATTACTATTACTGATATCTTATAATTCTAAATGTAAAATGGATAATATCGAGCGATTTGAGAATGATAATGATATACAACAAATTCAATCACAATTAACAAGTGAAATATTACAACATGCCGGAGGTCAACCATCATCATCTGTTGCAAGTAGATCAAATGTTGATTTAAATAGAGCTTCTAATCCGACATTAGGCAGTATTAATGCAAGTGAAGCGAATATTGGTTATACATCAACTTCCGGTGAATATCTTCCAAATAGTGGTAGTATTGGTGGTGATACTTTTGTAGGAAATACAGATGTTGATAGTTCATCTGATTCATGCTTTGTTCGAGATAGATTAACAAGTTCTGATTTATTGCCAAAGGATGCTGCTAATTCAAAATGGGCTCAAATTAATCCGGCTGGTTCTGGAATTTTAGGAGATCAAAATTTTTTAACGGCTGGTTATCATGTTGGAATTAATACAATCGGACAATCATTACGAAATGCTAATTTACAATTACGCTCTGAACCACCTAACCCTCAAATTGCTGTAAGTCCATGGGGAATATCAACAATAGAACCCGATGTTCGTGCAGTTGCATTTGAAATTGGAAGTGCAGCATCATTTTAATCAAAAACAACAAAACATTTAGTATTAATAATATCTTGTTTAGGAACTAATGAATTTTTATTAGAAATTTTTATTTGTTTTTTGTATGAGAATTTAGACATATTTTCATATATTTTTTTTTGATTTTCAATAGCATAAGTTATTATTTTTGTATTAAATGCCCATTTAAAAAAGTTTAATTGTCCAATTGTTGTTTCAATATATTTATCTTCGTCATCATTATTATTAATTTTAAAAGATATTCGGTCATGTCTTCGAAAAGCATCAAAATTAAATTTTTTAAATGATTTTAGTTGTGCTCTATAATCTAGATATAATGTAATTTTTTTATATTTTTCATTATTATAATTATCTGGTAAATGATAATAAACATTATCTGTTTTTTCATTTATCCAATAAATAATATTATGTGTTTTTGCATATCTCGTTACCAACCAATCTATCATTCGCAATGATAATTCATGTTTGCCGTCAATTATTGTTTTTAATGTTGATTTATAAATATCATGATTATTATAAAATAAATTTAAAGAAGTTAATAATAATTCTTTACTGCTATTATTATCAGACATCATTAATTTAATTATATTGAAATCTTTTATATCATTATTTAGTAAATATAATCATATCAAATATTAATGCTATTATTGATAATGCCATTAATATGCCTATTCTTAAATCCCACATTAAAACATAAATATTAATAAAAATAATTATTAGTAATATCCAATAATGTTCATATAATTCTAATAATTCTTCAGGATAAGGAACTGAAGGGCGTAATCCATAAATTAATAAATATGCTGATAATATACCTATGATGAAATATCTTATAAAAATATCTATATAATTTATCATTTAATCTATTATTTTAATTTAAAATATTATTTTTCTTTTCCATAATAATATTAGAAAAATGCAATATTCAACATTAGAAGAAGCATTTCCTAATTATAATTTACCTCAACAAAGTAATAATAAACGTGCATCAAATAAAAAAAAGCAATGTGATAAATTTATAAATGATTATGCAAATACATCTGATTGTTATTATAAAAAAGAAGGTATTGATATGCCATCATGTGAAACATTTGCTACCAATAATACCAATAATACCAATAATACAACTGCTACTACCAATAATACCAATAATACTAATAATAATGATAGTTATGCAAGTTATGCAAGTATGGTTAAAAAAGATTGTTCGCCATTACAACCACCAACATATACCTTGCCAATTGATAGTAATACGCAAAATGCATTTAAGAAAGCCGTTGATATTTCCTTAAATCCAAATTTGGAACATAAGAATGACCCTGATAAATATGCAATAAAGCCATATGATTACGATGAATATGATGCATATTTGAGTATAAATGATATAAATACGAATAATAGAGATGAGACACCAGAATATAGAACAACACCATTTTTAGAGGATTATTTAAAAAATTTAAGAAATAATTTTAAAACGGCATCATCTGAAAAGCAAGGAATAAAAATAAATGATGTGGAACAATTTACAAATTTTATAAATAATGTAAATAATATAAAAGTAGATATTAATTTATATAATTTATTTTTATTTATATTCATAGGTATAGTAATAATATTATTATGCGACCAAATTACAAAATTAGCAATTATAGTAGCTAATAAAAATATATAAGCAATGACAAGTTTTTAATAAGTAGAATGAAATATTTTACACATTTAGTATGTTCGGGAAGTGCTTTACGGTCATTCTGTTTATTAGGTGTTTTAAGATATATATATTTTAATAAAATGGAGGAACATATCAAAAATGCTGCTGGAACATCGATGGGGTCTTTTTTTTGTTTAGCATTTGCTTTAAAAATTCCAATTGATGAACTTGAAGAAATGATAAAAAAATTAATTAAACATCCTGATATTATTACAATATCATCTGATAAATTTTTAAATATATTTACAAATTTAGGTTGTAATGATTGTAAATTATATTTATCAGGAATTAAAGAATATTTAAAAAAGAAATATGATAAAGATGATATTTCTTTTATAGAATTATCTAAACTTACAGGTGTTAATGTTTATGTAAGTGTAACAAAAATAAATACAGGTAATAATTTTATTTTTAATGTTAATGATACTCCTAATGTATCAGTTTTAGATGCAGTTGCTGCGTCAATGTGTATTCCATGTATATCACAGCCAATTAGAATAGATGATTGTTATTATGTAGATGGATGTTTAACAAATAATTTACCATTTGAAATATTTAATAATATTAATCAAGATGATATATTAAATATTGCTATTTATGTTAAAGAAGATTATGATATAACTGATATAATTGATAAAAATAATGAATTAAATTTTTTGACTTATTTTAAACAAGTATTTTCAACCATATATTCAAATTCTTTACATGCTAGTTATATATCAAAATTATCTACAATAAAAAATCCACTAATTATTAGTAATAGCCCCTTTAAATCATTTTATAATTTTAATATAACTGATGATAATATTGCTTTCAATATTCATGATGATGATATTGAAAATTTAATATTACAAGGATTTACAGATATTAGTAATTATATGAGTAAATTTGAAATTAATGAAGAAGAAGTTTTTTCTTAAATGATTGTTCGGATACATCTTCAAGTTTCCAAGAAATATAAATATTATTATTATTTGGTTCAGGTAATATAGCAACATATAAGCCACTTTTTTTTAATTCTGATATGATATAATTCATACATGTTGAATAATTATATAATGGATATCCGATAATTATTGGAGGTATAGTATAATATAATGATTGACCGCCTATTTCAGCGATAGTTTTAATTTTTTTATGACATGAATTTAAAATAATATTAAATGCATCGTTTAATTTGGCATCTTTCTTTTTCTTAATTTCATATAAATCATATAATGATAATTTTGAAGTCATATTTATATATAATATTATTTATATTTAAGTTGTAAATTCCCAATTTGGATTTTCACTTTTAATTACATCATTTGCAAATTTAGTTAAATCAGCTTCAGTTCTATCACCACTATAATTAGATACCATTTTAGTATTTTTATTATATAATAAAATAGTAGGTGTGCTTGTGATATTATATTTAACTCCTAAATCTTTACCTGTGCCATTGTCCATAATATCATATTTTATTGTGTCAAAATAATATTTATCAGGATTATTATTTACTTTATCAGAATAACCTGACCATACTTTAGTTTCAAAATCTCGACAATAACCGCAATTTGTCATACAATAATATTGTAATGTATAATTCTTACTTGCATTAGTAAAATTTTCATATTTCTTATAATAAGTTCCTGAAACTATAGCCCCAATTATAAGTATTATTAATAATATTACTAATACCCAAAATCCTGAACTTGATGATGATTCTTCAGGATATGATTTTGAACTTAAACGTGAACTTGAACTATATCTGGATTTATAGGAAGTAGGCATTAATCTATTTAATTAAAATATTTTAATTGAATAATTATTAATATATATATATACTAATATTAATAATAATAAGGTATATATACAGAAATCAATATAAATAATATATTTTACTATTAAATCATTTATATTAGTTATATTTTTATCTTTTAGCCAAATTATTGAATTAACAAGCAAGAACAAATATATTAATATTATTATAAAAACGAAGATATAAATCATTTTATTTTAATATTATAATCTATTATTAAAAAATGATAAAAAATAATATCATTATATTTATAATGGTGAATTTAGCTTTTACATTAAAAAGTTTATTTATAATTGGTAATACTACGCCTACTATATATTCAACAGTTAAAAATTCTAAATTATCGCTTGAACATGTATATCCTAAATGTTATATGTATAAGAAACATTATAATGACGCGCATAATATTTTCAAATGCGATGCTTATATTAATAATATGAGGTCAAATTATAAATATGTTGAAAAATATAATAATACTTTTGTAAGATTATATGACACTGATAATTTCGTAAATACAAAAGATAAATTATTTATTCCAGAAGATGCCAGTAAGGGTATTATAGCAAGGTCAATAATGCATATGTGTTATGAATATAAATATGATTATAAAAAAGTTATTGATTATAAAAATTTAATTGAATGGTGTTTAGATTATCCACCAACAAAAGAAGAAATATTTCATAATAATTTTATATTTCAGAAACAGAAAACGAGAAATATGTTTATAGATTTATATTATAAAAAGAAATATAAGAATTTATTAATTCAATATTTCTCATAAAAAATGATTATTTTTTTGTTATTATTGAAGTAATATATGTCAATAATAACAACTAAACAAAAATTAGGACAATTTTATACAACTAATTATGATTATATTTTACAGAATTTATATATACCTCAAAATATTACAAAAATAATTGAACCTTTTGCGGGAAATGGTGATTTATTAAATTTTATCAAAGATAAAGAGTATTATCACATTGAATGTTATGATATTGAACCTAAGAAAGATTTTATAATTAAACAAGATACACTTTTACAACCTCCTAATATTACTAATTCATTTATAATAACAAATCCGCCATATTTGGCAAGAAATAAATCAGATAATAAAGAATTATTTGATAAATATGATACGAATGATTTATATAAATGTTTTATTGAAATTTTAATTATAAATAAATGTTTAGGTGGAATTTTGATTGTTCCATTAAATTTTATATGTTCGATACGTAAAAATGATATTGATTTGAGAAAGAAATTTATATCAAAATATAATATTTTACATATGAATATATTTGAAGAACAAGTATTTGAAGATACATCATATACAATATGTAGTTTTCAATTTGAACTTAAGGAACTTAAAGAAGACAAGGAAATGAAAGTATTTATATATCCATCGAATAAAGAATTTAATATTAAATTGGATAAATATAATAATTATACAATTGGTGGTGAAATATATAATCTAAAACAAAATTCATTATATAAGATTGATAGAGCAACAAGATTATATGATAATAAAGATAATTTTACAAATATTTTAGTAAAATGCATTGATGATAACATAAATAATAAAATAGGATTAAAAATAGTAGATGATATTATCAGAGATAAATATATTGATAATACACCTAAATTATCTGCAAGGTCTTATGCTGTATTAGTAATAAAACCAAAAATAACAATTATACAACAAGAGAAAATGGTAGAAATATTTAATAATTTCTTGAATGAAAAAAGAGATAATTGCAATTCATTATTTCTATCTAATTATAGAGAAAGTAAAGATATTGCAAGAAAAAGAATTTCATTCACATTAGTATATGAAATCTGCAATTATTTATTAGATACTAATCATGATTATATTTATCGATAAAATATTGTTGAATTTCTATATGATTACCAATAATTAAATTTTCATTATTGCTAAATTTTTTTTTCAAATCATTAAATTTAGTAGTCAAATCAGTATCAATTAATATTATATATAAATCAGAAATTAAACTATATTTAATAATCCATTCACATAAATTATAAGCTTCCTCAAATACATTATCTTGATGTCCGCCATTACCTATAACTATTTTAGCAAATACCCAACCATTTATTTTTCCATTTAATTTTGCATCAAAAGATTTTAAACAATCATTTAAGGATATTTTATTTTTCTTTATATCAATATTATTTAAAATTAAACCATTTTTAGTTGGTCTATATGCATTTACTGATAATTTATCCATTGAAATTCCAAATTTATTACATGTAATATTACATGTATCTATTTGCAATAATTCATCTTTTGAACTTTGTCTTGATGCATTAATTGAAATTCTTCCTGCTAATATTATTAATGAAATTATATTATCATTACATTCATCTAATAAATCATTTTCAGTTTTATTAAATTTTGATAATTCTAATAATATTCTTTTGTATTCTTCATTATTTATATCTTTATTTAAAATTCTTTCTTGAATTCTTTTCATAGCTAATTCATTATTTATTTTTTGTCTTTCATTTCTAATATTATAAATATCTATTTCAATTGGTCTTATAATATCCATGTAAAAATAATTTAAGGAGATTAATAAATAATCTTTATATCATTTTTTTTTATGTAAAGATAATTAAGTGATATAAAAAAATGATTATGAATTAATAATGACAAGTAATTTATTAATATTTAACGAATGATTTATACTAAGCGGAGGCAAGCCGAAAGTCAAGATGAAATTTTTAATAATAAAGATATTAATAAGAAACAACAAATATTTTTAGATAAGGCTGCCGAAATTGCAAAATATTCAACAATGCAACAAAAACATGGTGCTGTTGTTGTATATAAAAATAAAATAATTGCATATGGTTTTAATTATATGACTCATTATTTGAATGATAATAATAGTATTCATGCAGAAGTTGCAGCAATTAGTCAAGTTTTTAAAAATAAAACAATTCTTGAAAATTGCGATGTTTATGTTGTTAGAATTGCACCGGCAAGATTTAATAATTGTTTAAAATTATCAAAACCATGTGAGAAATGCACCAAATTTATTAATAAATATAATATAAGATGCACTTATTATTCTACTAATTATGAATATGAATATATGTGTACTTCTACATCATCTTAAATATCTAAACTCATTGAAACCTTTGGAATTATTCTTTTAATTGATTTTTTAACTATCATCTCTCGTTCTTCCTTATTAAAAATTTTTGCCAATAATTCTTCACCTGTTAAATGTTTATTATTATTTATAATATCTCTTACTTCCTTAATATTAATTGGTTTATAAACATTCTTTACATTCGTTTTTAATCTTCCATTTTGTGTATTTAAATCATTATAATTATATTTAAACATAAATTCTTCAATTTTATTATTTAATGCTTGTTGTAATGTCTTTCTCTCTCGAATTGCAATTTTTAATTTTCGTATCGCATCATCATATTTAAACCAATCAGCAACCAAATTTTTAAATGTATCCATTTCTTCCGTAGTTGGTTCAGAACTTGTTTTAATAATATCTTCAATCAAATCTATATTATCCATTATATGACAAATATTAAAAAAATCTTTAAATCTATTTTTTCTTTGTTTTAGGTTTAGGTTTAGATTTAGGTTTAGATTTAGGTTTAGGTTTAGGTTCTGATTTAGGTTTAGGTTTAGGTTTAGATTTAGGTTTAGGTTTAGGTTCTGATTTAGGTTTAGGTTTAGGTTTAGATTTAGGTTCTGATTTAGGTTTAGGTTCTGATTTAGGTTTAGGTTTATCATAATTAGGAACATATGTTTCAATAAAACTGGATAAGTTTTCCATATTTCGTGTATCTTCAAATTTAACTTTTTCACTACCATTTCCAACATATGCAACTATTGTTGGATAACTCTTTATTGATTTGAAAAATTCAGGAGCTTGTCTAATAGTTGTTAATTCTATTTCATAAAATTGTTTTACATGCCCATATTTATCTTTTAATATATCCCATATTGGCATAAAATTACGACAATATCCGCAATTATCCCAATGATATAATATTATACATCCATGAGATGATATATCATTTATAAGAACATTTAAACTTTTATCATCAACTTTAGTTATAACTTTCGGTTGAGTACTCATTAATTTTCTATATATATATAAATAAAATAATTATGGATTTGGATTTGGCTAAACAATCTTATAATATATCTTGTGACCATATAACAAAATTAAATAATAAATATAAATATGAAAATGATTTATTTGTTAATAAACATTTTAATTGTAGTGATAAAATAGATATTGATGATTCAAATTCTAAAAATAATATTAAATTTTTAAAATCAATTTATTTAACTAATAAATCTTGTATATTTAAATCAACAGAACCCGATGATTTAGAATGGACTTCGAGTTTTAATAATAATGATAATATTCTTAAATATAATGATGATAATGTAAGAGCATTATTTAATATGAATACAAGACAAAAAATATTAACTAGATATTAAATTAAATATTAGAAATATATTTAATTTCTTTTTCATATTCATCTGATGGTTTTTCAATAATAATAATTGAATTCTCAAAATTATAAACAAATTCTTTTAATAATGATGGATGTATTTTACCCTCAAATAAATATTCATGTCTATCTACATTTGCACCTTTAATATTTTTACTATTATTTAAATGAATACATAATATATCATCTTTATTTGGTATCATTGGTAAAATTTCTTTTAAATCATATCCTGCATTCCAAATATGACATGTATCAATACATATTTTAAATAAATTTCGTTCTTCTTCAGTAAATGAATAATAGAAATCCATAAAATCATTAAAATCTTTTAATAATTCAGTTCCTTGTCCTGCAGGTGTTTCCAATAATAATTTTGTTTTTATATTATGAATAATCATTTCATTTATAATATTTTTAATATTATTTTTCATCATCATTAATGCTTCTTTAATTGTTCCGGTTGTTGATTTTCCAACATGAATTACATAACCACGAGCACCAATAATATTTGCAGTAATTAAATCATTAAAAACAATTGTATCTGTAATTTCTAATTGTTTTTTACCACTTATAAAAGGTTTTGCAATATTAAAAGCATAAGGCGAATGAACAATTAAGAAAAAATTATTAATTTTGCAATATTTTTTTATTAAATGTGATTCTTGTAAATATTTATCATTTGAAGTTATATTTAAACTTCTTGGATTAGTTGTGAATATTTGTAATGCATTTCCACCATTCATTTTAACTTGTTCCATGGTTTTAATAATGGTTTTTTCTTTTGTTATGTGAGCTCCTATAATCATTCTTTATTTTATATAATTAAATTTTATAATAAATATCAATTTTTATATAAATATAAAAATGATAATATTTATATATATGAATAAATAATGTCTAATTCTTCACATCCATTAATTATTAAAGGAACTCATATTATTATTGATATTTATCAAATATTTGATAACGAACCTTTAAAATTTAATGATACTATTATTATTATTCTTGATAAAATTGTTGAAAAATTTAATTTAAATGTTGTTGGTAAAGTAATTCATCAATTTGAACCATTTGGTGTAACAGGTGTTTATGTTTTAAGTGAATCACATTTATCAATTCATACATTTGTTGAAGAAAAAAAAATAGCAATGGATTTATATACATGTAATACATTTGATAATAGTATTGAAGTTGTAGAATATATTAAAAGTTTATTTAATCCGTGTATGTGTAATTACAAAATAATATCAAGATAAATATCAATTATTATAATCAATAAGATATTTACATATATTAAAATCTATTTTATAGCGATATGGGCATTTGAAATATAATGTCTTTTTTTGTGTTGCAAAGAATTTAACTAAACATAAATGATGAATATAATAATTATTTGAATGTAATCTATGAATATTTTCAAATAAATTTATTATTTCTTTTTTTGAATTAGTAAATTTATCTAAACATATTGGACAACAATCATGTAAGCCGGTATTTGTTGTAATTATATAAGGTAAATTATTAATATTCCAACCAAATCCTATCATTTTATAAATATCATGAAATATTTCATAATTAGTATGAAATCCCCTAATATATTGTGTTGTTTTATTTTTGACATCTGTAATTATTTTTTGTGTAATTATAGAATTATCAATATTATCATAAGGTGTTCCCGTATTTTTAGAATAATAATATTTTATTTTTTTATCATTTCTATCATCTTTTGATAATAATAAACCATAGCAAATATAATTATTATTTTTAAATGGCGGTTCATCATTAGAAATAGTTATTTCTAATGTAATTTTTAAAGTATTAATGTTATTAATATTATTTGTGATAAATGTATAAAATCTTATATAGTCAGCACCATTTATAAATGCTATTTTTATTATAGGATTTTTAATAAATCGGTCAATCGTTTCATTATCATATGATATATCATAAAACCTATTTAAGGAAAGTTTTTTATTCATGAATGCTTTTTTAAAGAAATTTGCCAATAATCTATCACAAACATATTTATCATAGATGATACCATTATTACTTAATATTTCATTTTCTAATAAAAATAGGAAATTATTTAATTCATCGTAATATAACATTATAATTTAGATTTTAATAAATATTATTATCATTTTTTATATAAAATTATATTAACATTAATTAAAAAACATAATTGATATGATTGTTTATTTAAATATTCCATATAAGGACCGTAAAATAGTTAAAAATTATGGAGCATTATGGGATGCAAAATTAAAGAAATGGTATTGTGAGGAAGATAATGAATTATGTTCTTTATATAATATTTATAAAGATATTGAAATAATTGGGGAAGATAGAACATTTGGAGAAAATAAATTATATATTGATATGATTCCAAAAACATCCTATTTTAAAAATGTGCGTTCATTATTTAATGATTGTGATTGGAATTTGATAAGACATCATATTTATGAGAGAGTTAATCATAAATGTGAATGTTGTGGGAAAAAGAGATTTAAATATTTAGATGCTCATGAAAGATGGGAATTTAATGAAGAAACTAAAACACAAAAATTAATAAGAATTATTGCATTATGTAAATTATGTCATGCTGCAACACATTATGGACATTCAAAAAGAACTAAAAATATTGATAAAATCAATATTCATATTAAAAAAATAAATAACTTTAGTGATGAAGAATTACAAAATCATATTAATGAATCATATAAAATTTGGAAAGAACGAAATAAGACTAAATGGGAACTTGACTTAACTATTATAACAAATTCAGGATTTGAAATTAAATAAATTATTATATTTAATATAATAATTTATTTATAATAATGAGTTATAAAAATAATGATGATACATTAATATTATTGAATGATTTTATTATTGAAATTATAAACAAACATAAATATTTTACTGATACTGAATATAATTCTATTAAAAATATAAATAATAATTGTAAAATTGATAAAGATAATGATTGTCAATGTAATATCAAAAATAAAACAGATATTCAACATTACACATTTTATTTTTTATTAGAATATATAAAAAATATAACATCATGTAATAATAAAAATAATATTTAAATTTAATTCTTTATAATCTCTCAATAATAGAAAATTGAGTTACATTATTTGTATTATTTCTAAAAAATACCATCCAAATTGAACAATTACCTGCATTACATATAATATATTTACATTTACTCATTATTAATGTTATTGCTAGATATTTTAATGAATAATCATAATTTAGTTCTTTATAAACTATATCAACTGTTGATAATTGTTTTGACATATGTCTTATTTCATCATAAAAAATTATATTATTTGGAAATTCATTTTTCATTCTATCTAAAAAATCTGTTTCGTCTGATTGAATAAGAAATTTAATATTTGGTTCTTTTTTTAATATTTCATTTGCATGTGAAATATAATCATCAAATGATGGTAATGCAATCTCGGTTATTTTATCATTTCCTCTATAAAATAATACACAAATATTATCATGGTCAATTGAATATTTATTTTCTATTTCTGATTGTATTTTTAATATTTCATCATTCGGCGTAAAATATTTACATATAAATTGATTTAAGGAAACTAAATCTAAAGTTTTATAATTTTTATATTGAAAACATTCATGATAATTAATATCATGAACATGTTTAATATCAATATTATTATCATTATAATGTTTGAAATAGTTAAAAGTGATATCATCTTTTGTATTTTTTTTATACCATGTATAAAATTCTGTTGTATCATAAATATTTGGTAATTGTTTGTATTTATTAAAAATTAAAATTAAATAATATAATCTTAGAGAGCAACATGAAAAAAATCCTCCATCATGTGCAAGAGCAAAATTCATTATATATTTAAAAGTATTAAAATAAGTCTTTATATAAAATAATATTGATTATTTTATTATTTATATATTAGAATTAGTATTATGACTTCAAGTAATAAAATAAAATTACAAAAATTAATTGATATTATGTCAGAGCATATTCCTGATACTAATAATTATTTTACCTATAACGGAAAACCATTAACAACTAAAATAACTTTTGATAATCCAAAACAAATATCAAAAATTTATTATAAAAGTAGTTCCTTAAATCAATTTATTAAAGAAATAAAGACGGGAAAACATGGATTTATATTAAATCAATATAATAAAAGTTGTATTCAAGAAAGTTATAATAATATTTCAAATTCTAAATGTATGTCTGTTGAAAGTTATAATAATGATAAAATAAAAATTAATATTATAAATAAATCATTAAATATTAATCCTCAAATTATAAAATTTTCATTTCATAATAATTATTATGAAATTTTTATTGAAGATAATCAAGATAATGACGATGATAATGAATTATCTAATTTAGAACTTATAGCAAAAACATTAAAATCATCTATAAAATCGGATAAAATAAATGATAAAATTGTTTCTGATTTTTTTAAATTAACTACTTCATCATAATGACAAAAATATTTTACTATTTTTATCATATATATCATTTGCTTTTATTTAGCGATTTGAGAAAATTCCAAGAATAACCCACATCATAATCGCAATGATGATACCAAATCCAACATCACTTCTTTTTGATTTAATACAATCAGTCCGAATTGCGTTAAACTCGCTAAAATTAGCAAGATTTGTGCAATCAGTCGTCTTATTCTTAAAACAATTGTAAATCTCATCATCCTGAATTTGTTTATGTGCCTCAGAGTTGCAACTATTTACAATTGCCTTATTTGCATTTTTCATATAATTACGAGAGAATGCCCTAAGGTTGCGACATTCAGTCATACTAACAACACTCAATAATGCAACAATCAAAATAATGGCTTTCATTGAAAATTTGATGATTGTTTTATAAAAATAATAATATCAATTTTATAATTATTTACTTATTTAAATAAACATATACATTTGTATTAAAATAATAGTAAATGTTTATAAAATTGAAGGATATTTAATAGTAAAATATTACGGTCAAATACAATGATGCGTTTATTTTATCTCGAACCCGATGATCATACCTACATTTACGGAGGTGATTTATTTGAGGCTGAATATAATCCTGAAACGAAAGAACTCCTTGAGCCATATACTCGTAAAGGTTCTCGACATAAAACGATTAGGTTCTATCCATCAAAGAATTTATTCGTAGTGTATGTGAACAAAGTTATCAAGGAACTTATCTTTGTGATGACTTGCTGGTCGGATGACTTCAAAGCCTACAAACTCCATGATAATATTGCGACTTCATATCGTGAATGTTATCATGGACGGAGAAATCCCAAGTCGTTCCCGTGTAATTTCAATTTCACGGAGTACATTGAGAAGAACGAGTTGGAGATGAAGGATTAAATTCGAGCTTGTGGAGATATATATGTCAAAGTTTTTTGGCATTTATAAATGTTTTTAGATAACCATAATAATTTATAATAATCTTTTTTTTCTATTTTATTATTTGTTTGCATTATTATTTTATTTTTATATTTTATCATATTTCCATCATATATTAAATTTGATTTAAGGCGCTTATTAATAAATATTAAACCTAATAATCCTGAACCGGTTGGAAAATTATCTGATATTCCATAATAATTATTATTGATATTGTTGATAATATTATTAATAGCTCTTAAAAATATTGGATTATTTGCTTTAGTAATTATAAATCCGGTATTTATTAATAATTTATTATAATAATAATCATATTCACCAGTAAAATAATTATTATCAATAAAATTTATTAATTTAAATTTACAATAAAATTTTACATCAATATATATACCACCATATTTATATAAAATGCAATATTTCCACAAATCATTTTTATATTCTATTGGTATTAAATTATTATAGGCTTTATACACATAATCAGGATAATTATCAAAAATAAATTTATTACAATCATTATTTTCATCAAAAGAAAAATAATTAAATTCAGGATTATAATCTTTAATCGTTTTTATATTTTGATATATATTTTCATTTTCTAATAATTTTTTATTATAACATTGAAAAATATTTAATGGAACTTTTGCATAAATGCCAAAAATTGATAATGGCATATTTATAAGAGAATAGGAAATTTAAATGCGACCAGCAACGAAATTGAATAAGTCCTTCCAAGTCTTAATTATATAATTTTTATCATTATATATAATCGTGTTGAAATCATTCAAATTGCTATAATCAATCAAATCTTTAAATTCTTCAAAATCATCTAAAATAAGTTTTATATTTGAACTATTATATTCAACTAATTCAAAATTGTCATTGAAATCTTTATTCATAATAAAACAACTATTGAATGTCTCAAATTCTACTACTACATAATTATATGTAGCAGTACGACTTATCAAATATAACTTATCATCATATCTCCTATATAAGCAACCTTCCATTATGCCTTGAAAAGTATAAAAATAATAAGAAAATCATTTTTTAATTATTTTACTATATTCAATAAACAAATATAATTATTTTATTATATTTAAAATAATTATAATTATAATTGCTAATAATAACATTGTAATAATTGATATAATTATTAAATTTTCATTTTTATTATTATTATTATTTTCATTATTAGATATAATTGTAGCATTATCATAAAAACTTTTTAATGTTCTTATTTTTCCTAACCCATAATGTTCATCCTCGTCGTTTATATTATCTAATGATAATAACCGTTTAACTTTTAATATTGCTTTATCAGGACTAAATGTTTTTTTATTATCAGTGTGATATTTAGGTTTATTTTCTCTTCCATATTCATGATATATAAGATTTTCTTTTGGCGTGAATACATCCCATCCATTTGTATAAAATTTAACTGATGTTAATATTTCTTCTCCTTGAAACAAATCATCTAAAGTAGGGTCAAATGGAATTTCATTTAAAAATTTTGATTCACAAAAAAACATTCCTGCACTCATAAAATAAGATTTCAAAAAATCATTATTATTATTTGTATATATTGCAGTGCTTAATATTAATATTCCTACTTTATTATATTCGGCACTAAAAATATGTGGTATTCCGGAATCAGTAATATCTTTTTTGATAATATCAATTGGATAATGACTTAATACAGGTTTTAATGATAAATTTCTATCTTTTATTTCATTAATCATATTTATTAATTTTTCATCCCAATCTTTTACAAATGTGCTATGACTATCAATTTGTAAATAATATTCTTCACCATTCCATAAGCCTGAACATAAATATCTAGCATATGTCGGACCTTTAGCTTCAAAATATGGTATTCTTATTATATTTATATTAGATTTCCATTTACAATTAATTAAACAATCATCATCAGTATCAAAATTATTTTGTTGGCAAATACCTACAAAACAATTATTTTTATATTTTGCATTTTCAAATAATGAATTAATTGTTTTTTGACATTCGTCATCTCTATAACTTGCAATTGAAATAAATATTGTATTTTTAATTATATCAATATTTCTAACTTTAGAATTCATCTTTATAATAAATAAAGAACAAAAAAAAATAAATTTTTTTAGAATTTCATATAAAAATCTTCATCTGCTAAATCTTCCCATTTTGATGAAATTTCAAGATTAATTTTAGGCTTAGAAACAATATCAACCCATGATTTAGTTTTTTCTTCTTTAATTTCTTCTTTAATTTCTTCTTTAATTTCTTCTTTAATTTCTTCTTTAATTTCTTCTTTAAAATCATCTAAAGTTAAATATAAATTTTCAGAAAAATCATTATTTTTATTAACACTTTTATTTTTTTGTGAAGATTTAACATCTGATGTAATTTCAGTTGCAGGACAAATTTTATTAAATTTATATGATACAATTAATTTTTCTCGATTAGCAAATGATAAACGATGTCTAAATCCGCATATTTCTTTATCACATAATTGTCCAAATATACAATTTTTTTTACGTTTTTCTGCATTTGGTTCATCTTTACTTTTATTTGAAATATCATCATAAAATTTTTTAACAATTTTTCTATCTTTATATGTAATATAATGATTATATAAACAATCAGAATTAACACAAATACAATTTAAATTGCATGTAATAGTTGCCATTGTTTTCTCTTAAACTTTATAATAAATATTATATATGATTATTATCATTTTTTATTTTAAAAATATATGTAAATAAAAATAATTTTATAAATAGTAAGGATTATGTGGATTTAATATTACATCATCCGCAGTTAATTTATTTTTAAACGTATTATCATCATCCGGATAATTTTTTAATATTGTAATTATTTCTTTATTTAATGTTTCTAAATCATTTGTATCAGTATTATTAAAATACTGAGGTTTATTTAATTTTTCAATAATATAATCTATAAAAGTATAAATATTAGTTGAAAATAAATTATTATTATTTACACCACCACCATGTTTTTTATATCGGAAACCATCTTTAATAATTTTAGCATAATCTTGTGTAATTGTTAAATTTTTTCTACGATTGTCATAAGTACCATATTTATTATTATTAATTCTTTTGCTATTTTGAAATGGATTTATTAAACCAAAATCCCATATAACTATTAAAAATCCAATATTTTCAAGATAAAAATCTTTGCCATATAAATTATAATGAAAATAACCACCTGGTTTTATTTTATGATAAAGAAAATTACCACTATGCGCATCACAATGAAAAGCATTAATATATTTATAAAAAAACATAATTGATAACATTATTTGAATTAAGGTATTCCAAATAATTATATCATCACTATAATATAATTTAATAAAATTATGAATATCATTTTCAGCTAGTTCATTTAATGTTATAATTATATTTGATTTATTAGCATTTTCCGGTAAATTATCCAATAATAATTCTAATGATTTTTCAGATTGTTTTTTATATGATGGATTTATATCACTTGAATATACACTTTGTATTTTGCTATCATATTGATTTGAACATGTTAATTTTCCATATGAAATAGGAAAATGAGGACATTCATTTCTTATAACACAAGCTGTTAAATCTTTTAATACTGTATATTCATTTACATTAATAGGATATGAGCCATCACTTATTTTTGTAGCAAATTTTAATAATTTACCAAATTTTTTATTATGTAATCTATAATGTGATAAATATATTGCACCATATACACTATCAGTACCAATTTTTTTTTCTAATATAACACGATTACCAATTCTATATATTGGTTTTCCTGATTTATCATATTTATATAATCTTATGCAATTATTTTTATATTTATTTCTTGTTTCAATATATTTATGTAAAATACGATAAAATTTAATGCGATTTTCAATTGTAGATATTCTATCAATTAAAGGTGCTAAATATTTACCAATTTTTTTTGCATTTATTTCCTCAAATTCTTCTCTATCCGGATGTAATCTTTTAGTTTCTTTAAGTAATTTTTTAATTTTTTCTTCAATTTCCTTATTTTCTTCTTGAATATTTTTAATATCTTTTAAAATATCACTTGGTGTTTTTGTTCTTATCGTTTTAAATGATTTAAATGATGGTGATTGTGATGATTTTGTTTTGAATGATTTAAATAATGTTGAATTTGATGATGTGGTTTTTGATGATGGAGATTTTGATTTTGATAATGATTTAGGATTTGATGGTGTTAACATAGATGATGTTGTTTTTACAGATGATTTATCAGTAATATTAAAAGAACTGCTTGATTTTCTTAATATATTTTCAGGTGCTTTTATTGAAGAAGAAGAAACAAATGATTTAAATAATGGTGATGAACTTGAACTTATTTTAGGAGATAATATTTTTTTAAAAACTATTTCTTGTTTTATTTTCTTAGGAACTATTTCTTGTTTTATTTTCTTAGGAACTATTTCTTGTTTTATTTTCTTAGGAACTATTTCTTGTTTTATTTTCTTAGGTGATATACTTTTAATTTTTAAAAAATTAATTATATCTTTTTTTCTTTGAGTTTTAGGTGCTTTAGGTTCTTTAGGTTCTTTTACTGTTTTTTGAGTTTTAATTTTAGGTTCTTTTACTGTTTTTTGAGTTTTAATTTTAGGTTCTTTAGGTTCTTTAGGTTCTTTTACTGTTTTTTGAGTTTTAATTTTAGGTTCTTTAGGTTCTTTAGGTGCTTTAGGTTCTTTAGGTTCTTTTTTAGGTCTTCCTACTTTTTTAGGACCATCTTTAATTATTTTTTTTAATTTTTCTTTATTATGAAGTAAATATTCTTTATAATAATCACATGCTTTTTCGGAAGCTTGTTTTTTATTAGCATTATATAAATTAACGCATAATGAAAATGGTACTTTATCTCTTGAACATTTTGATTTATATTGAAAATATGGATTTGGTTTTACGCATTTTTCTTTTGCAATAGAATATTCACATGCAGGAGGTTTACATTTAGTATCATTCATATTTATTCTATATAATATATGGTTTTTTATTTATAATATTAGAAGGTTTAATATTTGTAAATGTAGATACATATTTAATTAAAATATTTAAAATATTATTATTAATATTTGATAATAATGAAATATCTGTATTATTTGAATATTTATCTAACATTACTTTAATTTTACTTATTATATCAGTAAAATCTGTATTAAATAAATCATTATTATCAATAATTCTTGAAATTGGTTTAATATAATCATAAGTAATTTTAACTTTCTTTTTATATTTTCCAAATTTATTATTATTTATTGATTTACTGTTATTAAATGGTTGAATTAATCCAAAATCCCATATTACCCATAAATAACCTATATTTTCCAAATAATAATCTTTACCGTAAATATTATAATGAAAATATCCTCCTGGTTTTATTTTATGAAAAAGAAAATTACCCGCATGTGCGTCATTATGATATGCATTCATATATTTATGAAAAAACATTAATGATAAATAAATTTGCGAAATAGCATTTGATAAATAAATATTATTACTGCGATATGTAATTCTATAATTCATAAAATCACCTGATGCTAATTCATTAATTTGATAATATAATGATATATTATTATTAACTAATTCAGGATAATTATCTTTATTGTTAATAACTGATTTATTTAATTTTATATTAATTGGATTACTATAATTACTTTTAATATTTTTATTATCACATGTTAATAAACCATAAGTTATTGGAAAATGAGGACAATGAAATAATAAAACTTGTTTTGTAGCTTCTTTTAAAACTTTAAATTCTATTTTATTATTTTCTGAATAATTTATTACCTTAATTGCAAATTTATTTAATTTAACATATTTATTATCATAATTAATATCATATTTATAATGAGCTAAATAAACAATACCATAAGCACTTTTTGAACCAATCTGTTTATCTAATATTATTTTATTTCCAAGTCTATATATTGGTTTTTTAGTTTTACTGTCAAAATTATATAATCTCATACAAATATTTTTATTTTTTTTTTGAATTGAATTTATATATTTTTTAATAATGATAAAAAAATTAACACGGTCAATTATATTTGCTGATACTCTATTTATAAAAGGTTTAAATATTTTTTTAATTTTATTTACCGCTTTTTCATCATCATCCTTATCTTCCTTATCATCCTTATCGCGACATTTTTTATAGTATTGTTTATATATATTTCCTGTGGTTGAAATCTTTCTATTAGTTTCAGGATTAATATTTTTATTTTTAATCCATTTTTTGCATAATTCATCAGTTATATTTAATGATTTTTTATTATAATTATTTTGATTATTTAAAAGTTTAGAACATTTAGATTTTAAACTTTTATAAATTGCTCCTGTTTCATTAATTTTTCTATTACTTAAAGGATTAATATTTTTATCTTCATACCATTTATAACATAATTCTTTTGTTAAAACTTTTTTATTTGGCATTATTATTATTTGTTTTTATCTAATAATATATGGTTTTTTATTTATTATTTTAGATGGTTTGGTTGTTCTAAAAGAACTCATATTTTTAAGTAAGAATTCTAAAATTTCTTTATTGATTGTTTTTAGAAATTTAGTATCATATGTTTTATTATATTTTTTTATTATATTTTTAAATAATGAAGTGCATATTGTATTTTCAGTTAATGTAAATCCTGAAAAATTTTCAACATTATTAAATTTATATAATATGTTAAATAATAAATAATAATCATTATTTATAGATATTTTATTATATGGTCCATCTTTAAAAGGCATTATTAAACCAAAATCCCATATTACCCATAAATAACCTATATTTTCTAAATAATAATCTTTACCATAAATATTATAATGAAAATAACCACCAGGTTTTATTTTATGATATAAAAAATTACCGACATGCATGTCCATATGATAATATTTTGTATAATTATGAAAAAACATAATTGAGATTAAAATTTGTGTAATATTATTTAACAAATCTATATTTCCTTTTAATATTAAATTTAATAGATTACCATCGGCTAATTCATTTATTTGAATATAAAAATTATCATTATTATTAATTAATTCTGGAAAATAACTTTTAATATTATGTTTATCTTTAATCATTGTATAATCATTATTTAAATGTGAATTATTACATTTTAAATAGCCATATGAAATAGGAAAATGTGGACATTTAAAATCAATTACAAATTTAGTTAATTTTTCTAACATAATTATTTCATTTTTATTTTGTAATGTTTGATTTGTAATTTTGATGGCATATTTATGTAATTTTAAATGTGCTAAATAAACTATTCCATATTTACTAGGTATTCCAATTTGTTTATCTAATATAATTTTATCTCCAATTTTATAAATTGGTTTATTTGTATTTTTATCAATTTTATATATTCTTAAACAATTATTTGTTTCTTTAATGGATGATATATATTTTTTCATTATGATAATAAAATTAATACGTTCTTTAAAATTAAATGTATTAATTTGATTTACTAAAGACATTTTATATTTTTATCTAATTATATATGCGGTTTTATTAATAATATTTGATGGTTTTATTGTTGTGAAAGATGAAACATTTAATAATAAATAATTTAAAATTTCTTTATTTAGGTCATATAATTTTTTATAATCTGTTATAGCATTATATGTTAAAACATTATCATATAATCCTTTTTTCATATAATAAGCATCTGATGTTAATTTATAATTATAATAGCCTAATGCATTTAATATATAATTATAATCATAATTTATAGCTACCTTCGAATGTTTTTTACCATACTTATTTTTATTTTCAAAAGGATTAATTAATCCAAAATCCCATATTACCCATAAATAACCTTGATTTTCTAAATAATAATCTTTACCATAAATATTATAATGGAAATATCCGCCTGGTTTTATTTTATGATAAAGAAAATTACCACTATGCGGGTCTCCGTGATAAGATTTAGTACAATCATGAAAAAACATAATTGCTATGAAAATTTGAACCATTATATTATAAAAATCAAATTTTAATGGTCCTATTATTAAACTATGTAAATCACCTGCTGCTAATTCATTGATTTGAATAATTAATGATTTATTTGAATTTATTAAATCAGGGAAATACTTCTTTTTATTATGTTTATCTTTAACAATTGAATAATCATCCGGATTATCACTTTTTATGGTAGAATTACATAATAATGACCCAAATGAAATAGGAAAATGAGGGCATTTTAATCCAATAACTTGTTTTGTTAAATCTTCAAGAACTTTAACCTCATTAAAATTATTTTTACTTTGATTTGTTATTTTAACGGCAAATTTATTTAATCTGTCAAATTTAGTTCCATATCTAACATTACTTTTAAAATGCGATAAATATACAATTCCATACGCACTTTTAGTTCCAATTTGTTTATCTAATATAATTCTTTTACCAATTCTATAAATTGGAAGTTTAGTTGTTTCATCAATATTATATAATCTTAAACAATTATTTTTTTCTTTTATTGATAATAAATATTTTTTCATAATAATAAAATAATTAATTCTATCAATAATATTTACCGATGTTCTCTTAACATATGGAATAAATAATTTATGTATTTTCTTTATGGCTTCTATTTTTCTTTGTTCAGAATTTAATTTAACTTCGGATTTAGGTTTAACTTCAGATTTAGGTTTAACTTCGGATTTAGGTTTAACTTCGGATTTAGGTTTAACTAAACATTTTTTTGATAATTCCTTATATACACTGCCATTTTCTTTAATTTTACGCAATGTTGTCGGATTGATAGTTTTATTTGCTAACCATTTATTACATAATTCTTTTTCATTTAAGTTTTTATTTTGATTTAAGGAACATTTTTTTAATAATTTATTATAAACTGGTCCATTTTCTTTAATTTTGCGGGTTGTTTCCGGATTGATAGTTTTATTTGCTAACCATTTATTACATAATTCATTTTCATTTAAGTTTTTATTTTTAAGCATTTATCTATTTATATAATCGGTTTTTATTGGAGAACCCTTTTTTAACATAATTAACAATACTACTAAAATATGATGGTTTTATTGGAGATTTATTTCCGATTGTATAAGGTTTTTTATTAATAATATTAGATGGTTTTATAGATGTAAATGAAGGAACATTATCAATTAGATGGCTTAAGAGTTCTTTATTAATATTTCTCAATAATTTATAATCTTTTATGTTATTATATTTATTTATTATATTTGATAATTGTTTTCTCAAGGTGCTATCATCAGATGTTAATATATCATCATAATATTCTATTGCATCTAATATATAAACATAATCAAAATTTATTGAATAATTATAATTAGTTGGTCCATATTTATTATTTTCAGTAAAAGGTTTAATTAATCCAAAATCCCATATGACCCATAAATAACCTTGATTTTCCAAATAATAGTCTTCACCATAAATATTATAATGGAAATATCCACCTGGTTTAACTATATGATAAAGGAAATTACCTGCATGAAGGTCAGTATGATATGATTTTGTAAAATCATTAAAAAATAGGATTGATAATATTAATTGTACAATTGTATTTGATATATTTTTATTTTTATTTAAATTTAAATAATTGTTTAAATCACCTGCTGCTAATTCATTTATTTGTATTAATAATGATTTATTTTTATTTACCAATTCAGGGAATAATTTCTTCTTTTTATGTTTATCTTTAACAATTGAATAATCATCTAAATTATCACTTTTTGCACGTGAATTATTACATCTTAAATGTCCATATGAAATAGGAAAATGCGGACATTTAAAATCAATAACTTGTTTTGTTAAATCTTCAAGAACTTTAACCTCATTTTTATTTTCTTTAGTTTGATTTGTTATTTTAACTGCAAATTTATTTAATTTATCAAATTTAGTTCCATATTTAATATTTGTTTTAAAATGTGACAAAAATACAATTCCAAATACACTATTTGAACCAATCTGTTTATCTAATATTATTCTATTTCCAACTCTATAAATAGGTTTCTTAGTTTGTTCATCAATATTATATAATCTAACACAATTTTTAGTTTCTTTTATAGATAACATGTATTTTTTCATCATAATATAATAATTAATCCTGTCAATAATATTTATAGATATTCTCTTAACATATGGAATAAATAATTTATGTATTTTCTTTATGGCTTCTATTTTCTTTTCATCTGAATTTGCTTTTACTTCTTTTTGATTTTCTAATTTATCTGTTAAAATACCAAATTGTATTTTTTGTAATTTCTCTGTTATAAAGTTAGCTTGTTTTGTTTGTTTTTGTATTTCATTAATAGTTTTTTGAATTTTTAAATTAATAAAATCAATTTTTTTAGGATTATATGAATATTTTTGTAATGATTGTTTTTCTAAATTTAATCTTTCATTTAATAATTTAATTGCAGTTGAACGCAAAAATCTATCAAATTCTAATTCTTTTTTTAAATCTTTTTTATCTTTACTTTTAGCTTTCAATTTTTTAAAAGCATCTTGAATTTTAGTAGCAGCTTTTTGTTTTATATCACTTTTTTGATTTAAGGAACATATTTTTTCAAGTTTCTTATATACATCACCATTTTCTTTAATTTTGCGCAATGTTTCGGGATTGATAGTTTTATTTGCAAGCCATTTATCGCAAATATCTTTTTTTGCTTTTTCTTCTTTTTGATTTAAGGAACATTTTTTTAGTAATTTATTATAAACAGGTCCATTTTCTTTAATTTTGCGCAATGTTTCGGGATTGATAGTTTTGTTTAATAGCCATTTATCGCAAATATCTTTTTGATTTAATTTCTTATTTTTTAACATTTTTATTCTAAACATTAAACAGATAAAATAATGAAAAAATATGTTTTTATTATCGATTTGGATAGTACAATAATTGGTGATTGTAGTTATCAATTACAATTATATAATATTGCTAAAGTAATGAATAATGGTAATAGACAATTAATTAATATAAATAAAATATTATCATCATATTATAATGAAAAATCAAAATTAGTTCGACCGTTTTTTGTTTATTTTATAAATAAAATGCGTGAATTATATAAAAATGATGTATATTTTTATGTTTATACTGCATCCAGTAAAGATTGGGCTAATCTACAAATTAAATTAATAGAAAAAGAAAATAATATTAAATTAAGCAGACCTATATTTACGAGAGAAGAATGTAAAGAATTTAAAAATAAAAAATTACAAACTTATTCAAAATCAATTGACCCTTTATTAGATAAAATTAAACCTAAAAATCCCGAAATTATTATAATTGACGATAGTGATGTATATACTGATTTTAAACATGTTCAAATTCAATGCAAACCATATAATTATACATCATTTTGTGAAATTTATCAAGTATTACCAGGAACAATGCAAAATGATTTAGGTAAAGGAATGATATGTCCATATAGTAAAGATAATTGCACTATTTCAAATAAATTAAAATTATATAAATGGTTATATAATAAATGTCGTGAAATAAATAAAAATAATAAAAAATTTAAATTTGACAAATTTTGGTTAAATTTAGCAAATGCTATTGAAACTAATAAAATTACTGATTTTAATGCAAATGTCATTAAACAATTAACTACGATTGCTAATAATTAGGAATTACTTTATTATTACAATAATTTACATTTAGAATATAATATAACCAATAAAACGGACCAGTAAAGATACCAAGCACCAGACCTAATATTTTTTCACCAGGTGAAGATTCATAAAATAAACATACAATACTTACTATAAATCCAAATAATCCAGATATTATCCATATTAGAATAATTAATGAATAAAAAAATATGTAAATATTATCACTGATTGAATAATCTGAAGTATCTTCTATTGATGTTGTAGGCGATTTTGTTGGTGCTGTAGTAGATATTCCACTCATTTTAATATTAGTTATCTATATAACATTAATATATTATTAATAATATTTATTATTAAAATTATCAAATCTATTACAATAATTTAAATTATAAATATAATATATCCAATAAAATGGACCAGCAATTATTCCAAATATCAAACCTATTATTTTATCTTGGACTGATGAATTATAAAATAAACATACAATTCCTGCTACAAATGCAGCAATACCAGAAATAAACCACATTAATGCAAGTATAAATATAAATATCGCAAATATAACATTAATTCCATCGATTGTTTTATTATCTTTACTTTTATCATTTTTATTATCACTCATATTATTTTTATTATTCTATATTATATATATAAATAATTATTTTTTATTTTGAATATGATAAAATACACACATTAAAAATGCATCGCATAAATCATCTTTCTTTTTATGAGTATTAATTATTGTTAATATTTCATCATTTTTATAAACCGTTTTTAATAAATGAGTGGTATAATAAATAGCATCTAATTTATTTTGTTTATATTTATTTGAAGCAATTGTATCACTGAATTTATCCATAATTTTTAATTTATGTTTAGGGGATACATATACAGTTTCAATATCTAAATTTAAATGTTTACTAATTAATTTAAAATATGTATTTATACATGTTTGAATATTGCGCATTATCGATGTCATCTGACATTCAATTAATATTATTAATTTATCATTAATATCTTCAATATTTAATTTAATCATCAAATCATCTAAAAATTCAATAGTATTATCAATAATTGCTTGAATATTATTTTTATTACAATTTAAATCAATCTTATCTATATTTTTTATATTTAAGTCATTATCATTATCATTCTCACCAATAATAGAATAACAATATGCCATATTTTTAATGCCAATATCAAAAGATAATAAAGTTTTCATATAATAATATATTATATGAAAACTTTATTTATATTTAGGCGGGATTTAAGACTTTACGATAATACATCGTTAAATTTAGTTAAAAATAAATATCCAAATTCAGAAATATTACCTATATTTATATTTAACAAAAAACAAATAGATGAAAATGAAAATAAATATTATTCTAAAAATGCTGCACAATTTTTATTTGAAAGTTTAGAAGAATTGGATTTCATCAATTATTATTATACAGATAATGAAATTAATATTTTAGATGAATTATATAAAAAATATAAATTTGATGTTATCTCTTATAATAAAGATTATACACCATATGCAAAAAAAAGAGATGAAGAAATTAATGTTTGGGCAAATAGTAAAAAAATAGAAATTATCGCAAGTGAAGATTATACATTACATAATATGGGTGAAATAACTAAAGATGATAAAAAACCATATTTAAAATTTACTCCTTTTTATAAAAAAAGTATTCTTAAAAAACCACGGTCATTATTTACAAACAAAACCTTTAATTTTATTAAAGATGATAAATCATTATTATCCTTAGATTTCATAAGACCTAAACCAAATAAATTTATATTAGTTAATGGAGGTCGAAAAAATGCATTAATTATATTACAACAATTAAAAACAGGTAAATTTAATAATTATGATACTGAAAGAGATTATCCATATTTGGATAAAACAACTAAATTAAGTGCATATATCAAATTTGGTTGTCTTAGTATTCGTGAAATTTATTATACATTACCTATAACACATGGAATTGTCAGGGAGTTATATTGGCATGATTTTTATGCAATAATAACTTATTATTTTCCATATGTATTAAAAGGCGAATCATTTATTAAAAAATATGATAATATTAAATGGAATAATAATAATGATTTATTTGAAAAATGGAAAAATGGATTTACCGGATTTCCATTAATAGATGCTGCGATGAGACAATTAAAAATATGTGGATGGATGCATAATAGATGTCGTATGGTTGTTGCGTCATTTTTAGTTAAAAATTTATTTATTGATTGGCGCAAAGGAGAAGAACATTTTGCAAAATCATTAGTTGATTATGACCCTTCGTCAAATAATGGAGGATGGCAATGGTGTGCATCAACTGGAACTGATAGCCAACCTTATTTTAGAATATTCTCTCCGACATTGCAAATGAAAAAATTTGATAATAATTGTGATTATATAAAAAAATGGATTCCAGAACTTAAAGATGTATCAACTAAAATAATTTTAAATTGGGAAACAAAACAATATCCAAATATTAATTATCCAAAACCAATTATAAATACAAAAGAAACATCTAAAATATTTATAAAAACATTTAAAGAAATTTAAAAAAAAATCAAATAATATAAAGCTATTATAAAATTAAAAAACTAGTTTATGAGTAATTTAAATTTAGGTTTTTATACTTATTTTTTTGGAACAAATGATAATCCTGCTTTTGCAATTCCTAATGTTCCGTCTTTAAAATATAAATGTTATTATTATACCAATAATAAAACTATTTTTGAAAAATTGAAAGAAACTGAATGGATTTGCATTTTCATTGATATTGAATTTAAAGATGATGTATTTGAACCTAATATGTATGGAAAACATCTTAAATCTATGCCACAAGAATATCAAGAACTTAAAGATTATGATTATTTATGTTTTTTTGATAGCAAAATAAATAATTTAAATGTAAATTTTATTGAAGATAATATTCATAAATATTTCATTGATGATAATAAAGCATTAATATTAAGATTACATGAATCTATCATCGAAATATATCATTGTAATATAAGGTCTGAATTTTATTTAAGTATGCATCAACCAAGATATCATATTGACCATGATAAATATTTAAATTATATCGATAAACAATTGAATAATGGATTTAGCGAAACAGATGATTATCATTGTAATACAGGATTTCTAATAAGAAATATGAAACATACAAAAATAATAGAATTTAATTCTACTTGGTATAATCATATTAAAGAATGTGGAATTCAATGTCAAATGTCTTTTTTCTTTGTTAAACAATTATTTAAAGAGTATATAATACCAATTGATGGAAAACTAATATATAAAGACATTTAAAAATAAAAAACCTAAGTAATGAGTAATTTAAATTTAGCTTTTTATACTTATTTTTTTGGAACGAATGATAATCCTGCTTTTGCAATTCCTGATTTTCCATCTGAAAAATATAAATGTTATTATTATACAAATAATAAATCTATATTTGAAAAATTAAAAGAAACTGAATGGATTGGTATTTTTATTGATATAGAATTTAAAGATGATGTGTATATACCTAATATGTATGGAAAACATCTTAAATCTATGCCACAAGAATATCAAGAACTTAAAGATTATGATTATTTATGTTTCTTTGATAGCAAATTAAATAATTTAAATGTAAATTTTATTGAAGATAATATTAATAGGTGTTTTATTAATGATAATAAAGCATTAATATTAAGATTACATGATTATATTACTACAAATAATGTATGGTCTGAATTTGGTTTAAGTATGTATCAACCAAGATATTATAATGACCGCTATAGATATTTAAATTATATTAATAATCAATTAAATAATGGATTTAAAGCAACAGATGATTATCATTGTAATGCAGGATTACTAATAAGAAATATGAAACATACAAAAATAATAGAATTAAATTCTACTTGGTATAATCATATTAAAGAATGTGGCATTCAAGACCAAATCTCTTTCTTCTTTGCTAAACAATTATTTAAAGATTATATTGTTCCAATTCCATTTGATGCAAAACTAATATTTAAGGAAGTTTAAATTAAATCTTTAAATGCTTTTGTTAAACTAGGAAGAGTAATATAAACACATTCATTTTTAATGGATAATTTATCGCAATATTTTTTATAAGATTTATATAAATTAAATACTAATTCTTTAATATGACTAAATGATTGTTCATTTTCTAAATTATATTTTTTAATTATCATTTCTAATTCTTCATTTTTTGTATCTGATTTAATATTAATTATTATATCATATGGAATATTTTCATATTTGAGAAAATTGCAATAAATAATATTTCGCAAATAATTATATTTTTCAACTGTTAGTATTTCGTCTTTTATTTTTTCATTATTGACATATTCAATATTATTATCTATATAAATTTCTAATAATTTTATTTTCGATATTTTATTTAAATTTTCACATAACATACCTTTTTTAAAATAATGCATATGTATACTTGTGATTAATTCCATCTTTGTCAGTTTTTCTTTCTGAATTACTGCTCTACTTGTCATTATAAATGATAAATATTGATTAATAATATAATTAATTATCAATTTTTATTATAATAAAAAATGATTTATTTTTATTTATAAATATTTATATAAAATGACTACTATTACTACTCATGATGAAAAGTTCTTCGAAAATGAAAATGGAATTTATTTTAAATCACGTTATCCTTCTCAATGGTATATTTCAAATTTTAAAATTGATAATATTGAATATAATTGTTGTGAAAAATATATGATGGCTGAAAAAGCTAGATTTTTCGGTGATGTTGAATCTGAAAAACTTATTATGAAGTCAGATGACCCTAAAGAACATAAGAAATTAGGAAGAAATGTTAAAAATTTCGATGCCGATAGATGGAATGCTGTAGTTGATGATATTGTATTTAAAGCAAATTTTGCTAAATTTACTCAAAATTTAGAATTGAAAGTTAAACTATTAGCAAGTGGTGGAAAAATGTATGTTGAATGTTCTCCTTATGATTGTATTTGGGGAAATGGTATGAATATTACAGATACTCTTAATACTTCAATTGAAAATTGGAAAGGTACTAATCGTCTTGGATTAGCTATTATGAAAGTTCGTAATACATTAAGAACTATGTAAAAAAAAATTATTCAAAAAAGAAACAAAAAGATATTTATTCATTTTCTTTTGTTTCTGATGCAACAGATACAACTTCATCAGATGCAGGTGTTGCTGCGCCTTTTTGTCTTTTCCATTCTTCAGTAGCTTTTTTCATTCTTTCTTTTGGATTACATCCATCATTTTTAAGAATTGCCATTTGGTCTTTAATAAATAGATTATATTGTGAAGGAGCTTTTTTAGGTTTATCGACACCATTTTTATCAGTATTTTTAGTATTTTTATGTGCTTCTTTTAATAGTTTAACTAAATCTGAAATAGAATAAGAAACTGAAACATCAACTGATGATACAAATTTATCGATAATTTGTTTAGTAGCCATTTTATTTATTTGTAATATATATATCTTATGTTTATATCCATTTTTATTTCAATTTATTTGGATAAATAAAAAAATGATATTATTTTTTTAATAATTATTATAAAATAGGATTAATAATGAGCGGAGACAATTATTATAAAGTTTATCAAGATTTTACACCCGTCGTTTTAACTAAAAAGAAAACATTTCAATCATCAGCATCTCAACAATCAAAATCAAATATTCATGTTGATATTAAAAAGGATAGTGATGATATTACACCAATTATTTATTATCCAATTGATAAAATTAATATTATTAAAGAAGCACGTATGGCTGCTAATTTAACACAAAAAGAATTGGCAAATAAAATAAGTCCTGTTATTCCTCATGATTTTATTACTAAAATTGAAGGTGGAAAATATCCATTTGATAATAAAACATATAATAAAATTTTACAAGTATTAAAAATTAAAAATCCTAAAAAAACTTAAATTCATATTTTACCATTTATTGTTTGTATTTGACCATTTATTGCATCTATTTGATTTTTTAAATCTTTTATTGATTCTATTATCAATCCTGCCAAATTTCCATATGCAACATTCGAATATCCTGCATCATTTATTGATACTGCCTCAGGTAATACAATATTAACTTGCTGTGCTATTACTCCTGTTTGTCTTTTTGTTACTGTTCCACCATTATTCAAATATGTAATACCACTTAAAGAACATAATTTATTTAAGGCATCATCAATAACTCTTATATCAGTTTTAAGACGACTGTCGGCATTTTCGAATAATGAACCATTTAAATTAAATTCAAAATTATTTATTTCTGATTTATAATTAATTTCTAATGCATTCTTATAATCATTTGTTATATTTGTATCTATAAATACATTTTTATCATAATTTATTAAATCATATTTCTTCCATATTCCAAATGTCTCATTATGAGAACCAATTCTATATATCGAATTAAAATCTTTATTATCAGAATTAACAATTTTTATTATTTTTGTATTGAAATGAATAAATGATTTTGAAGTGCATGAATTTAATGTTATAAAATTATCATTGTCTGAAAAATTATTTATTTGAAATAAATTATTATTTATTTCATTCATCGTATTGCCATTTATTAATATTCCTCCCTTATAACTATCTCTAAATCCTACTGCAGGATTTAATATTATATTTTTAGTATTTAATTCAAAATTTGTTGTTGATGATATATTATTAAGCATTGATATTATATTATCATACAATGATACTCCATCACTATTAAATATATCACCTTTTAATAATATATTATTTGTTTCTATATTCCCACTTGTCTTTAATGTTCCATGTGAATCAATATTTATTAATTTTTTATTATTTAAATATATCTCATAATCATCCGTATAACTATAAATATTATGATTATTATTATTAATATTTGTTTGTTTTATTAATGGTTGTTTTAATGTCGTATTTATATAGGATATAGTTATATTATCTCCTTCATACATATAATAATAATCATTTATTGTGATATTTAATGGTATATTATAAATAATATTATTTATTTTTATTGGATATAATTTTAACTTATTTATTGTATACGTTTTTATATTTGATGTTAATCCTTCAAATGGTCTTAAATAATCAAGTCTATTATTTATTATTATATCATCATTCTTTGTTTGTGTTTTTGTTATAGTATTCTTATAACTATTATTATATAAGCTAGTAGGAATTATATTATTAAATCTTATTAAATTATATTTATAATTTAATAATTGAATATTTAATAATTTTAAATTAAATGATGAATATCGATTATATGTAATATGATTTGTTATTTTTATGTTATTTTGTATTGTTTCATATTTAATTGTTATTGTTCTAATATCATTAGTATCTGATGAAGTCCCAATTATATGCGTTGTTCTTAATATTACTTCATCATGACTTCCTGTTTTAAATTCAGATTCAACTTGAAATTCATTATATATTTCTCCTTGTGTTGATTTATCTATTGGAATTGGAACATGATAATATATATTATAATCAACAGGTGTGATTCTAAAAGTATATGCTTTCAATCTATAATTAGTATTAATATCATAATTATAACTTATATTTGCATCTCTTGGTTGTATTATTGGTAATAAATTAACTATATTACTAGCATTTATTTCTTGATGTGTAAAAGGTAATATCTCACTAATATTATTATAACTAACACTGACATTACTTAATGTATATGGAATAGTATCTAATAATATATTTGATGAATAACTAAAAGTAGATGTTGCTATATCATAATCTGTATTTGTATCATTCAATTTTGAATAAGTTATTCCATTTTCATTATATTCAACTTTTAATTTTTCAGATACATTTATAAGTTCTGGTTTAAATATTGGTGATATAGATGTATAATTATTTTTTAATTCTAATGCTGTTTTATTATTAAAACTATTAATAAACAAACTAGAATTATTAACAGTTGAATTTACAGCAATTCCATTTGATGTTATATTAAATATATTTGTAGAATTATAATCAAAACTATAAATATTAGAAATTGATAATTTCCAATTATTAACACTATTTTGAACAAATGATAATAAAATAGGATTTGTCGATGTGTTTGTTAATTTTAATAAATTATTTGTTGTATCTTCATTTATATGAACAATTGCATCTTCACTTATACAATTATTATTAATATCATAAAAATTACCACTCCCAATATTTAATATATGATTATCATCATTTATTGTATAACAACTAAAATATGGTTTACTTGATTTTTTCCTTATTATCTCAAATATCGTATTATCTCTTGTTGATTCTACTTTATTAACATCACTTCTATGATATATATGTGATATTTTCAATGATACACCATCAATTATTGAATCTTTAAACGAAAGTTCTTGTTTTTTTAATGTATCTATTAAATTAATATCAATAGATGATGATGATTTTAATGATAACAGATTTCCTGTTGATGTTATAAATTTATTTGTTCTACAATTAAAACTACTTGCGCAACTATTAAATTTATTATTATAAATATATGCAGCTGAATCATTATCTGTATCATTTACTGTTTCTAACCATTTTGAATAATCATTATCATGACCAATTATTAAAGATTTTTTTGGATATATTTTAATATCATTACCTATAATTAAAACGTCTGTATTTTGTCCTGTGGTATTTATTGGTGCTATTGTTTTTATAGAAGAATTAACTGAATAAGATAAACTTGCAAATAAAACAATATTTTGAGATATATCATTCCATGATAAATCAAGATAAGTATTTGCATATTCAATAAGATAATTTAATAAAGTCATAAGTGATAATGAAGTATTAATATAAATATTAATATAATTGAATAAAGCTTCAACTAATAATGTAGTTGAATTTGCAAAATTATAACTATTATTGATAATATTAATATATTTATTTGTTGCATGTAATATTAATTCTAATAATATCCCTTTATCATTTCCGATAGTAGTATTATAATTACTAAGATTTATAATATCATATTTTAATTCTCTCAATAAATTTATATGATTATCCAATATTTCTATAGTATTGTTATAGCAATCATTCAAATCTTCATTTAAATCAAAAATATATTTATAATCATTGCAAATATTTATTATATTTGATTTATAAATTGCAAATAAATTTAATAAATATTCACCAATATATTCTTTTATTCTATTGATACCATCATTTATTTTATTATCATTATCATAGTATAATAAATTAGAACTAAAGTCGGGATTAAATTTTGATATTATATCATCCAATTCTATTGTATTATTTCTATTTATTATAGATTTTTGTAAATATATATCAATATCTGTATTTATTGCATCAACAATTTTATTTGTTAATAGTTGATTATTAATACTTATATTTGAATTATTAATATTTATTCCATTGTAACTAATTGTAGATAATAACGTAGGATATAAATTTGGATAATTATCTAATATATTACCATAAATATTTGATGTATTCATTAAAATATCTAATGCAAAATCCTTATTACTTGATAATATTAATGATGTAATTTCTGAGTTTGTTTTTATATTATCTAAGTTTGAACATTTAAAATAATTATTAGATGCATATATCATATCATTTGATGATAAATATGTTAAATTAGATGTTAATAATTTTATATTTCCTAAATTATCATAATAATTACTTGAATTATTATAAACATTAGATGCTAAAATTTTATTACTATTTCCAGTCATTATAATATTTGCAATATCTAAAATATAATTCTTATTATTATAAATATTCAATAAATCATCATATGCTGAAGTTGATTTTGTTAAATAATTAAATGATAATGTTTTATATTTATTTGCAAGTATTATTGAACTATCAATATAATTATTAATATAATACATATCATTATAAATATTTGATGATATATTATAAGTTTTAATTGAATATAATTTATTACTTGTTGTATTATCTTGTAAACGTGGTATTGGTGTGTCATTTGTATTCATATAATTACTTGCCCAGAAATCATAATTAGAATTAGTAATCTTAATTAATTCTAATCTTAAATTAGATGTAATATTGCTAAATTTTTCAATTACATTTGAATTTATATAAATATCATTTATTTTATCTATATAAATACTCGTATCATTTGTAATATTTGATATTAATATATAATTACTATAACTAATATTACTATTTATTAATGCACTATCCATATAACTGCGTATTGGTAGTGATAATATATTATATAAATTATTAGTATTAGTAGTATTTAATGATATCATATCATTTGTATTGTTTACTGTTGTTTTTAATGGTAATATTATATTACTAATATTATTATAAAATTGATAATATATATTTAAATTATCAAACAAATAATTTAAATTATTAGATGTATTTAATGCAATATTTTTATTATCATTCAAATAATTTGGATAAGTCGTGCTAGTAATAGTATTTTTAATACTATCTAAATTATAATAATAATTACTTGCAACATAATAATCAGTATACATCAGTTCTTTTGAAACAAAAGCTAATGATAAAACTGAATTATTTGGATTTCGAAATAATATTTCATTACTTATATTTGTAATATTATTTTTATAATTTATTGTATTATCATAAATATTTGATGATAATTCTAAATTACTATATCCATATTTAAAAATAGTATTGATGTCATAATTATGAATAATATCTTTATAATCCACAACCATTAGATTTGATACATTTCTTACTAATCCAATTTGATTATTTGCCGCATTTACTAAATTAAATGAATTATTTGATGTATTTATTGTCCTTAAATAGAAATTATTTATTGTATCATAGATATTGGATGATAATGTTAAATTGCTATATGAATATAACATATTATTAGATGCATTATATACTAAAGTTGAAACTACTATATCAGTAGGATAATTATTAAAATTTGAATTAATAAAATAATTATTGCTAATTGCGGGTGATATAGATAATATATATGATAAATAATCATTTGTATTATTTGATGTTATTTTATAAAAATTAGAATATGATATTATATCATCTAAGATAATATTATTTAATTTATTATTATTTGATGATAATATGTAATTACTTGCTGAATAATTAATATTTGAATTTTTGTTAAAATTATTTTTATCATCTAATATATTTATATATGTATTATATGCCAAATTACTATTTACAAATGATATTCGTTTTGGATGATTAGGTGATAAAATGGTATCAAAATAATAAACATTATTACCTAATGAATAAATCTTATTAATTATTGTTTCGACAGGATTTGGTGAAAATAATATATTATTATCATTAAATTTATAATTACCTTTAATATTTATAGAACCATCCAATTCTATATCTCCTGTTATTCTGACATTTCCTGTAATTCTTACATCTTCCTTATTTTTGTTAAAATCAACGGGTGTATTATAAGTTATTGGATTATTAATATCTATATAATATTTTTCATTGTCATAATATAAATTTATGCACGATTTTTTAGGTTTATAACCATTTTTCATATAACCAAATTGTAATGGACCAGCATAATATTCATCATCTGTAATATGATTTTTATAGATATACCATTTATTTTTATTTACATTATTAATATTTGTTGAATCATCGCAAAATTCTATTCCCGAATATCTTGAATTATCCGTAGAACGATAAAATGTAATTACACTATTATTTATCTTATTATTATTAAGATTTGTATTTTGTATTTGTAATGACATAGTTATCTTATTATTATCCAATTGAACACCTAAACCTAAATTTACATTTTCAATTATAGCATTATTCGAATTTATATTAAGATATTTAATTGAACATAATTTATTATTTCCCTCATAATAACCATCATAAGAATTTATACCTCCTTTCACATTTAATTGTTTTTTATTATCATTATTATCATTATTAATATTAATATTTAAATTTGATATATAATTATTATTATTATTTTTGATTATCATATCACATTCATATTCTATATTGTTTTTTCGGATATAATAATTGGATGTTATAATATCTCCATTAATATCAAGTGTTCTTGTTGGTCTTAATGTATTTATTCCGATTTTGTTATTTTCAAATATACCTAAATTTGGTGGTGTGTTATTAACTTTAGATTTATCCTTACCAGCATAAAAATAAATATTATTCCATGTTGTATTATATTGTGTTAATATAACTAAACTATTATCGAACTCATTATCCAATGGATTTAATTTTGCATGTCCAATATATGCAGCAGAACCATATGCGGTTATTGTCGAATCATGTAAATATAATTCAAATTTATTTTTTTGATTATCTTTATATTTATAAATATTTACTATTTCACTATTATAATTATTATCAGTAATATTTGATGTTGTTCCTCCAATATTAATGAAATTTGTAATTGTAATATTTGGTATATTACTATTTATATTTGTTGTTGTTCCTGATGATGATGTTCCAATATTAGCTAAATTTATTAATGCATTTTTATAATATAATTCACCTGTAATATTTAAGTTTTTAGTTGTTATTGCATTATCACAATTTAAGCTATTCATAGTTGTTTCATCTGAAAAAAAGCATCTATTATTGAAATCACAAATTCCTGTTCCATTAACAGTTAAATTATTATTAATAAATAAATTTGTTGCTATTAAATTATTATTCACATTTAAATCATTTGTTATTTCTGAATTACCATATATCATCAATTTATAACTATTTGCATTTGTTCCAATGTATACATTCGAATTAAAAATAAATTCTGATTTATTAAAATTACCTCCACGTATTTGATTAGCTTCTAATGTTAATCCTCCTGCTGCTCCTTGTCTAAGATATAAACTATCTAATGATTTAGGTTGTCCGGATACATAATCATTTATAATAATTGTATCAGCGTATAAACTTTTTCTAACATATAATTTTGGAAATTCTGTAATATTTATACTCTTAAAATGAGATGATACATTTGAATAAAAATCATATGTTATCATAGTTGTCAATTTATCCAAATTTATTAAAACTGACCCATTTGTATCCAATGATAATGACGGATGTTGATAATTCGCATAATCAGGAGTATTTGTTCTATCTCCATCCTTTAAATATAAATTATCTATTTCATCATAAGATTTACTAATGTTAAAATGTAAAGGCATATCTTTAGAAGTTATTATATGACTTGGTGAATTATTAACATTTCCAATAATACCACAACTAAATCGCGTTGGATTATTATAAGTTTCATCATTATTTTGAATAACAAATTGAATATTACTAACATTATTATTGCAATGTCTTGATATTTTTAATGGATTTGTATTATTATCAGCATTATTTAAATTTCCAATTGTTACATTATGTGTTGTATAAATATTATTCTGTAAATAATCTTTTACTGAATAAAATACTAAATGTGATGATATTCTATTTAAAACTTGATTAAAACTTATAATATTTTCTGTTAAATTTGCTGATATATTAATATCTTCCGATAATATTATATTTTGCGCAGTTATACTACCGATACATTGAATATTACCCTCAACTATTAATGACTTATTTGGCATTTTTAGCAAATTACTTCTACTTGTATTAACACCAACTGCAGTATCAGTAACAACTAAATTATAAATATGATTTAAGGAATTTGTATTATCATGACCTTCATTATAAATTTCACCAACAGCTAAATAAGTTTGAATATAATTATCTTTTGTTAAATCTAAATTATTTATATTTGATAATCCAATACCAATTGAATCAATTTGTATTCTAGTATAATCCATTTATATTTATATATAAATAATTTTTAATAACTGTTTATATAATAAATTAAAATGTATTATATTAATACATTATTTATTTCAATATTATTAATCAATTATTGCTATATTAATTTACAATTAAGAGTTAAAAAAAATTATACAAGAACATTTGAAGTTGATGAATTATATTTTTAGGGGGTAGTATCCGGGGTTGATGGAGACATTCTTAATAATAATCTTCTTATATCAGCTAATTGCTTATTAACTTCTAAATGATTTGATATTTCAGACGCACTTGCTCTATAAGTATAAAATAATAAATGTTTGAAAAATAAATTCATTTGTTCTTTTGATAACTCTTTTGATGATGATAAAGTTGATAGTAATTGGAAAGGGTCGATATTATTTTTATTTTCAGTATATAATATATTTTGTAATTGAGTATTAATAATATTATAATATCTCATCATCTCTTCTCTATTTTGAGGTGTTAATACCTGATATTGTTGCATTTGCATTTTCTGCATTTGTTGCATTTTATTAAATTTGTCAATGTCTTTTGTTGAATATTTTGATTGAGAAAAACTACCGTCTCTTTGCAGAATACTTTGCATTTCATTAAATTTTTTTATATCATCTTGAGAATAATCTTCTTGAGAAAGATAACCTTGATTAGGAATATAACCTGGTTGAGAAGGATAACCTTGATTAGGAATATAACCTGGTTGAGAAGGATAACCTTGATTAGGAATATAACCTTGCATAGGATACGAAGGATAACTATTTAACATTGAAGAATTCATTAATTATATTATCTATATTATAATAATTTAATAAAAAAAATTAATCATTGGTTGTTAATTGTCCATAATAAATTAATGCTTCTTTACTTACATTATTTTCCGCATCCTTTTTTGATATTCCTGTAGCGGTTGCTATTGTATCTCCTAATCTATTTTTAACACTATAATTAAATATTTTAATGCAATCTTTAGTTATTATTCCTAATTCACTAAATTTTGGTGTATCTTGTATGGAATGTTGCATATATGAAACCAACATATCTTTATAATTAGTTTTTTGTATAATTAATTCACTGAAATCAATATAATTTTCAATAATATAAATAATCCATTTTTCGGCTATATAATAACCAGCGCCAGTTAACGGAATTAACTTTAATCTTTCTGGCAAAATAATACTATCGTCCGCATTTTGAAAATCAGTAAATAATGCTCCAATAAAAGCTTCAAATATATCCTCCATTATTTTATAATTATTTCGTCCGTTTGCTTCCTCTACTTGTTTAGATATTATTGCAAATCTTGCAAATCCTATTGTATTTGATAAAAATCCTAGCATTTTACCATTAACAATACGAGTTCTAATTTTAGATAGAAAACCTTCGTTTTGGTCGGGAAAACGAGAATAAAGATAATTAGCAACAACCATATTTAATATTGCATCGCCTAAAAACTCTAATCTTTCATAAGACATATCTTGAAGAGCGATACAATTCTTTGGACAATTCATATTTCCGGTTGCAAAATCAGCATTTTTCATCGTGCAATAAGATTTATGGATAAATGCTGTTCGATATAAATTAATATTATTATATTTAATATCATTCAAACCATTATTATTAAAAAAATTCATTAAATCTTCATGGTTTAACATAATATTTGTACTATTATATGGTAATTCTTCATTTTGTATTATTTTTGTTTTATTATGAATACTTTCTATTTTTTTCATCGTAATAAAAAATATTCATCATAACATTATATCATTTTTTTATTATAATGGTCCGACTGGTTCAATTAAATCATCAAATTCTATAAATATCTCATATAAATTATCATTTTTCATTATAAATATTTTATAAAAATTTACATAAATGATATCATCTTTAATAAAACTACCGTTTAATCCATTTATAATTACATACATTAAATTATTATATTCAAAATATGGAAAAATGGCAAAATTAGGAATATCATTTTTAAATATATAGCGTCTAATATAATTAATTATATCATACACTTTCATTATTTCTGTCATTATTAATAATTATTATTTATCATTTTTTGTTAATATATATTCATAATTATTGTTGGTTCGTTTAATAATAATCATATTAATATTTTTATTTATTATTATTATTGTTTTTTTATTGACATCCATTTTATCATATTTATTTTTCCATAATTCTAAACGTTCAATTAATGATTTTAATGCCTTATTTGATATATAGATATTGAATAATTTATGTAATCCATATTTCCAATATAACTCACATACATTCAATTTATCCAAATTATCTATTTCACTTATCTTAAAATTTTCAATAGATTTATTCAATATCTCATTATAACTTTTTAATATATTACTTAAATTAAATAATCCATCTATTATCCTATTATCCCATTTTTCTAATACCGGTATAACATCATTTCTTATTTTACCTCTCTGACTCCAATTAGGAGTGCTATTTTTTAAATAAGGCAAATTATGGTCATTTGCAAATTTATATATATCATCCTTTGATACATCAATTAAAGGACGAATAAATTTTATTCCATCTATTACTGATTTATATTCAATTCCTTGCAAATTCTCATATTTATTATTATATGCAATATTTGTTAATATATTCTCAAAGCAATCATCCTTATTATGTCCCAATATTATAACCGGATTTTCATATCCTTTCTGCAATTTTTTATATGAATTAAATCTTACCTTTTTCGTATAAGCCTCATAAATATCCCTTAAATCATTTATCATACAATCATGTCTATTAATTTCAGTTATTTTGCGAACATATAAATCAATATCTAAATCACAACATAAACAACGTAGAAATTTAACTTCTTCTTCAACTTCTTTACGATTATTATAATTAATATGAATTGCAACTATTTTTACATTTTTATAATAATTATGAAAATTATACAAACACACAACGGAATCAACTCCACCTGATAAACTTATTATTATCATATCTGTATCAAGTTTATCAAAGTTTCCTATTTTATATAATTGATGTTCTGATATTTCCATTATTGGATTATTATCTAAAATAGTTCTATCAAATTCACTTGGATAATTATAATAATCTAATTCTTCTTCAAAATTTGCTCGGGTATAAGTAGCTTTAATAAAATTCTTTAGAATTTGATTTTTATTTGATAATTTCCAATATTCATTCATGACAAATATTAAATTTTCTTTTATATTAGAATGTCTATAAACTAACATATAGAAACACCAATCATTTATATTTAAAATATTTATAAATAACTGATTTTTATGTTTATTGGCAATTTCTAAAGCTTTCCTATTAAAATAAATTAATATATGATTATTATATTCTCTTCTATAATAATGTCTTGTTAATTGGTCATATATTAAAATACCTAATATTGGTTTTAATTGAATATCATAACAATAATCATTTATTAAATCTCCATATTTATCAGATAAATATTTATCATTCTCATCATTCTGACAAAACCAATATTCTTTTCTACTAATCCAATCATCATAAAACTCATTCATCTTAAAATGTATGAGTATAAACAAAAATAAATCAATTTTTTCAAATTTTTATTATATATATATATATATGAGCGAATCACTAAATACAATAAAAATAGGTGTTGTAGGAGATGGTCCTATTGGTAATTTAGTAGTTGCTAAATTACTTATTGAACATGGTAAACATAATAATGGAAAAAATAATATTGAAATAAAACATTTTACTAGCAATAGAGTTTTGACAAAAGGATATACTCGAAGACATATATTATTTATTACAGAAGAATTTGTAGCTGAATTAGAAAAACATGTATTAGAATGCGACAATTGTCCATAAATATTAAAAATAACCAAATATTAACTGAAGAGAATGAAGTTGGGCAAAAATTTTTATTTACCATAAGAGTATTAGAAAATATAATTGAAAGAGAGTTAAATAATAATAATAATAGATATTGCACAGGTACTACTAATTGTATATTCAAAAAAATACCAAATACGACTGAAGATAACAACCCTCCTGACTATTTTAATGATGATTTAGATTATATTTTCTTTGCAACAGGGACAAATTCAGGAGCATTAAGGTATAAATATTTTTATGATAAAAAAGCACCTAATACTACTACAGTTAAAATAATATCTAATGAAACAGAACCAATTATTGCTTTTTATACACACCTAGGCACTGCAGATATTAATGATATAGAACAAATTATTAGTGAAGATAAAAATAGTCAAATTCAATTTATAACTAAAGAAGATTTAAGGGATAATGATATTGATTTAAATAAGTTAGTAGAACAAGTAAATATTATAAATAATTTTTATCTTTATATACAAAATTTTCTAAATGATAAAGAAATTATGGCAAAATATAATAATCAATTCTTTATAGACAAGAAAACGTGGCTTATGGGTAATGACTATAAACAAAGAAATTTAGGTCTTAATGGTTATGATAATTTTAAAGAATTTCTTGAAAAATATCATAGTGCAATTAATATGATATTAGGATTATTTAAACCTTATCCGGGAAGAGATAATGCGGATGTTATAGCAACTAAAGTCTCATTATTTAATGATTATATTCAATTTTTACTACCAAAAAATTCACGAAGTGGAGCTGCAAAAGAAGCAGCTCAAGCAGTATATAACGAAATGATTGATACAAATGCTGCATATACTAATAAAATATTAACATCATATTCACACAAAATATATACATTATTAGAAAAAAAATATCAAAAATGCCCAATGCAAGCTGGAAAATGTGAACAGCAAAAATTTTTAGTAAATGCTGTTTCTCAATCATTAAATAGTTATGGTATTATTAATAATAATAAATTAGTATATGCAGTAGAAATAAATGGAAAAAAATCTTTTATGATTGGTGATATGGCAAATGCTTATTCAGCAGGTATTTCTGTTGAAATAGGTTTTAGATTTGTTAATTATATAATTCCAATGTTTTATAATTTTTATATAAATAACGAAAAAACAATATTAAATTGCAGTGAATTAAATATTGTTGAAATTTTAGATGATTTATTATCTGCAAAATATACAGATTTATTAAATAAATATATAAATAATGGAACTGAAGATACTGAAACTACATTAAACCAATTAATTGAAAATATTAAAATAAATTATGAAAACGACAGCAATACTTTATGTAATAATGCCGATATATTTTTAGCATATTATAATATAGTATCTTTAATACAATATATTAAAAATTCAGATTTAATTATTAAAGGACAAAAACTTATAGGAATTTCAAATACACTTAGACCTTCTAAAGGTCCATATATTCCTCGTCCTCCTCCTCCTCCTCCTTCTCCTCCCGAATACAATTATAAAATTATAAATAATAATAAATCAGAACCTATCACACATGGTCAACTTGAAAAATTTGGTGGTAGAAAGAATAGTAAAAGAAGTAGTAAATTAAAGTTTTAAATTATATATATCATCAACTAAACCAAGATTAATTGCTTCTTCTACATTCCATTCAATATCTTTTTTTAAGATTTTTGTTAATTTTTTTGCAGTCAATGATGTCTTATCTACATAAATATCCATTAGATGTTCATGGACTTTCTTAAAATTTCCGTATTCTTCCTCGATATAACTCATCTTACCCCATACTCCTGAACGTAATTCATGGATTAACATATATGCATTTTTCCCCATATATCTCTTAGTTCCACATACACTTATAATTGTTCCAGCTGATGCAACAAAACCATCAATTACTGTATATACAGGCAATGATAGCGAATTCATACAATCAATAATACTTAATGCTGAATGAATTAATCCTCCATTAGTTGTTAAATGTAGATAAATAGGCAAAGGTTCAATATTTAATATCGCCGATGTTGATTTTAATCTTTGTTCCATATTTCTCAATTCTTTATTTAAATTAAAAGCACTTGATACATCAATATCGCTATTAAAATAAATATGATTACTATGGCAATAAATAGACGTTCCAATTAATTTATGAATAATTGGAGTAATTGTTGGAGTTGCTTCTTCTTCGTCATCATCATTATTAACTTTGATTTGTTTTCTTTTTTTGTTTTGAGCTGGAATTATTGACATCCAATTATATTTATCCATGTAGTTTAGTTATTATAATAAATCTTTATATAAATCAAAAAAATTAATTTAATATCATTTCTACAACTTTTAGAATTTTTGATTTTATTTTTTCATTATTATCTAAAATAAATATTGATGGATTTGATGATAATTCATTCCAATTAATTTTATCTTGATTTTCTTTAAGTAGTTCTATCGCATTTGGATTTCTTGATAATCTTTTCCAATCAATTTTAGATGGATTTTCTTTAAGAAGTTCAATTGCATTTGGATTTCTTGATAATATATGCCAATCATTTTTATCAATTTTATCAAGATTATCTTTAATTAGTTTAATTGCATCTGGATTTGTATTTGATGATAATCCGGTCCAATTAATTTTATCAATATTTTCTTTTAAAATTTCAATAGCATTTTCATTTTTAGATAATTCATACCATGTAATTTTATCATGATTATTTTTAATAATTAATTCAATAATTTCTTTATTTATATTAGATGATAATAATAACCAACTAATCTTATCAAGATTTTCTTTAATAAGTTCATGCGCATTTGGATTCATCGTTAAATAAATCCAATCAATTTTATCAGGATTTGCTTTAAGCAATTCAATCGCATTTAAATTTTTCGATAAATGACCCCAATGAATCTTATCAAGATTATCTTTTAATAATTCAATCGCATTCGGATTTGATGATAATAATATATTCCAACAAATTTTATCCGGATTTTCCTTAAGTAGGGAAATACTATTTGGATTTGATGATAGTATATTCCAATGAATTTTATCTGGATTTTCCTTAAGTAGGGAAATACCATTTACATTCATTGTTAAAACCATCCAATCAATTTTATCCGGATTTTCCTTAAGTAGGGAAATAGCATTTGGATTTGATGAAAGATTATACCAATTTAATTTTTTAATATCAATCCAATCTAATAATTCATATGATGGTTTATAAATATGATGTGAAATAATCTCGCATATATCTGTATTCATTGTTTTATATGATAAACAAAAATAATATTAATTATCATTTTTTAATCAATTATGATAAAGCTAAATTTAAATTTCTATTTATTTGTTCAAGTTTTAAATTATTTTTATTATGGTCCAATTCAAATATTGATGCATTCGCATATAACATTTGCAGGTCATAACAATGAAATCTGATATTATCCAAATTTTCTTTTATTATTTCAATCGCATTTGGATTTAAGCAAAGATAAAACCAATCAATTTTATCTAGATTATCTCTTAATAAATCAATTGCATTTTTATTTGAAGATAATGCTTTCCAATTAATTTTATCTTGATTTTCTTTTAATAGAGAAATTGCATTTTCATTTTTAGATAACCAATTCCAATTAATTTTATCTGGATTTTCCTTTAATAATTCAATTGCATTTTTATTACTTGACAATAACATCCAACTTATTTTATCTGGATTTGCTTTTAATAATTCAATTGCATTTTCATTTTTAGATAGCCAATGCCAATTAATTTTATCTGGATTTGCTTTTAATAATTCAATCGCATTTTTATTGCTAGACAATGCAATCCAACAAATTTTATCAAGATTTTCTTTAATTATTTCAATTGCATTTGGATTGTATGATAATAATCCCCAATCAATTTTATCTTGATTTTCTTTTAATAATTGAATAGCATTTGGATTTGACGATAACCATTGCCATTTAATCATAGCCTGATTTTCTCCTAATAATTTAATTGCAGATGGATGTTTATTAGATGATAAATATCTAAAATCAATATTATCATGGTCAATCCAATCTACTATTTTATATTTAGGTTTAACTAAAAAGTTTGCAATAACAAGACAAATATCATTATTAAGTTTTGGCATTGAATGTAATAATTAACAAAAATAATATTAATAATCAATTTTTATTTTTTATGAAAATATTAAATTTAATATCTTTGTTTTATTTTCAATATTTTTTGTATTATCATGTAAATGAAATATTGATTTATTTTTTGATAACATAGTATAATTAATCATATCGGGATTTTCTTTTAATAATTCAATTGCGTTTGGATTTGATGATAAATTAAACCAATTAATTTTATCCTTATTTTCTTTTAATAGTTCAATTGCATTTGGATTTAATGAAAGTCTATACCAATCAATTTTATCTTGATTTTCTTTTAATAATTCTATTGCATTTGGATTTGACGATAGCCAATACCAATCAATTTTATCAGGATATTCTTTTAATAAATTAATTGCATCTGGATTATCATTTGATGATAAATAATCCCAATGAATGTTATCTGGATGTTCTCTTAATAGTTCAATTGCATTTATATTAGATGATAATAATTCCCAATTAATATCATGAAGATTTTCTTTTAATATTTCTATTGCATTTGGATTTACAGATAACATATCCCAATCAATTTTATCAGGATTTTCTCTTAAAAGTTCAATTGCATTTGGATTTGCTGATAAATTATTCCAATCAATTTTATCTGGATTTTCTCTTAATAATTCAATTGCATTTGGATTTGATGATAGATATAACCAATTAATTTTATTAGGATTTTTTTTTATTAATTGAATTGCATTTGGATTGAAAGATAATAAATTCCAATCAATTTTATCCTGTCCCTTTAAAATATTTTCTTTTAATAATTCAATTGCATTTGGATTATATGATAATGTGCTCCAATTAATAATATCTGGATTTTTTCTTAAGAAGTCAATTCCATTTATATTTAATGATAAATAATTTTTATATTTTAATTCTAATATATTAATCCAATCTAATAATTTATATTCCTTATGAATTAAATATTTGGATATTACAGAGCAAATATCATTATTCAATTTTGGTAATTGCATAGTTCTTATAATTTTTTATTAAATTAATAAACATAAATCATTTTTTAAATAATCTTTAATGAATTTGTATGATATTATTGATAATGATAGAACAGATAAAAATACTCTACATTCTTATTTAGATCTTTATCAAACTTTATTTAATAATAAAAAAAATACTGCTAAAAATATATTAGAAATTGGAATATTTAAAGGAGGTAGCATAAAATTATGGAGTGAGTTTTTCATAAATGCAAATATTTATGGTATAGATATTATGGACATAAATGCTAATTGCGATGATATCATAAATAAAGAAAATATTATTTTATATGAAAAGTCAGATGCATATGATTATAATATTTTTAATGAAAAAATTTTATTTAAAAATATTAAATTTGATGTTATGATTGATGATGGTCCTCATACATTAGAAACTATGATACAATTTATTAAATTATATTCGCAATTAATGACTGATGATGGTATTTTAATCGTTGAAGATGTTCAATCGATTGAATGGATTAATGAACTTAAAAATGCTGTTCCTGAAAATTTAAAATCATATATAAAATGGTATGATTTAAGAAAAAATAAAAATAGATATGATGATATTGTATTTACAATTGACAAATCTTTATAAAAATGATTTAAAGATAATTTTAATAAACCTTTAAATCATTTTAGAGTTCAAAGATGGCAGTATTTTTTGATAATATAGTCCAATTAATTTTATCTTGATTTTCTTTTAATAATTCGATGGCTTCTGGTTTTGCAGATAATATATTCCAATCTATTTTATCCTGATTTTCTTTTAATAATTCAAGCCCATTATCATTATTTGATAATGAGCTCCAATTAATTTTATCTGGATTTTCTTTTAATAGAGAAATTGCATTTTTATTTGAAGATAGGAAATCCCAATCAATTTTATCTGGATTTTCTTTTAATAATTCGATTGCATTTTCATTTAAATTTAAAATTTCCCAATCAATCTTATCTCTATTTTCTTTTAATAGAGAAATTGCATTCTTATTGAATGATAAATTTGACCAATCATCTATTTTATCCATATTTTCTTTTAATAATTCTATTGCATTTATATTTGCAGATAATAATTCCCAATCTATTTTATCCATATTTTCTTTTAATAATTCAATTGCATTCTTATTTAATGACAAAGAAACCCAATCTATTTTATCAGGGTTTTCTTTTAATAATTCAATAGCTTCAATATTTGTTGATAATGCATTCCAATTAATTTTATCAATATTTTCTCTCAATAATTCAATTGCGTTTGGATTTAATGATAATTTTAACCAATTTATTTTTTCTGTATTTTCTCTTAATAAAAAAATAGCATTCTTATTTTTTGATAATTCATTCCAACAAAGCTTATTAATATCAATCCAATCTAATAATTTCATCTTTTTTATATTTATATTCAAATATTCTTTTATATTATTAAAAAAAGACCAAAAATTAATTTAGCCTTTATAAAACTTACATTACTTACTTCATCAACGGAATCATCTTTACACAGAGATAATCTCTCTGTGTTCCGAAATGCTCACAAATTTCGCAATGCAAGTTTTTATATCTGAATGATATAATCGTTTCCCTTTGCACACACCAATGTTCAGGAAAGACCTTAACATTTCTGATTGATTTACCAATCTTCTTGTTTAGTATCCTTCGCAGCTCACTGATTGTCATATTCATCTCATATCCTTGTTCCATGATACTGAAGTTTAAATCTTCAACATTATACGGCTTGCGAACTTGCTTGATGTAATCACATATGTACTCCATTTTTCCACCCAATAAATAATAATAACTACAATATCATTTTTTAAGATTTATTTATAATAACAATACATATATATAATTTTTAAAAAACTTTAATAAATAATATTATCATTTAATAGAATGGCGCCAAAATATTATTATTTTATTGAAGATTTAGATATTACATCTGATAATATTCCAGATGGTGTGTTAGTGCGTCAATTTACAATAAATATTCAAAAAAATTTAATATTATATAATAAAAATATGTATTTATCTTCTGATAAATTAAAAACTATAATTGATGATATTACAGATGTTAATGATAAAAAAATAACAAAACCAATATTATTATCAACTAAAGTTATTAATGAAATTAAAAATAAAATAATATATTTTGAGAAATTACCAAGAGTTATTATTAGCAAGAAATCTAGTTTTGCACATTTATTACATAAAAAAAGTATTAATATAAATAAATTACTCCAAAAATTAAATATTATATTTTCATAAAATAAGATGAAAGCTAAAAGAGTATTTTATATTCTTGAACAAATTGATGTTGATGGAGATAATATACCTGATGGTTTTTTAGCAAGTCAATATCGAATTGACAACTATGGAAATAAAATATTTTTAAAAAATAAATATATTACATTTACTGATTTAAAATCTAAAGTTAAATCTAACGGAGGTGCTAAATCTAAATCTAAATCTAAATCTAAATCTAATGCTAATGCTAAACCTAAATTACAACCAAATAGCAATGATGTTATTATTATGACAAAAGATGAATATAATAGATTTATGAATCAAAATGCATATAATCAACAATATCCAAATCAACAACAATATCCAAATCAACAATATCCAAATCAACCATATCCAAATCAACAATATCCAAATCAACAACAATATCCTCCGAATGTATTAGTTAATAATGGTAATAATGGTAATAATGGTAGTTTCATGAGTAATTTAGGTGCTAATTTTGCATATGGTGCAGGTGCAGGTGTTGGACTTGCTGCAGGTGATGCTCTTTTTGATGGCATAGCAAGCTTTTTTTAAAAAAATGATTATTTTTATTTTATAAATATTTTTATTGAAAAATGAATATTGAAAATATTAATATTGATAAGTTGGTTATTTCTGATATTAATGTAAGAAAAACTCAAATTAATGAAATTACTGAATTATCTAATAGCATTGATATTAATGGTTTAATTAATCCTATTACAGTTAGAAAAATAAATGATGATAAATATGAAATTATTGCAGGTCAAAGGCGATATTTAGCTATGAAGGAATTACATAAACATACAATTCCATGTAATATCATTATTGCAAATGATAGCAAGGCAGAAGAAATGAGTTTAATTGAAAATCTTCAAAAAAATAATTTGTCAAATTGTGATAAAGTTAAATCATTTTCTAAATTATATGATAATTATGCAAATGATTATGATAAAATAAAATCGTTAGTCAAAGTATCAAAAGCAACTATTAAAAAATATCTTAGAATTAAAGATTTACCAATTGAAGTTTTAGAAAAATTAGACGCAAACGATAAAACTAAAATTAATGTTCCAACTGCAATTGAATTATTACCTATGGTTGATAAAGATATTGATTTAATTGATGTTATCGATAAATTAGCATCCCTTAAATCAAAAAATAAAATTGCGGCAATTAAGAAATTCAATGAAAATAATTCAAATGATATTAATGATTTTGATGATATTATTGAAGAAATAAATGATAGTGAAAAAGTTGATTATAAAGGACCATATGTATTTGATAGTGTTAAACAACAAAATATTTTAATTCCTGAAAATATGTATTCTGATATTATTAATTTTATCAAGGAAAAAATCGAAGATAAAGAAATCATTTATTTCTCATAAATGATTTGTATTTATAATTATAAAAAAATATAAAAAATGATTTTTTGTTTTTATAGTAAAAAATTACGGATTAAAAATGAAATATATTTTACTTTTTCTTGCGAATGTTGATTATAAGGCTAAATGTGATGAAATCATCGAATATAGCACTGAACTGAAAGACTGTCGCATGATTCCTGATGATTATATTGAAACGATGAAAAGTTTAACAGGTCATCATTTCAAAAAGTTCATCGATATTCAAACGTATCCTGATAATTGGGGTTGTCATAATAAAGAAATCATCTCTTTTATCTTCAAGGAAAGATATTGCGAACTTTCTGAATTGAGAGATGATATCACTAGTTATATGTCAATTCGAATATATCCGTCAAATGTTCGTTCGATTTCTATTAAATGAATGAATGAATATCAATATAAAGTCAATAACATTGTTTTTGGCTTTTTTTGTTTTTTAAATTTAAAAATTGATTTAATTATATTTTTTTTTAATAATTATAACAAAATATGAGTGTTAGAATAAATGATAATTCAATTGTTATTTTAAATCATAGAATTACAATTGATGATATGATTGATGAAATTCATTATTTATGTAATAATGCACATAATAATGACCAAAAAATAGCAGATAGTATATATTTTGAACATTTGAATAAAGATGATAGAGATAAAATAAATAATTTTCGAGAACAAAAATTACATGATGCTGCACAAATATCACCAAAAATAAAACCACTTTTTAATAATAATAATATTAAATATCAATCATATAATAATAAACTTTATTGTATTTCTATAAAATCAATATTGGATGATTATTATAATAATATCAATTGTATTAATGATTTTATGATATATATAAATATATTTTATAAAGTATTGAAATTTAAGATTAAACAAGAAAGAATAACTAAAAATATTTATAATGATTTACAATTAACTAATAGAAAAATTATAGATATTGAAATAAAAATCAATGATATTAAAAGCACCTTAAAATCATACGAAAAACAAATAAATAAAATGTGTGAATGTATCGATTATATATATAATAGCAATGATATTTCAATCAATAAAAATACTATTATTAATAATTGCTACAATGATATTAATAATCAATTTAAAATTATTAAGAATAGACAATTTTATATTATTGTATTTGTAATAATTTCTACTTTTATCAATTTCCTTTTCATACTACTATAAAATGATTTAAAGATATATAAAAGTAAATTTGATAAAAAATGATTTGAATATTTTATATATAAATCAGGCAAAGATGGGAAGTGGTGAGAGTAAATATGTTCAAGACCAAGAAAGATTTGTTAATGCGAATGTTGATAATTTCAAAAAAGCATTACCTGAACATTATTCACGTTCACAAATCAAAGGAAAATTGAGGCAGTTATATGCGAATAGTGATACAAAATATGATAATCGCAATTCATATATTGCTGACCACAGTTGGCAAAATGCAAAAACAAAAATTACTCCGGTTTATTCTAGTAATAGGGAGAAACTAGGCGAAAGAAGATATCACTGATTGTATAATCATTATATAAAACAAATTTATTTTTGTTTTTCATAAAATAAATGATTTAAAGAATATTCAAAATTATCCTTAAATATGTTTCCAGTATTTAGTTGTTGTTGTTTTACACCTTTTAACATTTAAAATGCCGATTTAACAGCAAAAAAATATTCAAATTATTAAAAATTTGATTATTACATAGCGTGTACTATGTATGAATTCTCGTAAATATGTCTGGTCTTTTTCCTATTGTAAATATACTTCTTACAATATTTAACATATTTTGAACGGCGTTTTTATCTCTATTATGAATTATTTCGCATTTCTGCTTATCCTCTTGATGAGAAAGTAATCCATTAACAGTTATTTTTTTATTAACCTTTATATCGTTAGGTTTATGACTTTGTCTTATCATAAATGGTTCTATTTCGTGATGACAACAATTACATAATTTAGATGTCTTAAATTCATTTACTAAATAAGTCCTAAATCCTGCATTTTTAAATATTTTTCTAAACTTTTTACATATTGTAGGTTCTAAACCACTTATATTATTACTACCTTTATCGTAATCACCCATTATAAATAATACATCGTTAGGTTCTCCAAACTTTTTAGTAAAGTTTTTTATCATTTTACTCTCGCTTTTTTGAGTATTGATGTACTTATTTAATTTGAACTTTCTAAAAAATGTCTTTTCATAATGAGAAAATAATAATAAGTTTAATTTATTTTTTTCAATTAGATAATTTTTGAACTTTTCATAATGACAAGTTCTTTTATTATGATGCATAATAAAAAGCAAAAATATAAAATGTATTGATTGTAATAAAAATATAACTAGATAAAAAAATATCACGATGTTATGAATGTAATATTAAATTTACATTTGATAAATATTTAGAAAAAAATCCAAATATGATTCCATATGATATATTAAAAAAAGATTTTGAAGAATTAAAAAATTATACTACAATTAGTAAAAAATATAATATATCAATAAATATAATTAAGACTTGGTTCAAAAAATATAGAATATTAAATAATGAAGACACTAATGAAGTTTCAGAAGTCATAAATGAAGTTTCAGAAGTCATAAATGAAATATCAGAAGATACTAATGATGTCTTACAAGAAACTAATGAAGTTATAGAATATACAGAAGAGATAATAAAAAATAAATGCATAGATTGTAATATTACAATATCAGATGAATCTAAAAGATGCAAAGAATGTAGGAATTTTAATATGTTTAAAGAAAATTTAAAAAATAAACAATCGTATGAACAATTAAAAAAAGATATGATAGAATTAAAATATTTTACATCAGTTGCAAAGAAATATAATGTTTCTGATAATTGCATCAGAAAATGGATAAAAATATGAAAAATATTCAGATAAAATATCATAAAAATAAATATAAATTACAAGAACAAATTGATATACTAAAAAAACAATAGATATTATAAAATACCAAAAAATATTTTTTGGTATTTTTTTTAGTTTTATTTCTTAGCACTTCTTGTGTTTTATCTTCAACTAAATAATATTGAACTGCTGTTAATTTATAATCATTACTTTTATGTGTAGGCATATATATTATTAAATTATTTTTTTTATAAATCAGTTTTATAAAAAATTGATATGAAATACTTAAATAAATAAATATTATAATTATTACATACAAGATGAGTGATCTTTTACAAACAACGAGTGAAATTGAACCCAGCAAAAACGAATTGATAAGCACCAATAAAACCGAAGACACATCCAAAATGAACTATTCCAAGATGAAAAACGATGAACTCAAGGCAATCTGTAAGGAACTCAAAATCAAAGACATTATTGGTAAGAAAAAGAATGAACTGATTGAAATGATAAAGCAAATAGATGCTATGCCAGTTTTAGCACAAAAAATTGAGGCGAAAACTGATGTAATAAAGGTTGAACCACCAGTAAAAGTAGAGATGAACTGGACTGGATGGTCCGAAAAATCAAAAGATATTCCATTTAAATCTACACAAAAAGGTATAGGAGATGGGGAACAAAAAATGTCTGGCGAGTTAGATACACCTATTAAAGGGCAAAATAGTTCATTTGATATGAGTCCAACTTTAAATGGCATCAAGGTAAAATGCGATGTCAAGAAACTTGATTCTCAAAACGATTTTAACACAGGAAAAACAGGCAGAGATGTTCTCCGTCCTATGAAGATGCTACATACTACATTGCTTGATTCTATTAGTATATTTGAAAACAGCGATATATTTACTCGTGAGCAGAGAGAAAAATTTGCAACTGTTAAAGATACAAGTCCAGATGAACTCGCTGTAGGGACACTTCACAAAATTAAAGAAATTTGTGAGATTCTACATGAGAAGAAAACAACCATTCGCTCAAATCTTCCAAGTGTTCCATGTACGCTATACAGTCAAATAAAAGAGATGCCCCTTGACATATTCTACCATAACTGCCAAAAACTTGGACTGGAGTTCCCATCCGAATTTACTTCCCATATTGAGTCAATTCTAATTCTTCAAAAAATGGAACACGTCTACATTGATAAACCAGCCAAGTTTATGGAAGACCTCAACAATATTGTAGAAAAACTCTTTAATGATATAAGGATTATTATTGTTGATGATAAAAATGGTTATATTATACTACCAGATATAACCAGAATTAAGTTCTACCGAATTACCCGCGGAAACCCAAGGTTTCAGGTTCTATTTTAAGGGGCGGTTTCAAAGATTGTGCTGAGAAACTCAGCAAACTTACAAGGGACTGCATTACCAAGTTGTCTATACATAGATGAGATAGAACCTACAAATTCAAAGGAATCCGGAAATGTCTGAATTCTCGCACATTCTCGCACAGTCAATCTTCTTTTTAGTGAAGGATGATTATGAATAACAGGTCCGCCATTTCCACCACCTCGTCCTGTAATTGTTGGAGAAGGTTCGTCCCATTTGAGTTCTCGGTTTCCAAGATATCCAGTTACTGCACATTTATGCTTTGTTCCAATATGTTGGACATCTGTTTTATATTCAATCGGTAAATCTCCAATAGCATCTTTCAATGTTAAGATTTTTTTAGAAGGCTCAGGCCATTTAGGGGTAAAGTGAATGTCAGAACGAACACCAATAATAATAACACGCTGTCTCTTTTGAGGAACATTGTATTCTTTAATATCAAACAGTTTAAACTGCACATTGTATCCACAATTCTTCAATTCATTTAGAATTACTTTCATAACTTTACCTGTTTGTTTTTTTTTATCCTCTTTTGTATCATAACCGCCCATGTTTAAGAGACCTTTCACATTCTCAAGTAGGAAGTATCTTGGTTGTTTTAGTTTAAGCAAACGTAGAATTTCAAGGTACATTTCGTTTCGGTTGTCTTTTTCATCTCTATATGGATTTGCCATCGAGAATCCCTGACAAGGAAACCCGCCAATAAGGATATCACAATCAGGAATCGTTTTTATCTCCTTAATATCACCGCATGTAGGTTTAATCTTGAAGTTTTTCTCGTAGGTTTTACATGCTTCTTCATCAAAGTCATTTACGAATACATGCGTATATCTGGTATTATTATGAAATCCATAGTCAAGTCCTCCACAACCAGCGAATAGAGATGCTACACGAATCTCTTTTGACATACCACCGCAACCACAAAATGGGTCAATTACATTTAATGTTTTTATATCAACCTCAATAATTTGCGTATTTTGTGGTGCTATTTCTTCATTTGATAAAATTATTTTAGGTTCTTCACCAACTTTGTTTTTGCCGTTAATTAGTTCTATTAATTGTGATTTATTTTTTGAACTGCACTTTGTAATACCCAATTCTTTACACTTTTCCAATAACTCTAATTTACTCATTTTTGATATATCCATTTGTTCGGCGATGTTAACTGTAATATTGTTTTCTGTATTATTTGAAATCATTTTTTTATTTAATTCAATCAATTTTTCTTCAACTGCTTTGTCTATTAATGCTTTTATCTTATCAGTTTGTATTTCGCAAGGATTTTTACGAGTTAAGTGTTTATCATAGTGTGATTTTTGAGAAAAGGTCTTAGCACATTTTTCACAACTATATTTACCCATTTTAGTTATATATTTTATTTTTATATTGTTTAACTAAAAATAACTAAAATAGTTTTTCCTAAATAATATCCCAGACATAAATGTATATTATTTAATAATAAAAAAACGGCGTTTGAAATGTAAAATATTTTTTGGAAAATAAAGATACACAAGAGAACACTTGTAGAATATTTAAATGCTCTGTAAGAAGTTTATTAAGATGGACTAAAAGATATGAAGAAGAAAAAAGTAATTAAACGACATAATAGAGAACCTATATCATATAAAGTTAAAAAAGAACATATTAAGTTTATATTAGAAGAACTTAAAAACAATAAGACTATTACAATAGAAGATTTACTAACTAAATTAAGCAATAAGTATTCTAATTTAAACATTACAAGAAGACATATTAGTAGAATAATTAAAGAAAATTATATATCATTAAAATTAACTAAAATTAGACACGAACCTATAAAGCGATTTGATAAGGATATAAATATTAAAGAAAAAATATAATATTGACGATGTTATTTGTATAGATGAGACAAGTATAAACTCTTTACAACTAAGACATCATTGTTATAACGAAGTAGGTAAAAGATGCGTAATTAAAACTAATTCACAAGAAGTTTTCAAAAAATATACAGGTGTTTTTGCTATTTCAATAAATGGTGTTATTGGATATGAATTATATAATAAAGGTGGTATTGATAGTGATAGATTATTAAACTTTTTAGAAAATTTTATTGCAAATAAATATAAAAATAAAGTTATAATTTTAGATAATGCGAGTTCTCATAGAAACGAAAGAGTTAAAGAATTAATAAATAAAAATAATAAATTGATTTATTCAGTACCATATCAACATTATACAAATAGTATAGAAATGTTTTTTAGTCTTCTAAAATCTAAATTACATAAGAAACAAGGATTATATTACGAAGACTTAAATAATAATATTAAAGAAGTAATAAAAACAATACCAGAAGACTATTATAAGAAAATATTAAATGGAACATATAATAGACAAAAAGATTATATTAAGAAAAATAAAATAAGAAAATACAAGAATTATAAAGACTAAAATTCGGCATTTTAAATGTCCAAAGGTGTAAGACTGATTTATTATCTAAATTTATTAATAAACAGCAGAAAGACGAATATAATAAGAAGAAGAAAACATGGCATTCATTGGTAATAATAAACCAAAAAGTGTTTATCATGGTTATTCGAATGAACTTAAAAATACTGATATTATTTTAGGATTAAATTCATTGTGTTTGTGTGATATTCATATAGCATTTTCTTCTTCTCCGTCTCGAATTATTTTAAGCTATATAAATAATAAAAATGAAAAATTATTAAAAGCTGATACATTTCATATCTTTAATATTAGTTATAAAGATATTAAAGATATTTATGATATTACTCAATTTGATATTTATAATGCAGTTCGGGATTATATCTATTTATATAAAACTATTCCAGATAATACAAATGATTTAATAATTTCATGTTAATATCAAAATAAAACATTTATTTTTATTACATTATTTGTTTTTGGACATCTAATTGTTTTAATTAGTTTACATTCAATTAAACCATTATCATAACCTTCAATTATTTTTAAATCATCTCTGATTTTATTACTTCCATAATAATCATGTTTTGTTATTTCATTTGTATTTAAATTATGTCCTAATGTAATTACAGGAATTGAATTTATAATAATTGTATCATCACTTTCAAGAACTATATTATAATAACTTTCTATAAATCTTTTATGAATTTTAAATTCAGTTGCAGGAAATACCCATTTATTAAATAGAAAGATAGGATGATATGGAGATATTAACATATCATTAACAGAACATACATCTACATCAGAATTAATATTTTGTTTAATTATACATTCAATTATACATTCTTTATTATTATGATTTAATATTTTATCACCTTTCTTCAATTCTTTAACTTTCATATATGTATTATTTGCAAGTAAAACTGTTCCATCACCATCAAAACAACCACTATCAGTTCTATAATATCCCTCCATACTTGATATTCTTGTTGTTGTTGCTCTGATTATTTTAGGTTGCGGTGGTGGAATATTACAAAATATTAATTCTATTTTATCTCTAATATTTGTAAATGGAGTTGTAATAAAATTCTGAACTCCATTATCTTTAAAATTAATACACATTTGCCTATCATATCCATGCATTAATGATAATAAATAATGTTTTCCCCATTTATTGAAATAAATATTACTATGACATAAAGCTAATTTAATTTGACCATCATTCAAATAATCTTTCAAATAATTTTGAATTAGTTCATTATTATTATTTTCAATGTTAGTATATAAATTATTCATTATTATTTCATTATTTTTAATTTTATCATTGCTTATTGGTTGGTCATCTATTAATGATAATATTGTATTAATAATATCTGTTCTAAATTTATTTGATTTATAATCTAAATCAAAACTCAAATCTGCTTTAATTAAACTATAATCAATTATATTATTATTATAAAATAATTCTATTGATTTTATTTCATTTCTATTTTCAATAATAAAATCTCTACGACCATCATATAAAATAGCTCCAGTATTTATAATTTTTGTTGTATTATCACTAAAAATAATAGTCATCTTAATATTAATTAAATATGTTGTTAATAGATTTGATATGAAATTTATAAATACTGTTCCAACCATTGAACAATCCGGAATAAATCCAAAAATACCATTATAATTATTTGCTATATCAGTTAATAATATAGAATTTATATCATAACCAAAACCAAATGTATTTAAAGAAAATGGTTTTAAATCAATATTATTATAAGTTGTCATTAATGTTTGTAAAATACCATTAGGAGGGTCAGCATTTGATACACCATCAGTTAAAAGAACAATTGAATTATTATTATCATTTCCAATTGTTTTTAGTAATTCAAATGAGTTTTTTAATCCATCATAAATATTTGTTGTTCCACCAGCATTTAAATTATTAATTACCATTTTAGCAATTGTTTTTCCATTTTCATTCATTTTTGTCATCTTTAAATTTGTATGAGCCAAATGATTAAAAGATATAATTCCAATTTCATCATTATCAGTTAATGATTCGATAATTGTTATAATACTATGACATGCAAGATTTAATCGAGTTAAATCATCACATTCTCCATTTTCATTTTTATCGGATGCAATAATATCCATTGAACCTGAAACATCTATAACGAAAATTATATTGCAATTTTTATTAATATTTTCATATTTAATTGGTTTTAATGTAATATAACTATCATTATTAAATTTATAATGAGATAAAAACATATTGTCTTAATCATATATTCATAATCTTAAATAATTATATATATATAATATTAATAGAATGCAAACTCAAAATATTCATGATGATAATTTAATTAACTTTTCAACTAGAAAAAATACAGTTAAAAAACAAGTTAATCAATATAAAAATATTGATAATAGTAATTTATTTGAGGTTAATAAAAAACCATCTTCTCGAAAACAATCAAAATTAAAAGACCCTAATATTATTAGTTCTCGAAAACAATCTCAAGTTAAATTAAAACCTTATGAAAACATTCATACAAATGTAGAAATGAAAAAACTTTCTTCTCGAAAACAATCTCAAGCAACATTAAATTTACCTATAACTTTTTATAATAATTATTTTAAATATAGCATTGCCTCATTAAAAAATAATTTAAAATCGAGAAAAAATACATTTAATTATATTGTCGAAGATGCTAAATTTCAAAATGCATTATCTTTAGTAAATACAAAAAAATTAAATAAAGATGATATTAATAATATTAAATTTATTTCATATGCAAAAGTTAAAAGTAAATTATTTATAAGTCAATTAATTGAAGATAATAATATTGACTTATTTTTTAGTAAAAATAAAGAAAAAATAAAACATGTTATTGATATATTATATCATAATAAAAATCATATTCCTAAAAAATTATCACCAATTATTGAAGAAAGTAGCAGAGGTAGTAGTGGAAGTTATAAAAAAAAATATGGTGGTAATAATTTAACTGCTTCAGGTGATGAATTTTTATCTATTTTAGCTGCATTAGATTGCAAACATGATTTTGCAGAAAAAGTTAATGATGATATAACTAAATATGTTCATTCTTTTGGTGAAAAAATTATTACATCTAAAATTAAAGATGCAAAATTTAAAACTGAAATTAATGAATTATTTGAAACTAATCAAACATTCGAGGAGGATATTATGAATAATTGCATACTACATATATTAGGAAATAAAGACCCTGATTATTTACCTGATAATTCTGATTTTATCAATTTTGCATTTATTGATATGAATGAAACAGCAACTAAATTAAATATATATGAAAAACTTAATATTACTCAAAATAATACTGTTGATGCTGCGGTTGATGTTTCAGTAGCTGATATTCATACTAAAATAATTGAATATATTCAAAAATTTTATCGTTTCAATGCTAATCCAACTAATAAATACAAATATCTATTAGATACTGATTTAAAATTATATGATAAATTTTCAAATTTAGATAAAAGACATGAAAAATTATATGATAGAATAGGAAAACAATTATTTCCATTTGAAAATGCATTTGACCCGCATTCATCAAATAAAATAGAAATTGATATAGATGATAATGTTGATGATTATATTAATATTACTAATAAAATATTTAATTATCCAGATGCAGATATTCCGAAAGATTACAAATTTGCCATAAATAAAAATGTAAATAAATATTTCCAGTTTACTATTAATAGAGACATCGCAACAAATACATATTATCCATGTATCATATTTCGAAAATATGATAGGGCAAAAATGATTACGGGTGGTTATTTACATATCAATGCAATTGAAAGACGTGGTATTAATGAAAAAAATGAATTATGTAAAAATACATTAATGCGTTGTTCAACAAATCTTGCTTTATTTTATATTAATAAATCAATAAGACAAAAACATAATATTACATTCATTGAAAATAGAGGACCATCATTTAATTCTATTGAAATATTAAAAATATTTATTAAAAAATTAATAGAAATATTAAAATCAACAGGTAATTTAAATGTAGAAATGAATGATTATTTAAATATTAATCTTGATACTGATGCATCTATCACTGATATTAGACATGCTATTGTTCATCATATGATAGCTTATATATATTATTGTTATGAAGAACCTGCTGCAGCTCCCGGTGTTAAAATTAGAAATATTATTGAAATATTATTTGATTTAAAGAAATCAGGAGATTGGGGGCAAGCATTATTTTGTTCGGAATATAATAATTTAAATAAATTTAATAATAAAGAATGTTTCTTTGTTACTGGTGATAGATTAGCAGCGGTTCGTTCTATTTTAACAAATAATGTTAAAACTATATTTCCAATTGAATATAAATTATTATCAAATATTAATACAAAAAAGAAGAAATCAATTTTAGCATTATATAGAAATAATTTTACTTTAACATTTCAGAATTTTATGGAATATATTAATGATAATATTTTTTCATTACCTGCTTTTGAAACATTTAAATATAAAATAAGTCCTCTATTTTTTATGAAACAGGAAGTTATCAATCAAGGAAAATCTGAACAAGAAATTATTACTAATGATAATTTTAATAAAAAAACATTTGAAATTTTAGTCAGACATTTATATTTTTATTTATATGCATATATTTATTTATATTCAATTGTAAGTTTAGAAGATGATAAAATAAGAAATATTAATTATGATGAATATGAAAGATTGAAAAAAGAAGCAATAAAAGATAGACACATTTTTGAATCTGACCTAGACAATCAAATTTTAAAAGAAAAAATTCAGAATGAAAAAAACCCTGGATATAATCATTTTAATTTATTATATTTTTTATCATCTGAAACATTAGAATTTGCACAACGTCATTATATAACAAAAATTTCAAATATAGCAGAAATTAATACGATAAATACAAAACTAGCAGTATATGATGAGTCAATTAAAAAATTTACCGATACAATGAAAGGAATAATAAATGAATTTAATGTCGAAAATAAAACACAAAATAAATTTAACACTAGTAAAGTATTAGAATTATTTGATAAAGATTTTGAAAAAATAGTTTCATTTAATATTGGTTCAGTTGATAAACTAAAACAACAACTTATAAATATTTCTAATTTAAATGAAACATATTCATTATTATTATGTGATGATAAATTCACAAATAGTTTTACTCAAAATGAATTAATGGTAATAGATGAAAAATCTATAACTTCTATTAAAAGAGTATTTGACGATAATAATGATTCAATTAATAATTTTTTTGATTTATTTAGCAGTATTTATTCCCAACCAGCCGAATTTAAAATATTTACCAAGGATATTATTAACTCTAAATTAATTGAGTTGACTGAATTAGCAGCAGTATATGCAGAAATTAAACATAATTTAGATATATTAAGAGAACATATTGATAATACTATGAATGACCCAAATAATACTATTGTTTATTTAAAATCATCATTTAGTATAGAAAATACTGCTTTTATTCAAAAGATTAAAGATGATTTTATTTATTATCGTTCTAATCATAAAAATGAACAAGATTTTGCAAGCAACCAAGAAAATATAATTGATTATAATTTATTTGAAACAACTAACAAACTATCACAAACATTATATACTTATTATTCATCAATTATATTACAATATATATTTATTTCAAAAACAACTCATGCAACTCAAGTAGACCAAATAAAAAAAGATAATATTGCTAAAGCATTAAATAATTTATATACAAATGAAGAAATTAATGATTTATTTAATACTGACAATTCATATTTTACTTATAATGAATTATATGTTAAACTTGATGCAGCAATAAATAAAAATAATTTAGCTATTGAACAATTAAATTTAAATTTAGCACAAGTTTATGATACTACACCTGCAAATGATACAATATTTTATGAATTTAAAACAATATATGTTCCCCGTGTAGGTGGTTCACGTTCTCCAAAATCTATTCGCGGGTCTGGTAAAAGAACAAATGGAAGTTCATCTGGACAAAATCCAGGTAAAAAACTTAGAATAGGTTCTCCTTCTACTTCTCATGTTCCTGTTGCTGTTCCTGTTCCTGCTGCAAATACAAGAAACTTATCAAATAAAATTAAAAGAATAGAAAACAACCCTCGTTTTAGACCAGTAAGGGCAAGCCGTCCTGTTATATCGGATAGACAATATACTGAAAAAGAACTCAAAGATATGAAGCATAGAAAAATACTTGCGTTATATAGAAAATTAAAAACATCAGTAAATGGAACTAGTGAAATATTTTATTATAATAAAGATGTATTTGTTGATATTATAAGAGATGAATTACCATTTGGTAAATTTTTAAAACCCAATAGTGCTCAAAATCCAGAACGAGAAGGGGTAATAAATAATATATTAGGAGATATTGGTTTTATAATGTATATATTAACACATTTTAACAATATTCTTAATGAAAGAACCATGAAAATGTTTAAAACTATTAATAAATTTTTTAATGTTAATAGCGATAACTCAGAATTAATTAAAGAAATAATTGACAAAAAAATAAAATATTATTTTAATACAAACTATATTATAATACCAATTATATATAAATATTTAAAATTTATTGTTGAAGATAAAGAAAAATATATATATAATAAATCACGAAGTAAAAGCCAATCATTAACATTTTATAATATTTATGCAAATGAACATAAACATAAAATTGATAAAATATTATATAACATGGATATATTATATAATATGACTAAAAATATTGTAGTTGCTTAATAATATAATAATAATGCAAATGCTATTGCAAATGATACCAATGATATTATTAATGATTGTTGTTTATCCATCATATTGAAATAATATGATTCAAATAAAAATACCAATCCCTCAAATATATAAGAAAATATTATTATGCTCTTTATATCATAAATAAGACCAATAAAACGCATTGAACCCCAATATAATATCAAATACGCCATTAAATGTTTGGCTGCGTTATTTTCTTTATTTTTTTCATCTATCAATATATTTGTATGTATATTTGATAATTTTGAATAATTAAATAATATTGCAAATCCACATAAAAAATCCCATATACAATTTAATAAAATTAAATAATAAAAAAACAAAAAGTTCATTTTGCTTTTATATAATAACGATATTCTTATTTATACAATGACGAGTGCTTGAAACTTTCCTTAAAATTGAAAGAATTGCGCCGTGTGCATCTGCATTCGCTATGCTCCATGTCATTTCTTCTATATTTTTTCCCGACTTCTTTCTCCAAATAACTAATGAAACATTTCTTATGCATGACATTCGATGCATGTTTGTTTGTAATTATTTCGATAAATGGTCCTGAAGTACTATGAGCCGTGATTAAATCCAGGCATATGTCGCAATTTTGCGTATTGTCCGAAGTTGATATTTCACGAAATAGAAGATTTGTAATTTTATAAGGATGGTTCGGCTTTGATATCATTTTTAGAATACGCATTCCGTTGATATACTCTGAATTATATGATTCAACGTTTCTAATGAATTCAGTCCTGCCATTGACAATATCATCAATGATTTGACTTTCAATGCGATTTTTAGCAACGAATGACATAACATCCAATTTTGTGCCAGTTGTATTTGACAATCGAATATCATAATTTCCAACAAATGATTTAACCATCACGAATAAATTCGAGGTGAAATCAGCGCAAAGGAATGGAGGTTCGATAATTTGCTCGGTCGTGTTGATAATCATATCGATTTTTATATCAATCTTATGACCCATGAAAGAGAAGGTTCGACCTGTTCGAAAGAATAATCGCACTATTTTATGAGTTAAATTATTTCCATAGGCTAATCCATGAGTTCTTGGAACATTTTGAACTGTAATGCGACCATCATATAATTTTGTAAAATTTGTGATTTTCTCAATAAATGATGTTGCGAGTTCATTCGTCTTAAAATAGATATCAATGTCTTCAGGAATTAAAGTCCGGTTCATGCTTTCCGGATGGAAAGATGTATCCCAGAATTTGTCATATGGTTTTGGATTCATCGAACTTATAAACTCATCAAATACTGATTTGTAATAAGTCGCAACGATTTCATCCCTGACCATTCCACCATAAATAATTCCGTCTTCTGCAATACCTAATCTTTTGATGCTATTGAAAAGAGCTCGTTTCTCTCTATCCATATTAATCATAACTCGGTGCATTGTTTGTTGCATATGATTTTTTTTAAATAAAAATTAAATCATTTTTTTATTAATATTCATTCATTTTAAATTAAAAATATATATAAGGATAATTTTGAATATATAATCATGCTCTTATAGCTCAGTTGGTTAGAGCGAACGGCTGTTAACCGTTAGGTCGAAGGTTCGAACCCTTCTAGGAGCGTCAGTTTATTTTTTTACTATTTATGATAAAATCATAGATTTTTTTAGCTTTAGATTTTTTAGCTTTAGAAAGTATAATATTTTCATCAAATTTATTTAAAATAGTTTTTTTAATATTTTCGTAAAAGGTTGTATCTATATTAGTATCAATATTTTCATAGAAGTTTCTTAATATATTTTTTTTAGGTTCTTGTAAATCTTTATATTTAGAAACCATAATATTATTTATATAATCATATTCTAAATCTTCAATTTCTTTTTGTTCAATTTCTTCTTGTTTGTCATCATATATATATTTCTCTTCCAATTCTTTAATTTCATCTAAATCTTCTTTTTCTAATTCTTCTAGTTTTGAAGATTTATAATTAAATTTGAAAGGTGATTTTGTGCCACCTAATCGTTGTCTTGATTTTTCTTCTAATGTTTTAATATTAAAACCATAATCTATTTTTCTTCTGATTATTGAGTGTTCATAGCAATTTTTATAAAAATTATAAAATTTTTCGGTTGGTTGTTCAAAATCATATATTAAATCCAACTGTCCTCGTGCATAAAATAATTCATCAACATTTGTTTTAGAAGTTTCAAATAAAACTGGTAATTTTATATCTGTTGCTTCTTCATCTTCTTCGATAGGTCGATATCTTAATATATATAAATTATCATCTTCAGCACTTTGAAGTTTTTCTTTTATTAATTCTTCTCCTTCATCTGAATATTTAAAAATTTTTTTATTAAGTAATTTGACAACTTCATTATATCTATTAAAATCTTTTCTTATTTTACCACCAATAAAACGTAATAGTGATGAATCATCATTATTATAAGTATTTTTCAAATCATTTAATAAAAATTCTAATGTACTAATGGGAATATCATTTGATAATACTGCAATACTTTTATAAAAATCATTAGCATCTCCAGAAACTTCTATTGTTTGAAGAACTACATCTAAAAATGCTATATCATAATTATAACTAAATTTTGTATTCATTGAAGGGTTTAGTTTATTATCCTTAACTTCAACATTTATTATACATCTATAATCCAATGAAAATAAATCTACCGGAAATGGATTTTTAAAAAGTTGTCTATATTTAAAATTTTTCTCATCATTGTCTTTTCCATTTGATAATATATAAGTAATTTTATATAATTCATTTTCATGTTTATATTCCACATCCTTAAATATATTATCAGTATTTTCAATTAAATAGCATGCCAATATTAATAATTCATCAATTATTACATTGGTAGTTTCTTTAATTAAATCATCTGATAATAATGATTGAGGAATATATATTTTGCAATCAATATCTTTTGTTACTGAGATATCATTTTTATAACGTCTTAATGCATCACCACCAACAACAAATAAACCAATATTATTATTTATTTCTTGTATTTTGTCATTTATATTTTTCATTGTTTTATTAATATAACGTCTTAATGTTTCTATTATTTCAATCTCCATATTATTTATTATCATTGCAATCGGTTCATATGATAATGCATATAGTTTTGATAAATCATCATGAAATAACTTATCATATACAGCTGTTCCATTAAATGTTTCATAATATTGGTCTGCTATCATTTTTAATGTTGGTATTTTATAATCATTTATTAATACTATTTTATCAAATATTATTTCACGTATCTTTAAAATATTATAACCTTTTGGTATAAATATTTTCTTTTTTCCTAATTGTAAAAATATATACAATCCTGCTAAATTTAAATAATTTAATCCATCATATCTTTGAATTAATTTTGATATATTTCTAACTAATAAAGTATCTTCGGTAATTGTTGAATTTTCACTATAATATAAATTAACTGATATTATTATTTTATCAAAAGGTTCTATTTTCGCACCTCCTTTTTTACTTTCACGATTTGCACTTCTTAAAGCTCTGCTTGAAATAGCCTGTGATTTTGCGATTGCTTCACTTTGTCTTTTTTCTTCTAATTGTCTTGCTAATTCTTCTTTATTCTGTTTTCTTGTCGCTTTTAGTTGTTCTGAACGTTGTTTTTTTGATTGTGCTTTAGTTGCTGCTACTTGAGCATCTTTTTTTGCTTGTGCATAAGTTTGTGTTTGTGGTTTTCTTATTTTTGGTTGAGGAACTGAATCATTTATATATAATTTTACAAATAATTGTTTTGATGGAAATAATGTATTTTTACCATTAATACATTGTTTTTCTTCAATTGTTATATAAACATTTTTTAATTTATCATCTATATTTAAATAATTTGTTATAGCATCAACAATTGGTTCAATTTCTTCTTTTAATAATTTTTTAATTGTTTTATATAAATCATCAACAAAAATTTTATTATTTATAAAATACATTAAATCACCTGTCGTATTATGGATAGATGATTTTTCATATGGTGATAATATATTTAAATCATAGAAATCTTTGAAAAAAATATTCCAAGATTTTGACCCCATTAATAAATATTCATATATTGTTTCAGGATTTGCTCTTTTAACTTTATCAAATTCAAAATTTATTTTTTCTATTAATTCATTAAATATAGTATTATATTCAGGTGTATTTAATAATTCACATAATAAATTATTTAAATCTATTGTAGATGTTAATAATTTATGTGTTTCTAATTTGATTAAATTAGGTGGTAATCTACGTAATGCCATTCTTTCAGCATTTTTTTTTCTTAAAACTGATGCTAACTCAAATTTCATAATTCTATTATATTGTATATAATATAATTTTGTATTATATTATTTGCAAATTTAAATAAAAATGATTTATCATTATTAAAGATTATTCATCTAAATAATTCAGAATTATGGAAGACCAAAACAAACTTCTTGACCGTTTTGCAAAGTTAATGGAAGAACAAACAGAAGAACCATCAAAAAAAGATGTTTCAGCTGTTGTTGCTAAGTTCTATGCTCTTAAGAAGAAAAAAACTGTTGTTGATGAAAATAAACCTAAGCGTGCACCAACCGCTTATAATGTTTTCTTCAAAGCTCAGATGGCTATTCTCAAGGATTCTGAAAAAGATATGGAAAAGGATGAATGCATGACCGCTAAAGCAAAAATGGCACATGTTGCCGCATTGTGGAAAGCAAAAAAAGAAGATAAATTCGAGGAAGCATTGTCTGAACCTGAACCGGAAACTGACGCTCATTCTGAAGAAGAAGTGGAAGAACCAGTGAAAGTGCCTGAACCGCCAAAAAAACAGGAGAATAAAGCAAAATATACTCCTAAAAATGGCGGTGGAGCTAAAGGAGGTGGTGCAGCCAAGGATAAGAAGTAATTGAATATCTTCAATATAATGACAAAGTTATTTTTGTCATTAGGATAAAAATAAAAAATAAATATAAATTTGTAGTATTATAAACAATTAATATTAAAAAATGATAATATGCTTTTAAATTATTACTATTATCAAAATGGATACAGAGATGGACCAGCATCAAAAATTAATTGCAAGAATTGCGAAATTAATGGATGAGCAAACCATCGCACCAACGAAGAAAGATGTTAATGCTGCTGTCTCTAAATATTATTCAGAGCAAAAGCAAAATAAGAAGGCAGCTGTTGAAAACTTAGGTGAAGAACCTAAGAAGAAAAGACAGTTATCTGAATATAACATCTTCTTTCAGGAGCAAATGGCTATTTTGAAGGATGAAACAATGACTGCTAAAGCAAAAATGCAACATGTTGCATCATTGTGGAGAGCAAAAAAAGGAAATGCGGCTGAAGATGTTGAAGCAGATGCTGATGATGATTTTGATGATGATATGTAAATAATCATTCAATTATTATAATGACAAAATGTAAATTTTTGTCATTGTAATGCTTTTCTATATCCTCTTGAACCATATGATAAACCATTATTATCAGGATATTTTTCTTTTAAAATTGCTTGTTTTTTGTCATTCCATAATTTAACTATATAAGTCATTTTGTCTTTTGGTGCAATTTCACTATTATCTTTTAATAATAACATTTGTTCTCTGATGAAAATATTATATTCGGTTAAAGGTTTTTTAACTTTAAAATGATTATCAATTATTTTATTAATTGATTTTTTTAATTCTGTTTTATCTCCGTCATTGTTTTCAATACATTTTTTTATATTTAAAAATAATTCTTCAGACATTGGTTTTAGTTTTGTTTTTTGTTTATCTTTATTCAAAAATATAATCATTTTTTTATGTTTAGATTTTTGAATAAAAATCATGTGCTGTCAAATCTTCAACTTCATTTATATCATAATGAGCAAAATTTTTAATAGGGTCAGGAGGTATTACATTTCTATCTGCCTGACCTCTTGAACTGATATATTTAAATTCTTCTAATGTTTTACATTTATAATGATTTAATTGAATATAACTTAAATCTACATTATGATTAAAAGGACCATTAATTATTTGTCCATTTGTATTTTTAATATATCCATTTGATAATATAACATCATGCATTGTATTAAATCTAACAAAATTATCTTTTTTAAATAAAGTTTTAATATGCACATTGCCATCTTTTTGACATAAAGTAAATCTTTTTGTTAAAGGTTCTTCAGTTTTTGCTTCTGTATGTCCTGAAGAACCAAAAAAACGCCAATTCATTCCAATTCCTTGACAATCACCAACAATAAATTCTTTAATAAAATCTTTAATATTATTGTGTTGTTTTAATACAATAAATTCATCAACATCAATACATGCAACATGTGTAATATTGGAATTAAATAAAATATTATTTATGAAATGATAATATGCATTCATTTGTTGATATTTTGTTGGATAATGAATTACTGTTATTTGATTATCACTATATTTATTTAATATCTTTCTATAAGTTGGTTCATCTTCATTATCATATATAAATATATGAGAAAATCCAAGAGCCAAATGAAATTTAACAAATTCCTCAATATAATTACCTTCCAATTTTGCTATACATAAAATAACTGGTCGAATTTCATCTGTTGACATTATATTTAAAGATAATATTAAATAACTTTAAATAAAAAAATGATAATTTATTTAAAACTTAAATTTTATTATATTAAATAATGTCATCGATTTTAGAAGCTACGTTTATTGTTAAACATGATTTTCATAAAACAATTAAACAATATTCAAAAGTTAAAATTATCACAATTATTAATAATTGTTGTTTAGTAGAAGATATTAATACCCATGAAAGATTATGGCTAATGAAATATGATATCTATCCAATTAATTATGATAATTCAGATTATTCGGGATATTGGGAAAAAAATAATTACTTTGATAATTTATATATGGCTTTAGGTTTAACTTCGTAAAAAATAACAAAAACTTTAATAATCTTTGCTATATATAAGATGATTATTTTGTCTTAATAATCGTCGAATTCTTCATATGCATCCTGATAATCATCCTGATAATCATCATAATCATCATGATAATCATCATAAGCATCTTGATAATCATCATTGATTTTAAGATGGTCAAATTTTCCGATTGCATGGTCAAGAAAAACATTCGTGCAACATTCAGGTCTATAATATTCGCTTGTCGGGTCTTCCTCCTCAAACCATATGCCTTCATCATGGAACATTAACATCTTATATGTAAAATTATTAGTATTATTACTAATCATTTTTATTTTTTTTTACATATAAATAATGACATATTTGTATTTTGCAATTCAAAACCATATTTAGCTGCTATTTTAAACATTGCTATATTTTCGGGTTTTGTTATAAATGATATATAATCTAATTCATCAGGACATTTTTGAATTATATAATTAAATAAAATTGTTCCATATTTTTTATTTCTATATTTTTCATTTATAAATATTTCTTGAATATAGAATGTATCAATATTAAATTTTTTTGTTGCATGTATAACACAACCTATTAAGATATTATCTTCTAACATCTCATAAATCTGATAAGTTAATATAAATTGCTCGATATATTCTTTAATTTGTTCATCGGATTTATATTCATCAGCGTTTATTTTATAATCTTTATATAATTCAAATACATCATTTGAATATTCAGACATTAATCTAATCATTATTTTAGGATTATCATCTAAAATATAAATACTTTCTAATACTTTCTTATTTTTTTTAATATTTTCTGCTTCTTCAAGTTTTAAATATTCATATCTTTGTTTTGCTTTATAATTTTCATATATTTCTTTTAAAGTCTCATAATCATCTTTATTATTTTTAATCAATTCAATATAATCTTCCTTATTTTCACATGAAAAATAATTAAGTTTCTTTTGATTTATTGTATAACTAAATTTTATCATTCTTTCCCATAATAAATAATTAACATCCTTATTTAGCAAATCTAAATTTGTAAATGGACAAATAAACGACATTTTTTATTTTCATTTTAAATAAAACAAAATCAATTTTTATATTCAATCCAAGTTTTTAAATACGGAGGTGTTGAATAAGGTAAATAAATTACAGTATTTTTATTATATAATGCTGCAATTATACTTAAGGAACTTAGACCCATAACTAAGACATCGGCTTTACATAAATGATTAAATGTATCGAATAAATCTAAATCATCAAAATGAATATTAATATTTTCTATTTCTCTTAATTTTTTAAATTTAATATCAAAATATTTTTCTTGTGAAAAGATATGTATATCTGAATTAGGATATTGTATTTTAAGCTTTGTTATCAATTTTTCATACATTTCACATGTGAAATAATATCTTATTGAGGAATTACGGTCTGATGATGTATAAGAGTTAATATTTTCGCAAATTGTATCATTGTCATTAAAAACTCTTATGTGAATTGCGATATTAATTTTATTTTTGTCATATATTAATGTTCTGCTATTATTTGATTCATTATATGCATTTATTAAATCATCTTGAATTTCTTTCAAATAATAATCAGGATTTTTATCAACAATTTTAAAAACATGAAAATAGAAATATAATTTTTTTGGATTTCTATTATTTAAAATATAATCAAATGATATATTATCTCCCATAAATTCTTTTTCAATATTATTAATATCAATCTCATCATTATTTGAAAGTTTCTTAAAATTAAACATCTTATCCCATTTATTATTCCATTCATCATCATTATTATCATTATGACCTACAGGAATTGGAACATGTATATATTTTAGATTATGTTTTTTTGCTACCGCATATAATGTTATTATTTTCTGATATTGAGACCCAATACCCTCCAATTCTTTTATATTACATGTATTTAAATAATTATAAGTTATGTACATTTATATAAAGACATAATTATCTATCTTTATATAAAAATAATTTTTTATAATTGAATAAATGTCAGTAAATAATAATGATGATGTTTTAATTATTGAAAATCTTATTAATTATAAATATAATTTTTCAACACGTAATATAATAGTTAATAAATGTTATGATATTTCTAATTCTAATTATAAACCCGAAAAATCATATTATTTTATTTTAGATAGTGGTTCAAATGATATATATCATTTAATTTATGAAAGTTTTATTTTTATTAATTTATTAATTAATTTGAATATCGAACATAATATAAAAATACTAACTAAAGTTAATAATAATGAAATCTTAAAATCATTATTATCAAATTTTTTTCCTGATATTAAAAATGAAATTGTTAATAATATCGATAATTATAATAATATATGTTATTCACCTTTAATATATTCAATATATTATCACCATCGATTAATTAAAGATGATTATTATAATCATCATCTAAATTTTTATTTAAATACTATTAATAAAAATTTAGATTTAACTGTTCCTAAATATAAAAATGTTTATATTAATAATGATAATAATAATGATAATAATAATGAAGTTCATAAATTTATTCATCAAATTGGTGGAATAATTTTTCAAGATACTATTGAAAATATTAAGAATAATCTTAATATTATTAATAATTCTGAAAATATTTTTTTAAATTATAATTCATCTTTTTATTTATATTGCATGGTTCTCAAAAATAAAAATATATATATCATTGAAAACTTTATTTATCGTCCAAATGGTATAAATAGCCAAGTATTTGGAATGCCATTATTTGGCTATTTATATAATATTATTAATAAAAACAATAAAATTGCTTGTATTAATTAAAAAAATAATTATTTTCTTATTAATTATTATAATGATTAAACATAAATCTAAAAAAGGTGGAAGGGCAGCAGAGGTGGCTGTGAGTTCACATAGTAGTCTAAACGTAAATATTGGAACTCAACCGAAAATGGGAACTGATGTAGTATTATCTAATAAATCTACTGATATATCAATAGAGAAACATTTTTTTGATATAAAACTTATAAATCTGAATGCTGCTAATAAATTAATATTAAATAATAATTATCCTAATATTGAAACAGAAATTGTTGAAATGATTAAAACAATTAATAAAAATTCATTAGGTGAATTAAAAAATATAGTAAATGCAAAAATAGATACAATAGATACAATTGATGATAATTCTACTGATGCTGATATACAACAAATATATCAGAAAGTAATTCAAGATTATAAAACAAAGCTAAATGATAATTCTTTAATAATAGAAAAAAATTTAAATGAATTTAAGAAAAAGTTGACAAAAGGAGGAGGTGTATTACAACATCTATATGACAATACTGGCCCAAATTTAGAGGCAGTGGAATATATTCAATATGTAAAAGACCGCGGTGATCCTGATGTAATTGCTGATTATGAAAATAAAGATTTAGCGTTAATACAAACAATAGTCCGAAGTAAAAATATAAGAGAAATAAGAACTAATATATTAAATAATATAGATGCGCTACATATTACTCCTAATGATTATAATAAATATGATAGTTTTTTTAAATTTATATTTAGTAATAAAGATAAAGTTGGAGAACAAAAAACACTCGAAATTCCTGCAGAAGAAAAATTTGAAATAACAAATTTACAAACGAATGGAGTTAGGAAATTTAATGGAAATCGAGGTAATATTTTAAGATATACATATGATGCATATAACTATAATGAAGATATTGTTATAGATTTTGAAAGAAAATTATATGAAAATCAAGAATATATAACAGAGTTTATGACAAAACAAAATGATTTTATTGATACAAACTTAACACCAGGGGAAAGATGGACTATTCGCGATTATACATCTTATACTGCAAATCCTTTTTATGGAGCTTATAAAACATCAAAAATACTAAAAACTAGCGATTGGTTTAATAGATATAAAGTAGATGCTAAAAATTATATAATGAATTTTGATAATGCATATTTACCACAAATATTAAAGTATATAAAAAGTAAGAGGGAATTTAATGCTCTTGAAACTTACATAAATGATAATTTGGAAACATTGGTAAATATTGTTAGTGATTATGGAGAACTATCTCTTGACGAAAGATATAGTAGAGATGTCGCAGATGTCCGAAATAAAATCTTGTTTACACAAGAAGATTGGGAAAAAATTTTAGATATATTTGAAGAAGATGTAAATAACATTATTAAAAAAATGCCAACTCCTGAAAAGCCAATTTATTGTTATAGAGGTGTTACATATCATTATGTTTCTCTTGATGCTTGGGATGCAAGGGTGGATGCAATGGGGGGAAATCCTGATTATTCATTAAATTGTTATTATTTATCAAGAATAACATCATTATCTTTAGATTTTGATAAAGCTAAATTTTTTTATGAGTCTCTTGATAGTGGAAGACATGTAAATCCTGATAAGCATTTATATAGAGCAGTTATTATGCCTGGATGTAATATGTTATTTGTTTCTTCTTTATCAGCACTTCCTGAAGAATATGAAATAATACTTCCAACATATTCATTAGTTCTTGATGCTAAAGGATGGAATGATCAACTAACTACACCTGCTTTGAAAAAATTAGATGAGTATCAAAATGCTTTTAATGTGCGTACATTAGATAGAATTAAATATAATAATAGAACAAACGTAAATGGTATATGTGGTAGAAAACAAGATAAATTAATATCATCGGATATTGTAATTATTGGTACTTTTGAAAAAGATCATCCTCAACATCGACCTTTTGGTGTCTAATAAAAAAATGAATTTTTAAATTATTATTTTATTTTTATCAAAATGAATACAGATATTTGTTCATTAATTGCTTCTTTTATAATTAAAGATAAATATGAATTATTAGATTGGATTAATCCTAATAATTTACATATTAATTTATTATCATTAAATAAATATGGTGTTGATTATTTAGAAAATGACAATGAATATTATATTAATTGGTCAAAAATATCAGGTAATAAGAATGCAATTCATTTAATAAATAATAATCAAGATAAAATTAATTGGAATTTATTATCTTTAAATAAAAATGCTATTCATATATTAATAAAAAATCCAAAAAAAATTAATTGGGATATGTTATCATTTAATAAAAATGCTATTCCTATTCTTAAAGAAAATCTTGATAAAATTAATTGGGATATGTTATCATTTAATAAAAATGCAATGCCTCTTCTTAAAGAAAATCCAAATAAAATTTCATGGTATAATATATCTTTAAATAAAAATGCAATTGAATTATTAGAAAAAAATCAAGATAAAATTAATTGGAATGTTTTATCAATGAATAGTAATGCAATTGAATTATTGAAGAAAAATAAAGATAAAATTAATTGGGATAATTTATGTATGAATAAAAATGCAATTGGATTATTAAAAGATAATGTTGATAAGATTAATTGGGATTATTTATCTATGAATAAAAATGCAATTGAATTATTGAGAGATAATCAAGATAAAATTGATTGGAAAATATTATCATCAAATACAAATGCAATGGAATTATTAAGAGATAATCAAGATAAAATTGATTATTTTAATTTATCTAAAAATAAAGGTATATTTACCAAAAAAATAAATATTGAAAAAAGAAATATAGTTTCTAACGTTTTATCTATAATTTTAAATTAATAATTTTTTTTATTATAATAAAATAGTTTATTATAATGACTACTTCTGAAAATCAATGTACTCCAGGAAATAATACGCAATATGCACGTATATTTAGTAATATTAGTAAGGTGGATGATAATATTATATATATTAATGATTTTAAAGCTAAGATAGCAGAATATAGAATGAATGATGATAATTATGATATTATGAATATTATTAATATATTAATAAATGCTATAGAGATATTTAATATTAAAGATTATGAATATAACTATAAATTACACATTAAATTATATGAAAATATCAAATATTTTTTAATAAATATTAAAACTAATATTGATATTGATAGCTTAATAATGTCTGATGTAAAGTCGTATATAAGTTCTTATTTATTTTTTGAAAAATGTTTAGCTAACGATATTTTAAAAAAAGAAGCGGAATTAAAAACAGCAAATGGACAACCCAAAAAAGAAAATATAATTAAACAAATTAATCATTTAAATGCTAGTAGCGAAGGTGTAAAAGAAATTATTAATCATTTAAATGCTATTGAAAAATCTTTAAATATAATTAAATATCAACCTAATATTAAAAAATTTAAAGATATTATTACAAAATATATTACAAAATATATTACAATAGAAGATAACAATAAAATAGAAGATTATTGTTCAAATATTATTTTATTAATGAATAAAATAAATAACTATCAAATTAATGAGAATTTTGAACTATTAATTAATACTCCTACGATTATTGAAGGTAAAAAAGTTAAAGAAGTTAAAAAAAAATCACTTAGTACCATGTTTTCAATATTAAATTTTTCAGAAAAAACTAAACAATCTACCAAAGATAAAACTGACAATTATTTTCTAATGTTTTATAAAAATATATTAGAAATATATAAAAATGAACAAAAATGTGTCTATAATAACGAGACTGATAAATGTATTAATATTAAAAAATTATTATTTTATATTGCAAAATTATATCATATATCTAAAAAGTTAAATGAAGATATAATTACATATGACGATGAACCTCCAAATATAGATACATTAAATGTGTTTTTAGCAATTAAGTTTGGTGGAAAAAATAAAAATGAATTTATTAATTATAAATTTGAAAATAAAGTTTATAGACGTAAGGTTAGATATGATGGTAAGAAAAAATATATAATTTTAGATAAAACAAGGATTTATATTAAGAAATAAATCCTTAATTGATGTTTTAATATCTTTAACAGCTGGATATAATTTTTGTAATTTTTCAGTATTTAAGATATTATTTGAACGTTCTGATAATAATATCTTATTTTGTTCTTCTATTGTCATATTTTCCCATTTAAAATCAGGATTTATATTTTCTTTATACAATTCTAATATCTCATTATGTGATATATATCCTGGATTAGTTAAATTTATTGTTCCAATCTCTTTTTTCATTATCATATCTATCATTAATGGTAATAAATCAGGTAAAACTGTCATTGAATTATTCATGCTGCAAATTTTTTTATAATTAATGATTTTATTTATAAAATTTCTATTTGAAGTTATATCATCTGTAATAGGCATTCTTATTCTTACATTCAAAGTATTGTCAAATTTTTTCATTATTTTATCTGTAAATCCTTTAACAATTGAATAGGAAGAACCAAAGAAATTTGGCTCATTATTTTCGGTATATTCTTGTTCATAACCATTAAATATACATCCTGTGCCCATATAAGTAAAATGAATATTATATTTATTTGAAATTAATGCTAAATTAAGAGGTGAATAAAGATTATCATTTATATTAATCTTTAAATTTCCTTTCTGTTCTAAATAATCAATAGAATTCATATTATCACCATAAGTTCTACCAATTACTGAAATAATTCTATCTGGTTTTGTATTTATTATAAATTTTTCTATTTCATCATAATTATCAACTCTAATATCAGTAGTTATAATTTCAACATCCGAATTTAATTTTAATAGTTCGAATAATTGCTTGCCAATCCAACCCTTATGTCCAAATAATAGAAATTTCATATAAAGATTATTTATTTTTATCTTTAAATAATATTTGAATAATATAATACCTATTTAAGGAAAAAAAGACATTTGTTATTAATAAAATGTATATATTACTAGTAATATTGATAAATTTTCAAATGTAAATAATTTATATTTATCTTATTTAGAAACAAATGATGAAACATTGAAAGCTTTTCTTATTATGAAAAATCATGAACATTATTTTATATTACCAAAAATAATTGATTATCTAAAAGAATTATTTGATTCATCTTTTAGAAATCCATTTGAAGCATCCAGTATTATAATTATATCTTTGTTTATAAATGTAATTTTATCATATAAATAAGCAATATTTTATAGTGAATTTATTCTAAAATTGTTTTTTCTATTCAAGTAAATTAAATTTTTCTGACATATCCATAAATGAAATTTGATTTGGTTGAATAACATCTTTCATTTATATTTGTATTTTTATGTTTTTCTTCTATTAAAGCATAATGACATTTATTTGAACAGTAGTTTTTATGTTCTTTATCACTTATCCATTCTTTTCTAACTAAAGGACATGGTATTCTAATTGATGCGTCTTTGCAATTTATTTTTGTTATAAAATGTTTTGAATCATAATGATATTGTTCATTATTATATCTAATGCAACTTATCATATGGTCAACGCCATCACCTGTATTTAAATCAGTCGCTGATATAATAAGATAATCCAATATATATGTATTTCTATTATAACTAATTTCTTCATCTCCTAAATGTTGTAATAAAGATGCGTCTTCAAAAACATTATAACTATTTTTATAAATTTTGTTAGTTATACCAAAAACAGATATTAATATAACATCTGGATTTTCAGAACTAGTTGTGTCAATTGGAATATATAAAATATTATTATGTTTAATTAAATAAAAACAATTAATATCTAAATATTTATAAAATAATTTATAACATATTTCATCTTCAGAAGATATTCCAATATTATCTTGTTTTGTTAATTTTGTTAATTCACTTGAATCATTTCCTTTATTTAATTTTTGTATATATGCATTCATTAAAAATGAATATTCTAATTCAATTTCTGTTAGCTTAGGAATTGTTTCATAAGGTTCTATTTCATAAGTGCCTTTTCTTGATAGTTTTTCTATAAATTGGCGTCTATAATTCTCCAATAAATGATTTTTAAATCTTTTAATAATATCTTCTTTTTCCTTAGGAATTTTATCAGATAATGCATTTACTTTTATTTCCATTTTGTCTAATTCTTCTTTGTAAGAATTTATTAATGAAGTATTTATTATTTTTTCAAGTAATGACCGAATTTCTTCATTATAGCTATAATAAATATTTTGTAATAAATTAAAAGGTTCTGATTGTAAAGTTTTATATAAATTACATTTATAATTACTATCATCCGAAATAACATCTAAATTTTCATATTTTATAAAATTAGATGTTATATTTGTTAAAATATTATTAACAAATTTAATAAATTGTATATCAGGGTCAGGCATATCATAATATCCATCAATAATACTTTTCATCTTAGCGTCTTTTAATTTAAATGATAGTAATTTTTTACTATTATCACTATAACAAATACATGTCAGATATGCAATAAACCAACAAATACCCTCATATTGAGGTATTGTTACATAATCCGTTTTTTCTACATTATTAGAATTTAAACTTTTGATTAAATATATTAATCTTAAAATATCATCATTATTAGTCGTAAAAGAACCAATCTCAAAATTAGTAAATATATCATACATTAATTCATCTGATAAAGTGTTTGTATATATATCATAATTATCTAAATGTGCAGCATTTTTTATATTATATTTTATAAAATTACGTAATGTAAATTTATATAAAAATTTATTAAGTTTTTGTGCATTCATATCCTTATTAATTGTAGGTATTGGTGTTTTTCTTGCATCATTATAAATTCTGAATATAAAATCATTATATTCAGTAATTACATCATCAATGAAATCATCATATGACACTAAATGAGGTTTATCATTAATTTTCTGAATATAATAATGATATTGGTAATAATAAATAACTGATTTTATTAATAATAATATAAATTTATTATTTAATGTAATATCAAATTGTTCTGAATTTGTTCTAACAAAACTAATGAATTCTTCATATTTTGTTGCTAATATAAAAATATTAGAAATATTAATATATGTATCATTTATTTTTCTATCTTTTCTAGTATGTTTATATGATGGTTTTAGTGGTAAAAGACGTAATAAAGAACTTCTTGGTTTTTCTGTAAAAAATTTTTTAATATTATATTATCTTCATATGCTTGTTCTCCAATAATTAACTTGTTATCCTCCAAATAATTGTTTAACAAATCAAATATATTTTCAAATTGTTTTTTTAAAGAACTTAAATCATTAGATCTATTTATTTTAAGTTTTATTATTTTATTAAATAATTCATCATTTTTAGCCATTATATATTAATAAATATATATATAATAAAAAAATTATTAGATTTTTATTAAAAGTTAAATATGAATTTCTCTTAGATAATCATAAGTTTCTATAGTTTCTGTTGTAATTATACAATAACCAACAGGAGTTTCGCCATTTTCATGAATATTATTACAATCCGGATGATTTGAATCATAACAAGGCATATAAATTTTTAATTTGTCTTTATTTTTAATATAAGGAGTTATACTTTCAATTGTAAAACCATCTCCATCATTTCTAAATTTATCATCATAAGGTATGCGAAAATCATCAATAAACATAGTAAATTTTTTAAAATTTTGTGTGATATAATCAATTTCATCATTTAAGGGACAATATTCATAAAAATGCGCATCAATCCAAAATACAATATTTTTATCAAATAATGCATCATCATTATAATGTTTATTTAATTCATATAATGCTAATGGAGAACAAATTAATTCTGTTTTTAAATTATCAAGTTCTCCAATATTATTTTTTGCCAAATCAAAAAAATGTGAATTATTATCACATGAATAACATTTAACATTTGGATAGTTTTTAGCAACAAAATATGAAGTATAAGCCAAATATAAACCGGTTTCGATAAAATATTCAGTTTTTTCTAAACAATTTAACATAATTCGCATCATAAATAAATCATTATGAAAAGGAGTTACAAATACATCAATCCTTTTATCAAATAATAATTCATAATCTTTATCGTTATATTTTTTAAGCATTTATTGAAATGCCTAATGATTAAATCTTTATATAAAGAATTTTTTTATATAAAAAATAAGAATGAAAAAAGTATTTTTAACTTTTGGCAGTGATAATAATGAACGACAACATATATATCATGCTAATTGTCTATCAGAGCAAATTAAAGAATTAGATATTTTTGATGAAAATAATGTTTATACAGAAAATCATTTAATTAATGATAAACCTTTTTGGGATAAACATGGAGAATTTATAAAACAAAATAAAAGAGGTTTTGGTTATTGGATTTGGAAACCTTATTTAATTATGAAAGAAATGGAAAAATTAAATGATGGAGATATAATATTATATTTAGATGCAGAAACTAAAATAGTATTGGAAGAAAAACAATATTTATTAGATTATTTAGAAATAGTTAAAGAAAAAAAATTATTATATTTTTGCCTTCGAATTAAATCACTACCTGAAATAACATTAAATAAAATGGATGTCATTCATAAATTAAATATGCAAAATAGTGATTTATTGTATACCGACCAATATCCTTCGTGTATACAACTTATATATGTATGTAAAGAAACACGAGATTTAATTAAATCAATTTATGATTATATGTGTGAAGATTATCATAATATTGATGATACACCTTCAATTATTCCAAATCATCCTAATTTTTATGAACATAGACATGACCAAAGTTTATTAAGTTTATTAGTTAAAAAAAATAATTTAATATCTAATGTTAGTATTGATAAATGCATTTATTGGAGAGAAATGTATAAAATGAAATTTATACATAAAATGAATATTATAAATAATGATTGGAGTGCATTTATTTAATAATAAATATCATAATTTGTTTCTATTGAATTTAAATTTAAATGTTTTCTTATTTCTAAGATAAGTTTGCTGTAATTTCCTTTACCTTGAATAAATAATTTAGATTTGATTGCACAACATAAATCTATATCTGGATTATTTGAATTAAAATGAATTGCATTAAATCTAGCAAGACAATCATTTAAATATTTATCGGATAATAATTTACATTCATCATATTTATCAATATCAAAACTACTTGAACCATAATGAGATTTACCAATTATATAAATATTTTTATAAGGTTCTTTAATAGAATCAATAATAGATTGTAAAAAATCAATATCTAATGGTCTTTTACTAGTTTCGCAATTATTTAAACCTGCTAAAACATCACCTAATCTAATATGAATAACAATACTATCTTCTATATCAGAAGGAAATAAATCATTATTATTGATAAAATTAGAAACAATTGATGTTATATTTTTAATTTTATTTTCAATTTTATTAGTAAAAATAGTATTAGGTAAATTTAATTTAATATATTCATCTCCAAATGAATTTGGATGTTCTAAACATAATTTTTCTTTTTCATATTCAGTTAAATTGGATAAAATAACTAAATCACCTAATCTATAAGACGATAAAATAGGATTAGACATTTCAAATATTTATATAAAGAAATTATAATATTTTCTTTATATATGATTTAAGATTGATTATAATTACTAATTTATATATTTATCATAAGAATTTAATATTTCTTCTATTATAATATTAACATCTAATTTCGAATTATCATAATAATCATATGTAATTGTTGTTCCTAATAAATCGGTCCAATCATTTAATATAATCATTGGAAAGTTATATTTTTCTTTTATAAATCTTATTAAATTATTATCTATAACAATTGGTATTACTTTAAAATAAAAACATTCCCATAAACGATATGTATCTACACCATTACCTACTGGACATAAAGCAAATTTAAAAGTTGCTAAATAATCAAAATAATCTTCTTCCATTTTTATATCAGAAATTGGAATATAATCTCTTAATTTCATATAACAATCATTTCTTTTTTCAAAATTAGTTTGTATGCAAAAATGGAAATATATATCATTTGTTTTTTCAATATTATCTAAATTTTTAATAGTATTTGATATTGCTGTTGGATTTCCATGTTTCCAACGTTCATTTGCAAATCCTATAGGTATCATTTCTATTTTAGGATGTTTCCATAATAAATTTTGCGCAAACCATCTAATAACTTTAGGATGATTTGCAATATAATTACATTCTATGTTATCATCTACCGAATTATCAGAATTATTAGAAAGTAAAACAAAAGGATTATTAAAAAATTGTAATTTATCTTTAAAAATTTCATAACAATCAGGATAAACATAAATATATTTAGGATTATCAAAATTAGAATTTATAGTATTGATATCTAAAAAATGATTATTTTTTGCACATATCCAAGGATGGTTATATATATTATCTGGTAAACATATAATTAAATCTGTTATTAATTGAAGCTTATCTCCTGTTATAAAATTAATATTATTATATTTTTTTTCTTCAATTAATGCCATAATATTGATATAAGATTATTGCATTAATCTCTTTAAATAAGTTTTGATTTTTTATAAAAAATGATAATATGATGAAAGTTTTATATTTATCATGTGTGAAATAAATTTATTAAAATTTAATTGGTCATATTTATCTAGAAATCCAAATGCAATTGACATTCTTAAATATTATCCTAATAAGATTGATTGGTCTCAATTATCATCAAATCCAAATGCAATAGAATTATTAAAAGAAAATCCAGATAAGATTGATTGGAAACAATTATCTAAAAATCTAAATGCTGTGGAATTATTAAAAGAAAATAAAGATATAATTAATTGGTATTATCTTTCATCAAATCCAAATGCAATAGAATTATTAAGAGAAAATCCAAATATAATTAATTGGGGTCAATTATCATCAAATCCAAATGCAATAGAATTATTAAAAGAAAATCTAAATAAAATTAATTGGTATCAATTATCATCAAATCCAAATGCAATTGAATTATTAAAAGAAAATAAATATAAGATTAATTGGAAACAATTATCTAAAAATAAAAATGCAATTGAATTATTAAAAGAAAATAAAGATAAGATTGATTGGTATTTATTATCATCTAATGAAAATGCAATTGAATTATTAAAAGAAAATAAGAATAAAATTCATTGGGATTTATTATCATTTAATCCAAATGCAATTGAATTATTAAAAGAAAATATGAATAAAATTAAATGGCATTTATTATCATCTAATCCAAATGCAATTGAATTATTAAAAGAAAATAAGAATAAAATTCATTGGGATTTATTATCATCTAATCCGAATGCAATTGAATTATTAAAAGAAAATATGAATATTTTTAATGAACAACCTATTTATTCAATGCAACTAATTTTTAAAGAATTAGATGACTTAAACAAAAATTTAAAAATAAAACTAGAAAAACATTTTGATGAGAAAATTAAGAATGAAGAACAAGTAATTAAAGAAATTAAGAAAGAAGAAGAAGAAGTAATTAAAGACATTAAGAAAGAAGAAGAAGTAATTAAAGAAATTAAGAATGAAGAAGTAATTAAAGAAATTAAGAATGAAGAAGTAATTAAAGAAATTAAGAAAGAAGAAGAAGAAGTAATTAAAGAAATTAAATATAAAAAAAGAAATATTCCAATTGCTGTAAAAATATCTGTGTGGAATAAATATATTGGTGAAGAAATTGGTAAAACTAAATGTTTATGTTGCAATGATAGGTTTATTACGCAAATGCAATTTCATTGTGGTCATATTATATCTGAAATAAATGGTGGTAAAACTAATATTAATAATTTGAAACCTATATGTTCTACATGTAATCTTTCAATGGGCAGAAAAAATATGGATGAATTTGCAAAAGAATATTTTAATTCTTGAATAAAGATAAAGAAAATAAAAATTTTAAAAGATGATTATTAAAGATTATTTACCTTTATTAAATGCAGTATTAATAACTGATTTAATTTTTCTTTTTTTATCAAATTTAGGATTATTACAAAGTGAGGTATTAAAATATTGGTATAAAACATATCATTTAACTGCTATAATTGCTGATGTATTAATAATTGTTATTGTATTAATAATAACAATTGAATTATATTATTATATATTTGAAAAATTTTCATTAATTAAATTCATAATATTAGCGTTAATAATACAAATTATACATGATATACTATTTTATTTAATGATAACAATAATACCAAAAGGAAAAAATAGAATGATTGATACTTTCAAATCTTATGCAAATGAAATATCATATAAAGCAATAATTGGAGATAGTTTAATGATAATAACAGCATGTCTTTTATTTAATTATCTACAAAAAATGAATACAAATACAAATATAATAATATTAATAATAGCAATGTATCTATTACCATATATATTAAATAATTAAATCATAATATTAAATGACAAAAAATTAATTTTTGCCATATATTCCTCCCTTCTGAAGACTGTTTTAATAATCTCCCCACGACTTCGCGAAACCTTCCTCCCCCAACTTAGCAATCTCACTTTGGATTTTATCCTTCATGTTCTTCGCCTTAGTTTCTTTCAAAAACGTCTTTCTTATTTTCTTCCTTGCCTCTATAGTGAATGTATGCG